AAGTTGATCGCTCAATGGTAGACAGGTTTAATTCCTGTTAGGTGCACCAAGTTTTGTAAGTGTGTATGTTGAGAAAGCATGGTGTCGAAAGCCATGTGAGAGAATGGTACGAGTCCAACAAAATTGCAACGCTCAAGTATCAACTATTACTACGTACCTCTATCCTGTCGGCCGCTTTAAAGAAAATACAGGTAGAATGGTAGCAATGAGTGAGGTGCTACTACTTACAAATTAATCATGCGGGGTTCGTAAAATGGCATTACCTTAGCCTTCCAAGCTAAAGTCAGGAGTTCGATTCTCCTACCCCGCTCCATAATGTTTGACATATATCTATCAATGATATATAATAGTGAAATGAAATGCGACTGTGATGAAATAGGTAGACATAGTAGACTTAAAATCTACCGCCGAAAGGTGTACCGGTTCGATTCCGGTCAGTCGTACCATAATATAGTGTATTCTTGTCAAAATGTTATAGGGATATAGCCTACCCTATATATAAAAGAAAGTGCTGCATATATAGATTACTTTGAATAATCTATGAACGAGGATGCACCACAAGGTACGGTGTTATGACATACACTGGGAGTATACTATATTATGGTAATTGCCTTCATAGCACAATTGGTTAGTGCAAACGACTCATAATCGTTAGGTTACTGGTTCGAGTCCAGTTGAAGGCACCAGATATTACGGAGAGTGACAGTTTATGCAACTGTAGCATAAATACATTCATAGGAGATTGACATGAATGTAAATGAAAAAGGTACTGTAGGTCTGATTGAGGTTATCAGAGACCTAACAAAAAAAGGATATGAGTGTTTTACCCCAATTCACGACTATAGCAAAGTAGATTTGATTGCGATGGCTAATTCTTGGGAAACATTTAAGATTCAAGTAAAGTATCGGACTACTTTTAGGAATAGAATAGAAGTAGGTTTTAACTCAGTAGTCAATGGGAAAAAAGTCCCGATGGATTTGACTGCAATTGACGGGTGGGCAATTTATTGTCCCGAGTTAGATAAAGTCGTTTATGTTCACAAGAGTGAAGTAAACATAGAATTAGGTGGCTTTAGTTTTAGATTAGAGCCGGGAAAAAACACATTCAATACTAGCGACGGTAAGACTAGATTGAAATTGTTTGATGAATACGGAGATGTGGCCGAGTGGTCTAAGGCAGCAGGTTGCTAACCTGTCGTGTCAAGTAATTGGCACCGTGAGTTCAAATCTCACCGTCTCCGCCAAAGATTTTTAACAAGGAAAAATATGAAACCAAACAAGACTTTTAAAATGAGTAAGTCATTCAAACGATTGACTAGGACACTACCATTCAATACTGGTGATCAACGACATGCATTCAAGCGAATGATGATTGATGCTCAATTGATGGGTGGAGTACGCCCGGCTAGAGAAAAGTCAGAGAAATAATATGTAGGGATGGCGGAGCGGCCCAACGCAACTGTCTGCAAAACAGTAACACCGCGAGTTCAAATCTCGCTCCCTACTCCAAGTAAAGGTTGACAACAAACCTAAATTGTTGTATAATAAATTTTTTAACGAAAGAGGTAATGACATGAAACGTTCAATGAAACGATAGTGTCATTCTTAAACCCCATGTATTGGTTTAGGGATGGCACATTAAAGACAAATTTAATACTGCTTGTCCCTTCAAGATGTTACGGTAGCATAGCGGACTCTTAATCCGACAAGACTCAGTTCAATTCTGAGTGGAGGGACCAATATATGGGGTTATGGTGAAACGGTTATCACAGCAGACTTTTAATCTGCCAGTTCCGAGTTCGAATCTCGGTGGCCCTACCATATAAGAACACATTCAACGGCAAACAGGATACCTGGCAACTGGACGCAGGGGCTATCCCAAAGATGTAGGGCACTACCACCGTAAAGTCAGGAAATGAGTGTGTTCCTATATGATGACTAAATAAAGAATAATGGAAGATTGGTCGAGTGGTTTATGGCTCTAGTCTTGAAAACTAGCGAATCTTAAAAGGTTCCGTGAGTTCGAATCTCACATCTTCCTCCAAGTTAAGGATCGGTTCAGCAAATTTTATACATTTGACTTTTAATCAAAACCGTAAAAAACGATCCTGTTATATCTCCCTGGTGTTAGCGGCAGCACATCGGTCTCCAAAACCGCAAGGCAAGGTTCAAATCCTTGGGGGGATGCCAAAGAATAAATGCCCTGGTGGCGAAATTGGTAGACGCACCAGATTTAGGTTCTGACGCCGAAAGGCGTGTCGGTTCGAGTCCGACCTAGGGCACCACAAAAACTCGCCTTGACTGATGGCGTATAATGAGATAAGTAATCAGTCACGAATTCGGGGGATTAGTATAATGGGATTACGGCAGCTTTGCAAGCTGTTTATGAGAGTTCGATTCTCTCATCCTCCACCAAGTTAAGGATGCTTCCAGCAAATAAAACAAACTTTTATTATCAAAAAAGCAAAACAGCATCCTGTTAAATGCGTGATTAGTTCAGCATGGAAGAACGCTACCCCGACACGGTAGAGGTCAAAAGTTCGAATCTTTTATCACGCACCAAGAACAACATAAATATATAGCGGAGTGGGGGAGTATGGTCGTCCCCGCTAGTCTCATAAGCTAGAGAACGGTGGTTCAAATCCATCCTCCGCATCCAATACTATGACAGATTACGTATTAGCTTTTTTAGCAATGTTCCTTACTGATGTTTTTTACACGTACTACCTAAAGGCAGTGCAAGATGAACAAGCATTAAGAGCAAGTAGCTGGGCAACAATCATATATATTGTTGCAGCCTTTGCAATCATAGAGTATAATACTAATCATCTGTTATTGATTCCAGCAGCACTTGGTGCGTTTTGCGGCACGTTTGTTGGAATGAAGTTGAGAAAGAAATAATTCGGAGTGTGGTCGGAGACTAAAAATCTCAATAATTGTCCTCCGAGCATAAATAGATGTATGGAACTCATACAATATCAAAATAATGACGGGACTTTTACTAGTCCCAAAAACGGAAAAATATATAAATCATTGAAGGCTTTTAGAGCGCATTGGTTTAACAATCCGGCTGGAGCAGGTTTTAAAGGATTAAATCTTATAAAAAAAGATTGTCAATATTGCTCAAGCAAATATGGATTGTCTAATTTAAAAAGACATGAAGAAAAATGTTATTTGAATCCTAAAAATATAAGAGAATGCTTACATTGTAGTAAACCTATTAAGGATTATGTAGGTTCAAAGGGCACATGTAGTAGAAGTTGTGCTAACAGCTTTTTTAAAGTAGGTGAGAATAATGGAAATTTCAAAGGTGATTCATATCAATTTCTTTGTTTTTCTAATCATAAAAAAGAATGTATAGTGTGTGGAGAAAATAAAATTGTTGCGGTTCATCATTACAACGAAAACCACGAGGACAATAGAATTGAAAATTTAGTTCCCTTGTGCCCCACACATCATCAATATATGCATAGTAGATATGCAGAAGAAATTAGACACATAGTTGATAACTATGTAAATACATTTATACTCCGGTTCGCCTAATCTGGTTATGGCACTTGCTTTGGGAGCAAGAATAATGTGAGTTCAAATCCCACACTGGAGACCAAGTAAAGGAATATGTTATGAGTAAAGGTAGTAGACCAAGACCATATAGTGTTAGTCAAAAAGAATATCTAGATAAGTTTGATGCAATCTTTCGCAAGCCCTCACCTAGAGAGATTGAGGATGCCCAAATAGAGCAAGAAGCATTTGACAAGATAGAAGAAAAGATGTATACTGCAAAGATAGAAGGAGATAAACAATGCAAGTAAGAGCAAAACATATTTTAGTAGAATCATTGAACACCGCAGTAACTTTAAAAGAAAAGATTGCGATGGGAGAAGATTTTGGTGCATTAGCAAAACTTCATAGCAAGTGTCCGAGTGGACAGAATGGTGGAGATTTGGGAATGTTTAGTCGTGGACAGATGGTAAAGCCGTTTGAAGATGTTGCGTTTGGTAGTGATGTTGGCCAAGTAAGTGGCCCAGTACAAACACAATTCGGTTATCATTTGATTCAACGAACAGGATAAAAATTTTGCCTCGTTAACTCAGCGGTAGAGTAGCGCCTTTACACGGCGAATGTCGGCGGTTCAATCCCGTCACGAGGTACCAGGTTAGTAAGCGGGTATGATGTAATGGTAGCTTGTGACCTTGCCAAGGTTAGCGTGAGAGTTCGATTCTCTCTACCCGCTCCAAAGATAAATTATGGCACATCAACAACAATTTGATTTTATTCAAACATTGAAAACAAAATATCCATCACACTTTGCTAATGCAAAGGTGTTAGAGGTAGGTAGTCTCAATATCAATGGGTCAATACGACAATTCTTCACTGAGTGTGATTACTTGGGAATTGATGTTGGCCCGGGACTTGATGTTGATTTAGTTTGCGAAGGTCAAAAATTATATCATCCAGATGAAACGTATGATACAGTTGGCAGCTGTGAATGTTTTGAACACAATCCATATTGGGTAGAGACATTTGTCAATATGCATAGGATGACTAAACGTAATGGTCTAGTGTTTATGTCTTGTGCTACAACAGGTAGAGCCGAACACGGTACTACTCGTACTAGTCCACAAGATAGTCCATTGACAGTTACGAATGGTTGGGAATATTATAAAAACTTAACCGAACAAGATTTTAGAAAACATATTTTTTACATGGATATTGACAAAATGTTTAGTGAATATGAATTTATAGTGGGTGCGCCGCATCCCGATTTATATTTCTATGGCATTAAAAAGGAGATAGTATGACTGAAAGCAGAGCAAGATACACTAGCCAAGAGGCTGTAGAGATGATTGGTAATCGATTTGATATGGTTCTAATCGCTTGCATTAGAGTAAGGGAACTCAAGCGTGGTCATAGGCCTAAACTTGATAATCCTTTAAAGGCAGGACCCACAGTGGTTGCACTGATGGAAATTGAAAAAGGCCTAGTAGGCCGAGAATATCTTAAACAAGTAAGATAAGTTACCCAAAATGTATATACAACAACTGGATGTTGTTGTATAATACACGTATTGAAGATTAAAGGATAGGTTCAGCAACACTATATTACTATAGGCTGATTTACTTTCTCTGTTATTAACTGGAGCCTGAAAGGGCGTTGAAGGTTGGTAACAATGCGTAAGCAAGGATCGTATTTCTAGAGGAGTTTCGATAAGTCTCCTCAATAAAAACAAAAAGTAGACAACTATCCTGTTATTTTTTATATTTAGGATGCTTCCAGCAAATTTTAAACTTTTATTGAAAAAAAGCAAAAAGCATCCTGTTGCATAATACACACAGAAAGGAGAAAACTATGCAATTCGCAAACGCAATTTTAAACCAAGAGGCTCGTACCACTAATGGTATGAAGGCTCGTCAATCAACCGCTAACGCATGTGTTGATTTGTTCTATAACATCGGTGCAAGCCGTGGTAAGAACATCATCCCGCAATTCACTGCGGCTTATGTAGAAAATGCAGACCTAGCATTGCGTATCGTCCAATGGGCGCGTGATGTTCGTGGTGGTGCAGGTGAACGTGAATTGTTCCGTCAAGTCATGTTGCACTTGGAAAAGACTAACCCAGCTGATGCTGTCCGTCTTATGTCTAAGGTGCCAGAACTTGGTCGTTTTGACGATTTGCTAGTTTTCCAAACCAGCGATATGAAGGCTAATGCCTACACTTTGCTTGGTGACTACTTGCGTCAAAGCAACGGTCTTGCTGCTAAGTGGACTCCACGTAAGGGCGTGATCGCGGCTGAGATCCGTGACTTCTTCGGTATGACTCCAAAGCAATATCGTAAGACTCTTGTTGGTATGACTACTGTCGTTGAAACACAAATGTGTGCAAATGACTGGGATAACATCAACTACAGTCACGTTCCAAGTGTAGCGCATAGTCGTTACAAGAAGGCTTTCGGTCGTCATGGTACAACTTATGTTGAGTACATCAACAAGTTGGTCAAGGGTGAGGCAGGTGTGAAGATCAATGCTAACGCAATCTTCCCACACGATGTGTTGAAGGGCCGTATCACTGGATATGGTTCAGCATTAAACTGGTCTAAGACCGAGTTGGATGCAATCGAAGCACAATGGAATGCATTGCCTAACTACGTTGGTGACGCTAATGTGTTGCCTCTAGTTGACGTTAGTGGCTCTATGACCAGCAAGGCTGGCACAAAGGGTGACACTACTTGCCTAGAAATCGCAGTTAGTTTGGGATTGTATTTTGCTGATAAGAACAAGGGTAAGTTCAAGGACTGTTTCTTGACTTTCAGCGACAAGCCAAAGTTGATGAACCTCAAGGGGCCTATCAACAAGAAGATTGACCAAATGGTCAGTTCTGATTGGGGCATGAGTACAAACCTACATGGTGCGTTCACTCAAATCCTTGACACTGCTGTCAAGAACAAGGTTTCACAAGCAGAAATGCCTGAGACACTGATGATTTTCTCTGACATGCAATTTAACGCTTGCGTTAGGTATGATGACAGTGCGATGGAAATGATTGCTCGTAAGTACGCCGAAGCAGGTTACGATTTGCCTAAGGTAGTTTTCTGGAACTTGAATAGTAGCGGAAACGCTCCAGTCAAGTTCGACAAGGGCGGTACCGCTCTCGTGTCAGGATTCAGTCCAGCAATCGCTGCTAGCGTATTGGGTGCAGACCCAGATGCATTCAGCCCAGAGGCTATCATGCTCAAGGCTGTGATGAACAGTCGCTACGATTTGATGTAACAGTCAATGATTCAAACAATGCCCGGTTCGTCCGGGCATTGCCATATCTTGACAAATAATGGTGAAGGTGATATAATATGTCTATGCGTAAATTAAGCGAGAACGGAAAAGTAGCAGTATTATACAGCCCTGACTTTGGTGCAGGATGGTACACATGGAATCAAGACCATCCAGAGATATTGTTCGACCCTGCAATGGTAAAACTTGTAGAGAAGGGACAGTATGATGAATTGGCTACTTATGTAGAATTGAAGTATCCTGGCATATATACAGGTGGATTGAGTAATTTGCAGGTAGAATGGATAGAAGAAGGTAAAAAATTCCGTGTAGTAGAATACGACGGTGATGAAAGTATACAAGTAGAAGATGATATAGATTGGATGATAGCATAATGTATAAAGTAAAGACAAAAGAACAACAACAAGAATTTTTATCATTAGATTTGGCTATGGAATATGCCAAGCTAATCAATGAGTTCGTAACCATCAGTGGTGGCGAGTTTGAGATTGTAGGACGATTCGGTGTCGATAGTGTGATAGATGGAAAGACTCCTGATGGAGTAGCATACACTTGGAACAAGGCAAGCAGAATCGGCCGAGTAAAAAGGAACTAGTATATGGCTAATAAAAAACAAGGTAATCTGACAGGTCCACCACAGTGGTGGAAGCACTTAAAAGATTGGAAGCGAGTGTTCTGGAAAACAGAACGACAAGCACAAAAGAAAGATATCTCTAAAAGAGAAAAGGAATAATATGCCATCAGTATTTTTAGTTAGTGATACACACTTTGGCCATGCTGGAGTATGTAGATTTACAGAGAGTGACGGAGTAACAAAGATTCGCCCATGGACTGATCCAGCGGAGATGGATGAGGAAATGGTCAAACGTTGGAACGAAACTGTTAAGCCAACTGATAAAGTATATCACTTAGGTGATGTGGTCATCAACAAAAAAGCATTACCGACGATGGCTCGCTTAAACGGTGATAAAGTATTGATCCGTGGTAATCACGATATCTTCCCTGATAGTGAATATCGTAAGTACTTTAGAGAATTACGTGCATACCATGTTATGAATGGAATGATCTTAAGTCATATCCCGATTCATACAGAATCGTTAGGTCGCTTTGGTGTCAACATTCACGGACACTTACATTCAGCTAGAGTTATGAAATCTGGAAATGCATCTGGAGAGTATGTCACTAAAGTGATTGATCCTAGATATCATTGTGTATGTGTTGAGCAAACTGACTTCAAACCTATCTTATTCGAAGATGTTATCAAACGTATCGAAGCCGAAGGTGGTAGTGTTGGATTTCGCAATGGCAATGGGCCAACGATGTAATAGTCGCTAAAAGAAAATAGGACCTTCGGGTCCTATTTTTATGGTTAAAATTTGTGTTTTTATAATATACGCATAAATAACATTATCATGTTTCAATTCATTACAGACCTATCACACACCTTATTAAGTTTTATCAAAGACGATCCTGTTCGTCCTGAGATACCTACAGATTTTAGAGTAAGCGACGGCAGAGTTGTCGCTGCACTAACTGATGAAGAACAACAACCAGAAGCAATGGTTTGTGTTAGCTTCCATGACTTTGTTCCTGAAGGCATTGAAGATTTGAAGAAAACTGCTCAAGTGCCCACAACGGCAATATTCTATACTATCTGGAGTTACAAGTCAGGTAAAGGGGCTGAGTTGTTAATTCAAGCGGTCAAAGGGATACAGGAGAAATATCCCAGCGTTACAAGATTTGTCACATTGAGTCCTAAATCTAATCTAGCCCGTAGATTCCATCTAAAGAACGGGGCTATTGTTTTCCGTGAAAACATAGACACTACCAACTACGAATACCTGACTGAGATTCCGCTAACTAATAGTTGAAAACTATAGTTGCAACAACTATAGTTGCAAAAATTGATAGTATTCCGTAGCTTGACATTAAATGGAATAGGATGTATAATACATCTATGAACAGTCAGAAAGCACCCCGTAAGCGCAGAACAGATCGTAATCAGGTCCTGTACTATATCCAAGATGTAGTTACACAGGAAACTTATATCGGTTTGACTGCATTGTCATACAAAGGTAATGCGTTTCTTACACTACGCCGTCGTATGCAAAAGCATATGCAACGGGCCTTGACTGAGAACAAGAATTGGGGCCTGTCTCGTGCATTGCGTGAACATGGTGCCGAGCGTTTTGTATTCGGTGTGATTGAGATTGTGCGTGGTAAGCGTCCTGCACATGAGCGTGAGACAGAATTGATTAACACATTGCAACCAGCATTGAACACTTTTGGAGTTAAGTAATGACTATCAATGACGCATACAAATATGCTATGCTTATTCGTAAGCAGGCAAAATTGTATCATAATATTCGTTTTGCCGAAGTAGAGGCAAAGATGAAAGAAGAAGGACATCCTGAGGCTGATATCAAGTTAGTTAAGGATTGGATCAATCACTTTGCTAGCGGTAAAGCAAAACCAAAATGGGTAGAACAATGAACCACAGAATGCAAGAACTTTATGATCTGGCTGACAAGTTTGCCAAAGAAAATCGTGTACAAAGCATTGATGCCCCAGGCAACAACTATTTTGAATTGTTTCACGAAAAGTTTGGTGAGTTGATTGTGCGAGACTGCATAGATGTTGCTAAAAACTGGGATGATCAATTGGTAAATTCCAATCTTGTTAAAGAATCAAATGCGGTAGGCATTGTGGCATATAGAATTGCACGAAGATTTGGAGTTGAAGAATGAACGATTTTATGTATGAACAACAACGGGAATCTATCACCGAAGATTGGGGTGATGAAATATCGTTGGCTCTACTTTCAGAAAAATTAAATCTGCCCCGGGTGTCCTACAGGATCTATTATTCCAAGGACAACCTAACTCGCAGAATTTTTATCTTTCGTGGCAACTGTACACCAGCTGAGACTGCGATAATGTTAGGTTTGGGATTTACTTTTGCTAGTGATGGCGATACAGAAAACATCCCCGATCAACCAGTAGAGGAAGTAGAAGAGGAAGTCAAAGAATGATTGATTACAAATTCATTGGTTGGAAAAATACTGATGGCTCAGACAAGGTGTGGGGTGCCATCTACATGGAAGACAGAACTAAGATCCGTCCTAAAGTATTGATCTTCTGGGGCCGTCGTGGTAAGAAACTGCAAACCAAGATGGATCGTGAAGGTTGGGACTTAGATAAATTGGTTCGAGAAAAACAAGGTAAAGGTTATAACACAATTTATGACTATGAACTGAAAACAGTCTATCCAGAATTTGAAAGTGATCTGGAAAAGACCACAATGTGGGCACTACTTAAACTATGAAAACCAAAGAACAAATCATCACCGATATGTGCTATAGCTATAGACATGATTATGGGCTACGCAAAGATCCTATCGATGACCCATCTTGGACAAGTGGAATGACAGAGCAGGATGCCAAAATGCTTTACAAAACGATGGAACAGATATATAATAACAACATTGAACCCCTTATTGAATATTACAAAGGAAAACAAAATGTTTCTAAGTGAAATTAACAACGCATATCAACATAAAATCACCGGTGGAGATGGTTATGGTTGGGACTGTTATGGTTCTAACACATGGTCTATTGACTATACTAGTAAGTACGCACATGGCTATGTAATCTTTGATACAGTAACTCAAAGAGTTTATGAAGTGAATGTTAGCCCGGCTTTTGGTTCTTGGGGCACTGATGAACATGAACCAAAGCCCTATCGTTATATTGATCCAGACTATCGTCTATCACATTATACTGAGGCAAAGGATCGTCATGTTGATGCTGACCAAGCATGGGATGATGTAAAGTGGGTTGACCTAGAAACTGAAGAAGATTTCATCGAAAAGGCAACTAAGATGTTCAATGGTGAAGGTTTTGATACCCGTATTCAAGTGCCCGTTGAACTAGATGATGATACACTATTGAAACTGACTATGGAAGCACATAAGCGTGATATCACATTGAACAAACTGATTGAGGAAATACTACGTGAATTGATTGTCAACGGTCCAGTAGCTTAACTCGTTATATAGGAGAATATTATGAAAAAACTTTCTGTGGTAATCGTATCATTAGCATTAAGTGTTAATTCATTCGCTGGTGGCAAAGATGATTGGGTAGCACCATTCATTGTAGGTGGAATAGTTGGGGCAGTTGTTGTCAACAACATGAAACAACAAGAACGACCTGTTAATGTAATTCGTGTTGACCCGGGATTTGATTGTCGTAGAGGTGTAGATTATCCTCACCATGCTTGTTATAATCGCCGTGAACCGAATGTGGCATATCCAGTAGCTAGTTATAGTGCTGCTCCGGTATATTTTAATTCATTCCCATCAGGTACTCCACCGCGTGGTTATCACTTTGAACAAGTTTATTTTGAGAATTGTAATTGTCTCAAATGGACTATGGCACAAGATTAATATGAATGTACAACAAAGATTGTTTATGTTAACATTGCAACTACGTATTTTATATTTTATGGCATCAGTTAAATCAGTTTGGCGTTCACTATATACAACCAGTGTGTGGTCTTATTTGATGTTTCATGGGTCATTGATTATAGCTAGTTTGTTCGGTATGGTTTTAGTAGTAAGTAACATTTTTAATTAAGGAATAGTATGGGTAAGAAGAAAAGAATTGAATCAAAGATTGAACCTAGCAATCTTGAACCACTGTGGGCCAAGACAGGTGATAACTCTTGGATAGCAACATTGCAAGAGGATCCAGAGACAGGTGATATGATTCTGCCATTGCCAGAAGATTTAATGGAATCACAAGGCTTTGAAGTTGGTGATATACTGAAATGGAAAGATAATAAAGACGGGTCTTACAGTATTAGTAAGAAAGTATCCGAAGAGACTGAGTGGGTATTAGTTGAATGCGTTAGTACATTCCGTCAACGCTATATGGTTGAAGTTCCCAAAGGTAAAACTCTATGGGCATTGGATACTGTAACAATGGAAGAAGCCAAAGAGTTTAGCCAAGAACATATTGGTGAACAGATTATCAGTCACCGTACTGTATCTAAGAAGGAAGCATTAGAATTGTGCGACCAAGATAATGCTTACACAAAGTCTTGGGACAAAGAAACAAAAATGAAAAACTTTTTCACTACATGGGAAGAACAGAATGGAAACGATTGATGTATTAGAAGTTCCTTATCAGCCCGCTAAAGATTGGAGTGATAAAGAATGGAATAAGTTTACCAAATGGTTGAATGGTATGCTTAAGGTAAACGAAAATGTTACTGTTACCTTTACCAAACAGGATGGTACTGAACGTGTAATGAATTGTACATTAAAGCCAGAACTATTGCCCGAAGCAAAGCCATTGGCTGAAGGTAAAACTCCGCGTAAAGAATCAACCACAAGCATCCGTGTGTTTGATAATGATTTAAAAGAGTGGCGTAGTTTCACTACAAAAAATGTCACTAGAGTAGAATTCAGTATTCCTTAAAGGTAAGACAAATGTTTAATATTAATTTATATAATCCAGATTTTGTGATTGACTGTTCCAAATTAATAGATAGTAAAGATATCTATTCGGTAATGAGAAATCAAGGGATCGTAAAAGCCTATGTGTATGGCATGTGTTTTAAACCTGGACCACTAGTAGCACATGATTTTTCTAAAGTTGGAAAAAGTTGCCCAGATTTGGGTGAAAAGAGAGAATACCAAGTTGGTGAGCGTATTACAAGACAATTAAGTTGGGTTCCGGGTTGGGCCGGCCCACATGTGCGTAGTGACCATGGTGCAGATTTTTGGTTTGGTATTGTTTATGATTTGATACCAAAGGGATTGTTACCGGCAACTTTTAACAAGGATGATGTAACAATTGCTGTTTGGGATGTTTCTAAAAGAATGCCTATGGCAGATATTTATGGCGGTGAAGAACAAGCAACTGGTTGGGCTGAAGGAGAGTTAGCACATCAATATAAAAATATTTTTGGTAGACTTCCTCATCTTAATAAACAAGACCCTTCGCAAGGTAAGCACTACAAGAAAGGGTATGTACAAAAATCTATACTAGACCAATTTGTTCAATTTACTTGACAATAAATGGGTAGTGTGCTATACTATGGGTTATGAAAAAGCAAACACTCTCATTCGTTATTGAACAGCCCAAACACAGGGCTCACCGTGTGTTGTTTCAGAACAACACACCTTTCAAACCCAAGTCTGTACAATCCAAACTATTGTACAAGCGCAAACCTAAACATTCCAAACAGGAGTTGTGATATGAATGCACATTTGATTACACTAGACCGCTTACTACAGATACACGATTGGCATTATGAGTTTAGTGATGACCACAGAGTCTGGCAGCGTGGCGTGGATCAATGGGATAGTATCAAAAAAGAACAGAAAAGATTGTTTGATTCGGGGCTAGCCACAGTAGAGGAAGTCCAAAAATTGACTAATAAATACGCCCCCAAATATTGACAATAAATGGTTCTAGGTGTATAATACTCGTATTAACATATAAAGGAAATCAAAATGAATTTGAAACTAAAAGCGGCACTATATACCGCAGGTCTTGTCGTAACAATAGTTGGTGCCAGTTTACTGGTTAGTTATATCGCTAGCATAATGACCGCAACACAGGCTGTATACATACTTGGTGTATTTTGTATTAGTGGATTGGTATACACAATGTATGGAGTTATGCTGGCCCGTATGGAATACAACGAAAGTTTGAACGAAAGTTTGAAACGGATGAATGAGAAATCGGTTGACATTAAATGAGTTTGGGTATATAATAGAGTCTTAATCAGTTAACTAAAGGAGTTTTTATGACTGACATTTCTGAAATCAATCGTGCTATCATCTCTGGCAATTTTACTAATGACCAACTGACTAGCATCATTGATGCCGTCAAGTTTGCCCGTGCCCAGATCGCACAACAAAACAAGTACACCTTGACTGTCGGCACTAAAGTGAAATTCACTAATAGCCGTAGCGGTATGGTAATCATAGGCGATGTGCAAAAAATCAATCGCAAGTTTGTTATCGTCAAGACTGGTCCATTGAACACATGGCGTGTTCCGGCTAACATGTTGTCTGCTGCTTAAGGAGTAAATCATGGATAAAGTTTTTGTTGTAGTAGGTGCCGCAATCGTAGGTATTGCTGGTATTGTATTTCTTAGTTTTCTATTGAGTTGGCCCGTGATGTGGCTCTGGAATAACGCACTAGTTGGAGCCGTTGTCGGTGTCAACGAAGTGTCTTGGGTCCAAGCATGGGGTATTTCGGTCTTGTTTGGGTTGTTGTTTAAATCTAATGTGAGCACCTCAAAATGAGCAAGATGGCTGAACTATATTACGACATTGAACTGATGCTAGAGCAGGGTGATCACCCTACTAAAATCTCTAAGATGCTGGAAATCCCTCTAGGAATGGTCTATGATGTACTAGAATCTTTCCCTGACCCTGATCAAGAATTGAGTACCGAAGGTTGACATTAAATGGTTTTGGGTATATAATAGAGTCTTAATCAGTTAATTACAGGAGTTAGTAAATGGCTTATATGTGTCAAGCAAAGAAAGCAAAAATCGCCCCTAAAATCAAGGCTATTCTTGCTAAGTATAAGGTCAAAGGTTCGCTTGCTGTACGCAATCATTCCACCTTGGTATTGAATCTCAAGTCGGGTTCCATCGACTTCATCGCAAACTCCAATAAGGTTTGCACTAATAATTTCTACCAAATGGCTCGTGGTTTCATCCCCAACACTAGCGGCTACGATCAGGTCAACCCCTATCACTTCAAAGACCATTATGATGGCGTGGCTCTGGATTTTATGCGTGAAGTGTTTCATGCAATGAATGATGGCAACTGGGACAAGAGCGACATTCAATCCGACTACTTCAACGTGGGTTGGTACGTTGATGTTAACGTGGGCAAGTGGGACAAAAATTACATTGTTGAGGCTTAATATGAAAATTGATTCTAAACAAATGAAGTTTTTTGAGTTCCTCATGTCCTTGAATAAAGAACAATTGCGAAAATATTTTCTTATGCTTGGACCTGAGGAATCAGAATATGTTAGCCAACTTGCAATACGAATCGGAAATCAAATGAAAATTGATTTGAATTTAGAACTTGCTGAAATGCTTGATGGTGTTGAGGACCATGAGGAAGCAAGAAATCTCCTTAGTTACTTTACTCTTTCGGGTAAAGTGAAATGATTTTGGTAACACAAATGGTTGACAACAAGTCCATTCTGTGTTATCATTATACTAGTGCTGAGTAATATCAGTACATTTTTAAACTTAGCTTTATCTTAAAGGAAACAAAATGGCTAAACAAACTTTTAAAGTCGCTGGTATGACTACTAACAATGGTAATACTAAGGTTCGTTTTACTGATGATATGGTTCGCCGTATCAAGCAGTTTACAAAAGGTGGACACACTCGTGTTGACTTTGTGGACTTGCCCAGTGAGATGACTAAAATTGAGGCTCTCAATTTTCTAGCTGCTCATGCAGACTTCCAATCACCCGCAGATCAGGCAACTATTGCTGATACTCTTGCTGACAAAACAAAGGAAGCAAACAAGGGTACTGTAAAAGTCAAGGTCGCAAAGACCAAGGCTAAAGCAAAGCCTAGCATTGATGCTATCAAGGCTCGTGCTAAGAAAGAAGTTTCGGTAGAACAAGTTCTTGCCGAAGCAGGCGTTACTACACAGTAATGCAAAGAGGGGCTATATGCCCCTACTTATAACAAAGGAAAAATATGAAACTCTCTGATAAACTTGCAAAATGCAATGACAGCCTAACTGTCAATATGTATGACAACGGCTTTATGGTTGAAGTGTCTGGACAAAACTCCGAAAGTGATTGGAAATCTGTTAAGATTATGTGCCAAACATTGGACGAAGTCTATGCTGTAATCGCTGACGCCTCTAAAATGGAACGCAATTAAGGATTAATATATGGCAGTACTTGATACATACACACGGACCTACAACCCACGTAGGACTTTTAACCCTGCAAGTATGCAAGACTTGCGTGAATTGAAACACTTTGTTGAACATCATTCATGGAAAGAAGCCTGTCCGTTTGAACTGGAAGAACCCTTCTTGGAAATTCCAGCAATGTGTATGTCAAGATACACTGAATATATGTTAACAAAACTTAAAGCATAAAAAGCCCCGAAAGGGGCTTTTTTATTAACTCAATATTTCAACCCACTTGTCAATCACATATTTCCAATCATATGATTGTGCGTGATGTTGTATCTCTAAACATCTTTGGCGATATTTTTCTGGATTATTTTTATAGTAACTTAGTAACTCTACGGTCTGTTCTATAAATTCATGTTCTTCAATAGGAACAAAATGAGCACCAATATTTCCTACTCTAGTGTAGTGTCCAACTGGTGTACTTATAACTAATTTGCCAGCAGCGCCTGCTTCTAATAAAGGTAGTCCTGCTCCTTCTTCTGTGCTAGCAACTAGTACTGCATCTACCCTTTTATAAAACCCTGGCATAGTGATAAACGAATGATGATATGAACCAGCAGGGCTGATTTCTAATCCTGCTCGTTGTGTAGCAATCTCTAACAACCATGGTCGTTTAATCTTTTGATGAACACCCACATCACCTAATTTCATACATCCAACCGTACGTAATGAATCATTTGGCTTACTATAAAAACTGTTAGTGTTAATACCTAATGGTGTAACAAACGCAGGTCTAGTAACACCTAACTGTGTACTGACTTCACTTAGCCATTCACTAACGGCTCCATATTTATGAAACTTGTCAAAGTCATCACGACCATGCATCTCAATCAATTCATCCATGTCTAATTTTGAATGACTGATAACTACACATTGTCTTGCGTCAAATATTTTATAGTTATACCCTAATAATCTCCATCCATGTGGAGTAGTGACAAACAAGTCAGTAGTATCGATTAACTCTTGCATCTCTGCTAAACTATAACTTTGATTCCAAGGTAGCAATTGACAATTAAATCCATATCCCCAAAGATACTTTGCTAGTTCATAGTGAATGGTTCCAAATGCCCATGTGGGTTCCATATAAAATACTATTTTTTTCATATTGAGTCGTAGTTAATTATTTCTCTAGTGTCCGTGTTTATAACAATTCCATCATAGTTTAAAAACTTCTTAAGTATATTTCTAAAGTGATTAAACTCAAGATTGTTTATTGATATCACATCAAATGCAAAATATTCCTGTGTGACTAGATAGGCATTAAAATTACTTGCTATGACTTTCTTTTCAAACAATGAAGGTAACTTGTCTATATTAATAAACTCAGTATCTTTACTTAAGGCAGGAAGATAGAATAGATTTTTTATTTTTGGTAATTCAAATTTACCCCACCAATAAGCATACGTAGCCCAGAACTCACAATTATTTCTATACTCTAAATCAAACAAGTAAGGATCTACTATCTGCTTGACGTATGTTGAATTGAACCAATAGAAGTTACCTTTGAAGTGCCAGTGCCACATAGAACCAACTAAATCAGCTCCTTGTTCTAAATGATATAAACAAGTATTGCTATTATCAACTACACCGTACATCATTAATGTTGCCCAACGTAATCCATTTTCAAATTCTAGTGTATCTGTCTTACTAGAGCCTTTGCAATGTAGATATAGTCCATAGAAGTCTGACTCGTTACTATCTTGCCACAATTTTCTTATTGCAGGGAATTCATAGTGTGATGCAGTAAAGCCACTATTGACATATTCAATGTCTAATCCATCTAAGAAATCATATGGTGTCCAATCAACTGAATGAACTATGATTATTTTCTCGTTGTGTAGATTACTAGCTTTTAGTTTACCGATGATATGAAACAGACTGGCTTTAGTATTCGGTAACTCGTTACACGAAATGTAAATGCGAATCGGTTTCATATCATTGTTTGAATACGCCATAGTATGCTTTGCCATAGCAACCAGATTCACGCAATGTCACTGTGCCTGAGCCTGGTAATGCAATGATATCATCTAGCATAACTTTTGTTAACTCAAATGGATGTCCATCATGCGGTGGAATATCAATCCATTCAAATAGTCTAAGTACAGGTGCAGCATGTTTAGCATTGTTGATAATGCGTTCTACGCTTTCAACGTGTTGTAGACAGTTATAAATCCAAACTTCATCGTATCCTTCTTCATCAACTAGTTCACCTGGTTGAACATTAACACTAATGTTATGTCCAGCATAGCGTAGTTTAGTCCATTCAGGATAATCAATTGGATCACATACTTTACCTTCAGCTAGATTCTTACACTTGAGTAGCATAGAACTAGGGCCACCACCTATATCAAGTATGCGTTTGTTTTGTGCATCAAACGAATAACCTATGCGCGGTATTTCCATAAACTTAGCATATACATAATGCTTCTGATCCTCATCAAAAGTATTAGCGCAATTGCCCCAATACTCTATTTCAAATTTGTGGTCGTCTTGATGGTCGCTCATGTTGGTAACACTTTCTTCAGCCAATTCATATCTGTTCTATCTTCATGCATTTGATACCAGCCTTTTCCAGTATGTACATCTAATACCATTTGGAAGTATTCTTCATACATAGGTGCAACACGTTCTAGTGTATAGTTTTCACCAAACTTTCTGCAATTCTTTGGATCAATATTGTGAATGTTTTTTGCTGCCCATACAAACTGGTCGAATGTATGACAACGATAGCCTGTGTATCCATGGACATTGTTCTCGGTGAAGCTACCCCAATCAGTTGTGATTGTAGGAGTTCCACTTAACAATAATTCAACTTGTACGCCGCCAAATGGCTCTATGTACATACTTGGAACAAACGCAGCTTTAGCGTTACTCATTAAGTCTTTGCGTTTAGCAACATCAGCATAACCTGCAAACTCTACATGAGGAGGGAATGTTAAGTTTTCTGGATTCTGCCCTGCAATGATTAGTTTAGCACCAATAGCTTCTGTTGCTTGTATCGCTACTTGAATTCCTTTGCCATTGTATACACGACCTAAGAACAAGAAGTAATCTTGCTTTTGTTCTTTGAACTCAAAGTCATCTGCATCAAAGTAGTTTGGAATAACAGCATCATACCAATCTTGTTTACAAGTACCAACTGCATCTAGACCATAGTATGCATGATAGATAGCGTAACTTTCAAATATCTTCCATCGTGCCCAATGTCCACCTGCATAACCGATGCCGGGTTCTACAACAATCATATCAGGATGTGCATCACAGATTGGTCTTACACCTGAACCCCAGAAAGGTAATATGAAGTCATTTGGTTGTTTACGTTTGCCAACTTCTCTGATAGCATTTGCATAGAATGTTTGATACGCATGGTCGTCTGTGCTGAATTTGAAAAAGTTTTTACGCCAATCATAATCGCCGTAAGCTATTTTCCAGTCTTCATTAGTGATTACGGTAACATGTTCATCGCAAACTAAATCGCTATCTTCATGACCATAATGAATGATTGTGTGCCCACGGGCCTTCATCATTTTGCCGAATTTTACAACTTTTTGAGTGTAGGCGCAAGCGTTGTATTCTTTACTTGTTACCGTGTGAGGGAGGCCTAGTATGTGAAATCTCATAGAGATATTTAATACAGGCCTTGTGTTGCCGAAAAATAATTATTAAACTGATGTTAATGTAATTGGGAATATATTGCCAGTTTTGTTCCCAACCCAGAAAATATCAATATATCCGCCGCCCGGATAAGGATCCCAGGCATCAATAGTTGATGTAGTATTGTCCTGAAAAGTAATTATACTGCCTACCGGAAAGTTGCTAATAACTGTGGGACTATATGGTATTCCTGCTGATACAGCAGACCAACCAGTTAACCCCCCGGTGTCGTTTAGTGGAATGACTAATACACTTGTGGTGCGTACACTTATCCCTCCACCCATTTCTATTCCTGGTCCGATTGTTAAATGAGATACTGGTGCTGACATATTCTTATTCCTTAAATTATAATGTTGTTTTGATATTCAAAATTTAACCTTGCCAAGCACCGCCGGCAACTCTGTACCATATCTTGTAGTTCACAGTGTCTACTGCCACATCAATGATTTGACCATTGGTTTCAAAAATCGCATTGCCAGAATATATTTCGGTGCTGTTGGTCCAGACACTACCATCATCGTATATGCCAACGGCCTGGTTGGTACTTCCCAAATAGTCTCCATTGACAGTGCTAGTGCTGGCACTGCCCACACCAACTCCGTCATTGGACACAGAACCCGACCATGTGGTGTGAGTCACACTGAACATGCGTTTGGTACTGGGTGCAATGGCGATGTTGCCCCTGACAGCATTGTTGGCTGTAACCAGAGCCTGAGCAGTATCATCAGGATTGGTTGTCTGATACACATTGACCTCATTTGGATCATAATCTGACCAGTACCAGTTGTTTAAAAAAGTAAATCCTGCAGGTGTACCATAGGTACTGGCTGTATTGACTATAAACTTGGCAAGAGTAGTGCCATCAAATACGTTGACCGCAGGGTAGAGATTTTGTGGCAACCCGGCAATCACTGACAGACTGAAACCGCCTGTGTTGGTGGCAGGATCAGGAGATCCGCCACCTGCACTTATACTAATTCCTCCGCCTACATCTATTCCTGGGCCTATTATTATTGCCATATTTGTGTTCCTTTTATATCTATGTATTTATCTTTTAAGGGTTGCTAATTGACTTTATAACCCAGAAATCACTGCTCATACTAGTGTTTTGTATCACTTGAAACGGCATATAGAAGTAACCTCTATCTCCCCAACCTGTTCCCCAACTATTTCTAGCTATGAATGTATTGTTATTCTTATTATATCCAACTAACAATACAGCATGTCCACCTAATAATTTCTCTTTTTTAGTGTCAGGATATGGCATAATACCTGTTCTTGCTACAATATTAGTGTCAAAACTTGAATACACGCTAAACCCAACAGTAACTGGATATCCACTAGTAATAGCATCTATTACTTGATTAAAGTCTGCTGCTCTTTGATATGATGTAACTTTTCTTTTTGCTGCATCAATCAATGCTTCTTTTGATGGAACACTTCTAAACTTGCTAATATTGTATGGCCATAAATTTTCCGTTGGCGCACCATATGTATAACATGCTTTGATCCCATCTCTTATGTATGCACCACTATCATAATTCACTGTGCCTATAAACAATCTCTCATAGTAATAGATAAACAAGCGGCTTATGTCAAGTGTCCTATTTTGTCTTTTGTGTAGTAATTCTATCGCACCTGCTATTGCGTTACCGGTGCAGCTACCTAAATTACCTTGGTTCTCAATTAATGAACAGTACTGTCTTAAATCAACAACATTAGATTGTGTTTTGTTTGTTAATTGATATGGGTGATCTCTTGTATCTACTTTATCACGCACCCAATGATATTTAGGAATAGTGAATAATGCTTTTGTTATTTTTTGAGTGATAGGTCTACGATGTAATCCTGGGTCTTGCTCAATGTCTATTATTGTTTTTATATCTTGTTTCATAATTTTAGAAAGTTATTGATCCTGAACTAGTCCAAGTATATATTCTATAACCATTTTCAATTGACACAGTTGGACTACCTGTAGTAGTAGATGCTGCTGCTTGTGAAGCTGGATAACGAATTATTACTACACCTTTACCGCCTGAACCACCGTTAGCGCCAGTTGAACCACTTATTAATCCTGAACCGCCACCGCCTCCACCGCCACCAGCAACCCCGATGCCACCGCCACCGCCACCAGCAACTACTAAGTAATCAATACTAGTAGGTGGTAGTACTTTAGACGGAAAAGTTAAGAAAAAGTTTTTAACTGTGAACATATTTTATCTCGCTAAAGCATACTTGAATGGGTTCTCAGCAAATGCCATATAGATATACGTCCATCCACTAAAGTTTGCATACTCTGAATTGCGTTTAGGCTTGAACCCGTTGGACAGAATGTCAATACCATTTGAATCCACACCCTCTACTGCATTTAAATTCGGAAACAACTCATTCACCGATGCGTTATACGGGCTACGGCGGGTGTCCCAAATAGTCCACACCGTTGAACTGGTTGAGTTGCTTGAGGCTTTCACCATCACAAACCGTGAACGGAATCCCGTGTACACAAACGGCCCATCCGTAGAGCCATTGCCCTTGTAGCTGCCAAATGCGCTGTACCCTGCTACTGCGGCAAAGACGTAGGCAACGTAGGTTCCTGTGCTTTGGTTTGTATTAGTAATTGTTCCAACGCTAAAAACTGATGATGTAGGGGCGGTACTATTCCAAACTGTGGAGTTTAATGTTTGTGCGGCTGTATCATTAAGCAATAAATAATATGCGGCAGAAGTTAGCGAAGAATGATAAACAACCCATCCATCAATCGCATTTCTATGCTTAACAATCACCATACTTGGCGCAACACCAAGCCCGTGTCCTACTGTTGCCGCGCTACCTGTACCCGTGTAGGTCGCAATGCTGAACCCAGCCGTAGTGTTTGCGCTCACCGTGCTGGTGATAGAGCCGCTGGTGTTAGATACGTTGGTTCCAGCGTTGGCTTTCCATTGCCATGCAACGTATGTTTCGCCGCTGTTATTGCCTTGGTCGGCGGTGTTGAGCGTAAACCCGTTGGAGTTTACCGAACTCAAAATAGAGCCAGAGTATTCCGCTTGGGTCAGGTCGCTGCACAAGACATTGTTGATGCCACGATTGGTATCCATCAGCCTGTGGTCACGCGCCGCAGAGCGTGATTTTTGCCACACCCAATCTGGCTGCATCGCTGTGCCGTTGACCGTGTTGGCAACCGTCAGAGTCGCGCCCGTACCTGTGTAGGTTGTAGCTGCCATGTACGCTGCACCATTGGGTATCGTAGGCGTGGACAGGTTGTAGGTGTTCAGCGCGACAAAGCCAGTGGGCGGGGTGTAGCTAAATGGGCGCTGTCCGAAGTTGGCTGAGTAATTGAAATTTCCATTATTGTTTGACGAACCATTTTTAACACCAAAAGTCCAAAGTTGACCAGCCACATGGCTGTCATAACTTGTTATGTTGATTGTTGTATAAGAACCGCCATTTACCGCCCAGCCAACAGTTTGGTTGTCTAAATCTAGTTTTACTTGAACAACATCACCCGTTGTCCAAGTAGGCGCTCCAATGTTTGCCGAAGAACTGTAAAAAACAGAACTGCTAGTCCTAATAACAATCAATTGAGTGGCTTGGTAAAAACCACTTACATTAAAATCAAATGTACTCTGCAAAATTCCAATGGCATCTTCTAACCCCGCAGAGTTACAAGTGAATTCTGCATACCACTTTCCAGAGGCAGAATACATTGTGGATGCAATTCCCTGATTTGAAGTTGAACTTACCGCTGTTAAGTTTCCGTTACTTGCTGTAACCCCAGAATATTTTGCCAACGGATTCAACGTAGCGTAGTTCGCCACTGTCGCGCTTGTCAGCGTTGGCACATCCGTCATGGAATCGTAGGTGGCTCCAGCGGTCACGCTGATGTTGTTTACCGTCCAAGTGTTGCCATTACCGCTAGAGTCAGTGCCTAACGCTGCGGCAGTAGCATAGCTATTGAATTTTAAATAGAATCCGTTTGTACCGTATGTACCTGTGTATTTCTTTGGTTGCCATACCCCATACTGATTGTATGCCCCAAATGAAGATGGAGTTAATTGTTGCCCGTCAATGTTATACATCTCTGTAAAATATTGATCTCCGTATGTTGCTTGATTATAAGACCATCTATTAATCTCGTGAAACGTTGTATTGTTCCAATTAAAATCAAAATTTTGTCCTGGGTAGTTAGCAGTTGCAAATGATGTGATTTGCGAACCGTTGACATACATTTTAATTCTGTCGCTAGCAGTAGCTTGAGTTGTATCTACTGCTACAACAAAATGATACCAAGCTGAGGGATCACGAAAAACTGCTGTTGTTAGCACAGTCATAGCATCACCGTAAAAACGTAATTGACCAGTGGGTGACCAATTTAACCAAAACATATTCTGAAAACTAGGATCACGGTTGCCAGCACTAACAATCGTAAATTCACTTGAATCAAGTAATCCCCTTTTTATCCACATGCTGATCGTAAAGGTTCTTCTATTCCCCGCTACAGTAGGTGTACGATTTAGATATGCACTTGCGCTACTGCGAAATCTCAATGAATTGGAAATAGTATACACCCCTAATGGATTATTAGAGGGTGCAGTTAAGCTGAAATTCTTACTTGCAAACATTATGCATAAGCCTGAGCATAAGAACCATACCAGTTACTACCATCAGCTACGAAAGTTAATATGTCAACTGCTGATGCTGTTGAAGTTATAGTAGGTGCAAGACCATTTGGCCATTTAACACTAGTGAACGTAGCTGTAGTCATACCTGTTGCTGCTTGTGTCAACTTAAGTATAAATGATTTTCCTGCTGTAGCAGTTGGCATAGTAAATGTACATGGAGTACTTGCAGTTAATGTAGCTGTAAGAACAGTACCGGCTGTTAATGATAATGTTGATGTAGCACCAACAGTACCTACTGCTTGTAATGTTTCTGTATAGTTAGTAACTGTTGGGTTGTTAGCTATACCAGTGATACTTAAGTTACCAACACTTAAATTACCAGTAACACTTAAACTAGTTAATGTTCCTGTGCTAGTGATATTTGGTTGTGCTGCTGTTGTTACAGTACCTGCAGTAGTTGCTGCACCGGATAATGCACCGGTAAATGTTGTTGCACTTACATTACCAGCACTGATATTGCCACTAACATATGCTGTACCTGTAACACTTAGTGTATTGGTTGGGGCTGTATTAGCAATACCTACATTACCATCTGATTGAATACGCATTTTTTCTGAACTATTGGTAGAAAACACCATTGGGTATGCGCCGTCAGAATATAATACTCTTCCATTTGCGCCTGCTGCAAATGCGCCACCTATTGAAGTATCTATACCTATAAAAAAGTTACCACCACCAGTACTGACTTGCAATGCGGATTGTGCTGTTGTTGCTGAGTTAATTCTTGCATAGGTTGCGCTTGCTGAATATACTTCAAGTAGTCTACTTGGCGTACTAGTACCAATACCCACATTGCCATCACCTTGTATACGCATACGCTCTGATACGGTTGAAGGATAAGCCCCGCTTCCACTATAAAATCCTAAATTAACACTACCTTCTTGATTGGTGCCGTCATTAAATCCAACGATAGAACCAACTGCTCCTCTACCTGAAATTGGTCTAAATGTCAATGCAACACCATAATTACTACCCGTTGTTCCTGGTTGTTCTGCTGTTAATGTTAATGCTGATATAGTTTTTATATTTGCAGTGTTTATGGTAGTTAACGTTCCATAACTAATAGTTGCTTTACTTTCAACACTAGATGTTCCAATACTCACGTTACCACTAGTGGTACTAAATAACGAATTACCAGTAACCGTTACACTTGATAATGAACCTGTGCTAGTAATATTTGGTTGTGCTGCTGTTGTTACAGTTCCGGCTGTACCTGATGTTGCTACATTCAAGTTAGCTACTTGTGTAGTACTTGTTACTACGAAAGGAGCAGTACCTGTAGCCAATGTTGTAATATATTGACCAGTAATGTTACTAGTAGTACCTGTGTAATTTGTTGCGCTTACGTTGCCAGCACTTATATTACCGGTAACAGTCAATACACTAGTTGTTTTATTAAATGTTAGATTAGCATTGCCATTTGCAGCACTTGCATCATTAAATATGATTTGTGTATTACTACCAGCTACTGGACCAGTAGCACCCGTTGCGCCTGTCGATCCGATTGTACCTGTTGCCCCAGTTGCGCCTGTACTACCTATTGTGCCTGTAGCACCAGTTGCTCCAGTTGCACCTGTACTACCTATTGTGCCTGTAGCGCCAGTTGCGCCAGTACTACCTATTGTACCTGTAGCTCCAGTAGCACCAGTAGATCCAATCGTACCTGTTGCTCCAGTTGCACCCGTTGCGCCTGTACTACCTATTGTGCCTGTAGCACCAGTAGCACCTGTAGTGCCTACTACGCCAGTCGCGCCAGTTGCACCTGTACTTCCAATATATCCTGTGGCACCAGTTGCACCTGTAGTGCCTACTACGCCAGTCGCGCCAGTTGCACCTGTACTACCTATTGTACCAGTAGCGCCCGTCGCTCCAGTTGCACCTGTACTACCAATCGTACCTGTAGCACCTGTTGCCCCTGTACTACCATTTGTACCTGCCGTACCAGTAGCACCTGTTGCGCCAGTACTACCATTTGTTCCGTTATTGCCAGTAGCGCCCGTAGCACCTAAACCAGTAGCACCTGTACTTCCTTGATAGCCAGTAGCGCCCGTAGCACCTTGATCACCAAGTGCTGCTGGTTCCCATTGACTAGTGGTAGTGTTATAATATTTTAGTACTGACATTTAATTATTTCTTTGTTTTATATATTTATTGTTATTCATTTACAAAAATGTTAACAAAAACTGTATTATCTTCTAATGCTTCAATCTCATGCCATTCATTTGCTGCAAGGTCAATTGGTTGTGTATGTTTATCTATAACTTTTTCACGACCTTCTTTACGCAAAATACAACTTCCTGCGTTGCATACAGTAGCATGAGAAAATGTATGCTCATGTCTTGGTAATCCTTCTCCTTTGTTGGCATGGTAAACATTGAATGATGTTCCATTGTAATTAAACAGATGTGTTGGGCCAATGTTGATCATTAGAAACTCTGTAAGCCGTTATTTGGTAATATTATTTGTGTAATGTCAGTACGTTTTTTTATTGTACCATCTTTAAAATACCAATAGTCTGCGATTACATCATCTGTACATTCTGTCCAGTAGGTAGGATCACCTACCGGAAATACAACTTCTTCAACTTGTGCAACACGATAACCATCTAATATAGGTTCATTGGGGCAAATCAATGCATATTTCATTATTCTATTCCTTTAATATTCAAATAATACAACACCAGATGCGCCGGCACCACCGCCTTGAGCGCCAGAACCGCCGCAAGCAGTATCAAAAGGTCCGCCGCTTCCGCCGCCGCCATAAGCGCCGCCGGCGATTGATCTAGCATTGTCTCCACTACCAGCAGTACTAGCACCTCCACCAAAAATTGAACTGCCACCTGCTCCACCTCTAATATTACCGGTACCACCTTGGTTAATACTTCCAAGAGTGCCACCTTGCCCTTTTATATTCATATCACCATTGGAACCAATACCGCCACTGCCGGTGGCACTGACAGTTGTAATAGACTGAGTACCTGAAGCAACGCTAGATGTGCCACCGGCACCTCCAACTGTTACCGCTAATGTATTGCCGGGCGTTAATCCACTAAGCCATTTAATAGCTGCACCACCCCCTCCCCCACCATTGCCGCCGCCAGTAGTACCATTACAAGCACTACCATTGCCGCCACCGCCCACAATGGTCATTTTGACTTTAGTGACACCTGCAGGTATAGTGAATGTGCCGTTAGAAGTAAAAACAGTTGAAGATAAGCCACCAGTAGTTCCACCTGATCCAGTAGCACCTGCTGCTCCGGTTGCACCAGAAAATCCAGTTGCACCTGTTGCACCGGGACCAGTAGCACCTGTTGTACCTGTTAAACCTGTAGCACCCGTTGCCCCGGTACTACCTATTGTACCAGTAGCACCCGTTGCCCCAGTTGCACCTGTACTACCAATCGTACCTGTAGCACCCGTTGCTCCAGTAGCGCCTGTAGATCCAATCGTACCTGTTGCTCCGGTAGCACCTGTTGCTCCCGTACTACCAATTGTTCCAGTTGCACCAGTAGCACCTGTACTGCCTATAGTACCCGTAGCGCCTGTTGTACCCTGCGCTCCCGCATCAACTATTGTCCACGCAGTAAATGTACCAGAACCACCACTATTAGATATAGTAACAGTCATTATTACGCCACCAAATGTAGCAATAGTACCTTCGATAAAATTAGCAGGAGTTGCAGTATTAAATACTCTTACACGTTGTCCAACAGTAAATGCACTAGCAGATGCTAATAAGTTAGTAGTTAATGTAAATGTTCCACTTGATGCAATAGTTTGACTACTTGTAGATGTTAATCCAAAATACCCTAACCCTGTTGCTCCAGTAGCGCCTGTAGTACCTAAGTAGCCAGTTGCACCTGTAGCACCCGTTGCACCAGTTGTTCCAATATAGCCAGTTGCACCTGTAGCACCTAAACCGGTAGCACCAGTTGCGCCGGTAGTACCTTGACTACCAAGGGCTACAGGTTCCCATTGGCTAGTGCCGGTGTTATAAGTCTTTAATATTGTCATTTAGTTATGTATTTATTGAGAATTATTTATGTTCAATGTAGCCTGATATGCTGTAATAACTTCAGGTGTCCATGTTACATTGCAAATAGCTGCAACTTTAGCAGGTTGATTAGTAAGGACTTGGCCCGGTGTTAAACTTGTGCGGTGATAAGTTTGTGCTAATGTATTACCATCTTCTATGATGCGAGTTGCCTCACGATAAAGTATAGTGCCGTTCTCAGTAACAGTTATTTGATCTACTACAGTTTCTTTTGTTATTGCCATTGCATTTTCCTTATTAGTTAATTTTAATCTACCCAGTACGTAGCAGATCCTGAAGCGTATGTTATGGTGGTTGTTTCTTGAGAACCACCAATATAGACATACAACACGGAACGATTTCCAGTAAGTGTCATTAAACTTTGAATTCTTGTTGCGGGTCCATTTGTTCCCATATTACCGACAATTGATACTTCACTGTAAGTACCTACGTTAAATGGCAAACCAGAAACATACTGCGTTGTACCGGCAGCAAGAGAACTTCCACCATCACACTTAAACCAAATAGTTACTTGTTTTCCAATTTTTACATAAGTGCCACTTTTAACGGTAAATGTTCCTGCGCCATTATTACTATCCACATTCGGTGTCCAAGTACCTTCTTCATAATCATCTAGCGTGTTAACATCAGTTGATGCAGATTGAGTAGCAGGGAATTTAATACCCATGCCAGATGTTGGCACAGCACCACCAAGACCTATGCCAAATGTATTAATCCTTACACGTTCAGAAGTGGTGCTAGCTGCGGTTGTATTGAATGTAATTGGTCCATTATTTTGTAAAGCTAATACGTTTACGCTATTGGCACCTCCCCACGCACTGTATGTTGAACCACCTGCAGCAATTTCTGCTTGCGGTGATGTTGAGTTATATAGTCTTAGTGACGATGCGCTTGCAGACGCGCCAGTTGATATAGCAACTTGAGTATCACCTGTTGCACGATAAACAGCAAATCCTTGCCCTGATAAGTATGAAGATGGTGAACTTGTTCCAATTCCTACATTGCCACCGGCATCGATAAAAACTTTAGGACTATTTGAAGCAGCAGAAGGAACAGCCATATTCAATATTGGTGTAAACGGACCACCTGCTACTCCACCTGTACTTCCGTTGATTATCTGTCCAATTGAAAATGTACCAGCAGCACCTAACCCAGAGTCATATATCCATTGCTGCCAAGTTTGATTAGTATTATTTAAATTGTTTAATGCCAATAATGCACCACCGGTTCCTGCAACTCCAACCCCGTTAATTGGTTGACCACTAAAAGTGCTTGATGTAGTACCTACCAAAAGGCTGCCAGTGGAGTCGATACGCACACGTTCAGTATTACTAATAAACCAAGCGTGATATAAACTTCCGATGCTCTGTTGATAAAACAACCCAGCCAAAGCAGATAACAAAATATCATTATTTCCAGAACGATATTTAAGATACCTATCAGCGTTTGCGCCTAAGAAATAACTAGAGTTAGATGGTACGTTTACGTCCCCGTTTACATCTAGCTTGTATGCCGGTGAAGTAGTCCCAATCCCTACGTTACCGCCAACCAATACCATTTGAGCAGTAGTTGGCACTGCGCCAGTGTATGCTGAGAAATTCAATCGTGCATTAGAAGAAGTTGCAGCAGTTGTCCATATTCTTGCAGCATCTGTTGAGTTAAAACCGCCAGTGTCATTGACACCAAATTGCAATAATGGAGCAGCAGCACCAACTGATATATCTTGTATAGATATTTTTGCAGCGCCGGCTGTAGCTGATACTACAGATAACTTTCCATATGTGCTTGGAGAACTTGTGCCAATTCCTACATTGCTACCATCCCATACTAGATTAGCACTAGCACCAGCTGATCCGCTATTATTAAATATAATTTGTGTATTACTACCAGCTACTGGACCAGTTGCCCCTATTGCCCCAGTTGCTCCAGTACTACCAATCGTACCTGTTGCACCTGTTGCTCCAGTAGATCCAATCGTACCAGTTGCACCTGTTGCTCCGGTAGCACCTGTACTTCCTATTGTACCAGTTGCACCTGTTGCCCCAGTTGCTCCAGTACTACCAATCGTACCTGTTGCACCTGTTGCGCCATACGATCCTGTTACAGATGTGTCAGCCCAAAGTATACTTGTATTTGCTGGTGCTGTTGCTTGTGTCACAATACCCGGTACACCTGTTGCACCAGTGGCCCCTGTTGTACCTACATATCCAGTTGCACCTGTTGTTCCTTGTGCGCCAGTTGCACCCGTTGCGCCAGTTGTACCTACATATCCAGTAGCACCAGTAGCACCTGTTGTTCCTACTACACCTGTTGCACCAGTAGCACCAGTACTACCTATATAACCAGTAGCGCCTGTTGCACCAGTACTACCTATTGTACCAGTGGCACCTGTAGCACCTGATGCTCCTGTATAGCCAGTAGCACCAGTAGCACCTTGAATACCTACTGCGCCTGCTAAGTTTACAGACCAGGCAGCATATGTACCTGAACCAGTAAAAGTATTTTTAACAAATAACAATGCACCTGTGCCCGGGGTATAACTGATTACAGTTCCATATTGAATGTTACTTACATTATACGCTACAATAATATCTTGTCCGGTAGTATAATCAACATTTAAATCAACTACTGTAATAGTTTGATTACCAGAATTACCTAAAGTAAATGATGTATTTGATGTAGTAGAATATTTGTCTCCATCTGCACCTGATGCACCTGTACTGCCTATAGTACCCGTAGCGCCTGTTGCACCTGTACTACCTATAGTACCCGTAGCGCCTGTTGCACCTGTACTACCTATTGTACCTGTTGCTCCTGTAGCGCCAGTTGTTCCTACAACACCAGTAGCGCCTGTAGCACCTGTTGTTCCAACATATCCTGTAGCGCCAGTGGCACCAGTTGTTCCTTGAAAGCCTGTAGCGCCAGTACTACCTAATCCAGTAGCACCAGTAGCACCCGTTGCGCCTGTGCTACCTCGTGTACCAGTTGCACCAGTAGCACCCGTTAGGCCTGTAGCGCCTGCTGATCCTGTAGCAGTAGTATCAACCCATAGTATGTTTGTATTTGCTGGTGCAGTTGATTGCGCTATTATACCTTGAGCACCTGTAGCACCTGTTGTTCCAATATAACCAGTAGCACCTGTTGCTCCTGTACTTCCAATATAACCAGTACTGCCAGTGGCACCTAATCCAGTAGCACCCGTTGCCCCAGTACTACCTATTGTTCCAGTAGCACCAGTGGCACCTAATCCAGTAGCACCCGTTGCCCCAGTTGTACCTTGATTACCAAGTGATGCTGGAACCCATTGACTAGTGGTAGTGTTATAATATTTTAGTACTGACATTTAGTTATTTCTTTATTATATATTTATTGCGTAACGGTTATAGCCTTTAGTTCGTCAATGGTTGTAGCTATATCTGCTAAGTTGGTTATGTCTCGTAGTCTTTGTTTTTCAGCTACGATTGCAGAAGTGTCGGCACCTGTTTCTAACGCACGTTGAAATGCTACATCTTGTATAGTAAGCAACGGGCCACGTTCTTTTCGCAAGCGAGTTTTAGTAATTTCTTTAGCTTTATCTATATTGATAGTGATCATTTTTGCTCCTGTTCTAAGTGCCATGCTTCTGAACCAATCCCGTAACCATCGGGGTTAGCAAAATCTGCTTCCCAAGCATCATAAAACTCAAAATCGTTTGGTATTTGTGACCTATCAATGATGTGATAGGGAATTCCAGCTGGTACATCTTTACGTGCGATTTCTTCAATAGAAATACCACAATTAGGTGCAGGTATCACTAATGTGACACCACCTGTTTCTGATTCATGTATAATTACCTTTGACATAATTTTCCTTATCTAAACACAGCAACAAAGTTATATTCAAACCAACCTTTTGATTGGTCTGCATTGAAAGTCACTATACGTATGTTATTGACGGCAGGTTGAGTTGCATTGCACCATTTTGGGCCGCCACCGCTTTCGTTGGTGGTAGCAACAGCAGAATAATTTGCATCAGGCATGTTTGTTGTGAAGTTCACTCTGACATCACCTGTTGTTATAACAGTAATACTAGACACGTTTCCTGAACCTACAATTGCCGCAGACTGATTATATTGCACCCATGCGCGGCAACCATATGCAGTGGCCGCTGAACCGTAACCTGAGTTGAATGAAAAAACACCGGCATCAGTAATAGATGCATATTCAGTGCCATTAGCAAATAATTTAGTACGATACGGATTACCCCCAGTTCCGGCACCTCCCATCCCAATGCCGTAAACGCTTGTACCAGCATTCTCAAACACAGCTAGTGTCTTACCAATATTGGCCCCAAAAGATATTTGAAAGTTAGGTGTAGTAGTACCAATCCCCACGTTGCCGCTGGAATCGATACGCATACGCTCACTGGCACTGGTATAAAATGCCATTGCATTTGGTGTAGCATTAGTTGAATTAAAGAAATTAATACCACCAAGATTTGTAGTTGTCGGGTCAGTAAAGATAATTTGACTAAAGTTTGCTGCTGGAGATTTCCATGTAGCAACTGCGTAATCAGGGGCTTCTACCGCAAATCTTGTATATCCGTTAATTGCACCACTCGCAACTGGACCAACATGTAAAGGTGCAGCTGGTGTAGAATTTTGAATCCCCACATACCCGGCGGTAGTAATACGCATTCGCTCACTTCCACCGGTGTAGAAATTCATCGGCAAATACGTGCCTGTGCCACGAAGACCAGACGTTAGTCGAGCATCAGTTCCACCATTCAATTGCACAGTAAGCAAACTTGAATTTAATAAAGCAGAATCAGATTCTAAATTTATAGTTGCTGATGTTCCAGTACCATTGGGTATAACTTCAAGCACTGTGTTAGTATTTGCTGTGGTTGTTTGAAATGCCACACGGTTTGCAATAGTTCCATTACTAAAATCACCTAATATACGTTGTCCGGTTGAACTGAAAGTTAGATTACCGCTAGTTGATATATTACCAGTAACTGTTAATAGGCTTGATGTTTTGTCGAATGTTAAATTAGCATTACCATTGGCACTACCTGCGTCATTAAATATAACTTGTGTGTTAGATCCTGCAACTGGACCAGTAGCACCTGTTGCTCCTAAACCAGTAGCACCCGTTGCGCCAGTTGCACCTGTACTACCTATTGTACCTGTTGCTCCAGTTGCACCTGTACTACCTATTGTACCAGTAGCGCCCGTTGCTCCAGTTGCACCTGTACTACCTATTGTGCCTGTAGCACCGGTAGCGCCAGTTGCACCTGTACTACCTATTGTGCCAGTGGCACCTGTAGCACCAGTAGCACCCGTTAGACCTGTTGCACCTGCTGCCCCTGTAGCACCCGTTGTGCCTACATTACCCGTTGCACCCGTTGCACCAGTTGCTCCAATGTATCCAGTTGCACCAGTTGCACCAGTAGTACCTACATTACCCGTTGCCCCAGTAGCACCAGTTGTGCCTATATAACCAGTTGCTCCTGTAGCGCCTGTAGCGCCGGTGCCACCTGGATAACCTGTTGCGCCAGTAGCACCTGTTGCGCCAGTAGCACCCGTTGTTCCTTGTATACCAGTAGCACCAGTTGCTCCTGTTGTTCCAATGTATCCAGTTGCACCAGTTGCACCTGTAGTCCCTACAACGCCTGTGGCACCTGTTGCGCCTGTTGTTCCTATGTATCCAGTAGCGCCGGTTGCTCCAGTAGCACCAGTTGCGCCTGCTCCAGTAGCGCCTGTAGCACCAGTTGCGCCAGTGCTACCTCTATATCCAGTAGCACCAGTGGTGCCTGTTAATCCTGTTGCGCCTTCTGAGCCGTTAACTGTTGTATCAACCCACAATACATTAGTATTTGCTGGTGGAGTCGCTTGTGTAACAATACCTTCTACTCCAGTAGCACCTGTTGTTCCTTGTGCACCTGTTGACCCTTGTGGTCCTGTAGCACCTTGAATACCATTAACTAATGCTAAGAACAATGCGTGATTATTAGCAAAGTTGGTAGTACCAGTACCACCTGAACTTGTTGAATCAACTGGTACTACCCAATAGCTAGTTGGTGCACCAGGATTTACATTTGTGGGTGACCCTGTAATAATGAAATTTTGATAATTAGCACTATTATTTTGATCTTGTATAAGAATGGTTTCTGTCGCAGATAGTAATGACAAGAATATATCAATATCAGTATTATCATCAGTCAAATGACTAATGTTGATTGAAGTTGCATCAATTTGAGTAACAGTATTCCAAAGAATATCACCATCACCAGGATAGCCTGACGTTGAGCCAGTGTTTGCTCTATACAAGAATAAACTTGTACTAGTACCATTGGCACCTGTTGCACCTGTAAATCCAGTAGAACCAGTGGAGCCTAAACCTGTAGCACCAGTTGTTCCAGTGTATCCAGTAGCACCTGTAGCACCTTGATAACCAGTAGCACCTGTTGCGCCTGTTGCGCCCGTAGCACCAGTGGCGCCTGTTGATCCAGTGTAACCAGTAGCACCAGTAGCACCAGTAGCACCAGTAGCACCAGTAGCACCAGTACTACCTAATCCAGTTGCTCCCGTTGCACCAGTCGCTCCTGTTGCACCTGTATAACCTGTAGCACCAGTCGCTCCCGTTGCTCCCGTTGCACCAGTCGCTCCCGTTGCACCAGTAGCACCAGTAGTTCCTGTATAACCTGTTGCACCAGTCGCTCCTGTTGCACCTGTAGCACCAGTAGTTCCTGTATAACCAGTCGCTCCAGTTGCACCGGTTGCACCTGTACTACCTGTATAACCTGTTGCTCCTGTAGCACCGGTAGTACCTACAACACCAGTGGCACCTGTTGCGCCAGTTGTTCCTATATAGCCAGTAGCTCCTGTAGCACCTGTCGTTCCTTGTATACCTGTTGCACCCGTAGCCCCTGTACTACCTATGTTACCTGTAGCACCTGTTGCACCAGTAGCCCCAGTACTACCTATGTTACCAGTTGCTCCTGTTGCGCCAGTCGCTCCCGTTGCTCCTGTAGCACCTGTACTACCTATATAACCTGTTGCACCAGTAGCTCCTGTACTACCTATTTCACCGGTTGCACCAGTAGCTCCTGTTGCTCCTGTACTACCTATATATCCTGTTGCTCCTGTACCACCTTGATATCCGGTAGCACCTGTCGCACCTGTACTACCTATTTCACCTGTTGCCCCAGTAGCGCCTGTAGCACCAGTAGTGCCTGTATAACCTGTTGCACCTGTAGCACCTGTAGTACCTACAACACCAGTAGCGCCAGTAGCACCCGTTGTTCCTATATAGCCGGTAGCACCTGTGCTTCCATATTCACCGGTTGCACCAGTACTTCCATATTCGCCAGTAGCACCAGTACTTCCATATATACCAGTAGCACCTGTGCTTCCATATATACCAGTAGCACCTGTACTTCCATATCCACCTGTAGCACCAGTACTTCCTAATCCTGTTGCACCTGTCGCACCGTCGTAGCCAGTTGCGCCAGTTGCACCTGTCGTTCCTTCATATCCAGTTGCCCCTGTAGTACCCGGTGGGCCTTGTATTCTCCCTACATCAACCCATATTGTGTTAGTCAATACCCAAAGATTACCAGTATCTTCAGCAATTACACCGTCATTTTCAACAGCACTAGGATAAGCAGCATTTAATGTTGCTTGTGGATCTAATCCTACCGTAAGCACATCACCAATAATCTTTATACTAGCGCCAGTTGCACCTACGTCACCAGTTGCACCTACATATCCACCTGTCAATTGAAACCAATTAGCAAATGTTCTGCCATTGATATTACTATTAATACTGTTAACTCCAGGATAAAGTCCCGATCCCCATACTCGTACTGTGTATGTTACTGCACTTGTTGTTGTAACTGTATATCTGCTTGTTCCTTGACCTTGAAATAATACACCATCTATATATCCAGCTTTACCCTCAGTATTTGCTACTAATACACCTAAGTTATTAAACAAAGCATAGGTACATTGTTGATCTATTCCTAATGAAGCACTTACTTGAGTAAACAGACTCCATGTTCCCGCTGCAGGTATATTGATTGATAATACTATTGTTGATGTACTTGGGGTAGTTCCTAATACAACACCTTCGTAATATGCTCCAGTAGCCCCAGTAACCGGCGGTGCATCTGATGGCAATCTAGGACCTGTTGCTCCAGTGCCACCTACTGTTCCATAGCCAGTAGATCCTGCTGGTCCAGTAGCACCAGTTATACCAGTTGAACCTGTTGCACCTGCTCCGGTAGCACCTGTTGCACCTAACCCAGTGGCACCTGTTGCTCCATTGTAACCAGTAGCACCTGTTGATCCATGTATGCCGGTAGCACCGGTTGATCCATGTATGCCAGTTGCACCTGTTGCGCCAGTTGTTCCTATATACCCAGTAGCACCTGTTGCACCAGTAGTTCCTTGTACACCAGTAGCACCTGTAGCACCTGTTGTTCCTATATAGCCGGTACTACCAGTTGTTCCTTTGATACCTGTTGCACCTGTTAATCCAGTTGCACCTGTAGCACCTGTGGTTCCATCTAAGCCTGTACTACCTGTTACACCAGTACTACCGGTACTACCTGTAAATCCAGTGGCACCTTGAAAACCTATGCCACCAGTCGCGCCAGTTAAACCAGTAGCTCCTGTTGCTCCTGTAGCGCCAGTTGCTCCAGTCGCACCTGTAGCGCCAGTAGTACCTTTTGTACCTGTAGCACCAACACCACCTGTGCTACCGGGTAATCCAGTACTACCACTACTACCGGTTAATCCAGTACTACCTGTAGTACCTGTATATCCAGTTGCACCTTGATAACCAATTGGACCAGTAGCGCCAGTGCTACCTATACCAGTAGCACCAGTTAAACCAGTAGCGCCCGGTATAATAGAATTTGCACCAGTAGCACCAGTTAAACCAGTAGCGCCGGCTATATTAGATCCAGTAATCCAATTTAAATTACCTAAACCATCGGTGCTTAATACTTGTCCTGTTGTACCACCTGTTATTATTACGTTACCGACATCACCTAAATTTGCTTCTGTTGCTACTACTAAATTGTAAACACCTAAGTTAGATGTATTAGCATTACTACTGACTTGCAATGTTCCAAAAACATTCATGCCAGTGTCAGTTATCTTAACTACATTAGGAACAGTAGAAACACTAATTAATACAGGGCCGTTATCCATTAGATAAACATTAGTGCCACCACGAACAAGTTGTTTTGCAGTTGTTACATTAGATACTAAACTACCATCACCAATAAAATAATTTGCTGTTGCTGAATTGCCTAACTCACTACTACCTTCTACAGTAATATTACCAAAAGTAGCATTGCCGCTAACTTCTACATTACTTAATATACCAACACTTGTTATGTTTGGTTGTTCATTATTTGCTACAGTATATGCTAACTCTGACAATGCTGCCGGTACAAAATTCTCACCACCTGCACCTGATAATATTAAATTACCTATAATTTGTACATTTGCTTTTTGTGTTATAGCAGTACCGGCTAAATTTACCACAGGCAACAACGTATTGGCTGCTAATGCATTGCCTATATTTGGTAGCTGCGTTATTTTTATTGAAGAATTAGCCGTTGACATTAATTATACCTTTTATTATTTACCAAGGTGTCAATGCAATTCTCTGCCATATATCACTACCTACATAATATGTTGCGGTAGTAGCAGTTGAATTTGAACTGACTGCAACAGTTGTTCCGGCTACACCGTTTGTTCTTGATTGGCTAACTGTAATGTTTGGGCTAGATACTGTCTTAATATAATAAACTGTATTTGATATTAATCCACCTATATTGCCGTTAAATATTATAGGTTCATTTACTGCACTTGTTATACTAGACAAATTACCTGATAATGTAATGACATTACCGCTGCTAGTTGTGCTAGTAACACTAGTAACACATGCGGTAGCATTATATGAATCAGTAGCTACATATACATATGATACTGGATTAGCATACATAGTTCCAGAACCACCTGCTAAGTTTACATTTGCACCACCAATAGTTGTTGAAACAGTAAAATATGTATTAGCAGACACATTTCTAACATAGTATGTAGTGCCTGCTGTGATATTAGCTTCAATACTAGTGCCAGTAAATATCACAGGCAAATCAGTATACAATTGAGTAGTATCACTAACACTAAAGTAATCTGCTGCGTTAGTAGTTGAAATTGTCAATTGATTAAATGATGGACCAACTGCCACATCGCCTGTTACATCACCTTGCAATCCAGTTGGTGGAACAATTCTTTGCTGTATTTGTGTGGCTGCTCTTGGTCTATTGATTGGGCTAATATATAATGTATTGCCACAATCAGTAGTAGTAATTAAGTAATTAAGTTGCGTTACCCCTGCAGGAGCAGTTACTGTAACTAATCCACCTATATTAGAGAAATTCTCAAGTGTGCTAATACCGTTGTTGTTAGCATTTGCTACTACAATATTACCGGAGAAAGTAATTACTGCTAATGAATTAGATACTGATATGTTTAATTGTACATTAGCTTGTGTTCCGGCAGGTGCCCAACTACCAAAGTTAAACGTAGTGTTTGATGCTACTGCACCATATTGAACATCACCTAAACTAGTATCAACTAACACAGTACCGGCTAATGCATTGCCCAAATTGTATGTAGTTGATCTAAAACTTCTAACACTTGCATTGCTAATAAGAGTATTAGCCATATCATTGTTTAATGTAGTTCCAGTTAACGCTTGTTTAACTACTACTTTGTTTTGTAAATCTGTGATTTCAGTTCCAGCTGTGTTTAAGTTGGTAACGATAGATGCAAAGTTATCTCTGAACCCTTGACTGTTATTGTTAACACCAGGCACTGGATAGTTTACATTGATTGAATTTGTGTTTATGGTACTCATTGTTTTATTCCGTTATATATATATTTAGTATTGTGCATTATTCGGAAGAATAGTTTCTCTTGGGAATAACACATAAAAATCTTGACTGTTAAGAGGATTTGGTACAGGGTTAGCACTAGGTAAACCCGTCCAAGCAGGCGGATTTAAATTATTGTCCCAATCGTAGGTGATACTCTTATTAACTGAGAATCTATCAATATTAAAATTGATTTCATTTAATGAATACTTAACAAATTGTGCTTGTCCAGTTGTATAACTAGTATAACCCCAATTTTCTTCTATGTTAGCTTTAACTATATCAGCAAAACCAGGCTTTGTATAACAGATAACCCATGCTTGAGTATAACCTAATGTTCCACCTGCTATGCCTGCTGCACGATTAGTAGGAGTATCAGGCTGTTGGCTTGTCATCCATAATGGTAATAATGTACTATTGTAAACTTGCCCTAATACATTTGCTACACGATTACGCATGTTGTATAAACTATTTGGATACAATGTTCTAGCAAATCCAGGCGTTAAACTAGTATAAAATTCTAAATTGCCAGTTAAATCGTCAGCGAAACTTGTAAAAATATCTGTTACACTAGTATACCATGGGCCTAAATTTAAGTTTATTGGTCTTGGCCAATATATACTGCTCTCAATACTAACACCCTGTGGATTGACTAAATTATCTATTACACTACTATATACTACTTCATAAATTACATCGCCGTTTTCATCTTTTGCTACAGCAGTTTTTAATTCACCTAATATTATATTTCTCCAATAGTGATTTCTTGTTACAGCAGCAATATATTGTTGTATGTCACTAGCATAAATCCCGTACGCATGTTCATATATAATACTAGTTGCTTTACCAAAATAAACATCATTTGGTCTATATATTACAGCAGGTGGAATTAGTTCGTCATTATCTAATAAAGTAGCTAACAATTGTCTATCTTGTATACTTGGTGCTGCTTCAATATAAAGTATATCAGTTGGTTGACTATATTCTTGATAAACAGTAACAGTGAACGTTTTAGTTGATTGTATTATTGAATAAATAGGAGAATATGCTTGTATAGTGAATGTAAAATCAGTACTCATTCCACCTTCTAAGAATACATCTGTTGGTTGATTAGCTACGATTCCCGTTATTTCCCCGTTATCTAACAATATTAAGTTAGGAGGTAATGTTCCAGAGTCTACTCTATACTGTAAACTTACATCAGATTCTGCTAATACTTTTAATATACTGGGTGTACCATTGAATACAGTTCCTAAATTAGAACTAGTTACCCATGTTATATCACCTACTATATCTAATGCAAGATTAAATCCAAAGTTAAAGACGGGAGATCCTATATTTTCTCTACCTTTTTTAACTGCTTGTGCGGTGAATCTATAAGTATTGATTCCCGGTAATGATAATATGGGTGTACCTGTTATCCAACCAGTAGTACTACTATATGTTATTCCTGGCGGCAAACCAGTGCAAATATATGAAAGGTCGTTGCTGTCAAAATCATACCCAATCAATTTAAATGCAAAATAGTTGTCACTTTGTGCAGTACCTATTTCTGCATTTTGACTAGGTGGTATAGGTGGTAACAGATAATAACCATAATATATATCAGTATCTGGAGGATTGATAACCAATGGTCGTGTGTTCAATATAGTAGGTGGTCTAGTATTTGGTGGGTTACCTGGACCACCTTGACTTACTGATAAGTTTTGATTTATAACTGTTATTGAATATGATTGTGTAGTATTGCCTAATCTACTAACTAATCTTAACACAAAATTGTATGACCTAATTGTAGGTGAACCAGTTGATGTTTGTGGTAATGTTACCGACATTGCTCCAACGTCATCTGATAATGAAAATGTACTACCATTCTGAGATACTGATATTGAAAATGCATTCAATGTAGTATCAACTTCTTTAACATAATATACTTGACCGGGTGAAATAGTACTGATAGTATCACCAGTAAAATAAACAGGTCTTCCGGGCGTCACTCCGGATACAGTTAAACAATACACATAATCATTTGCAGCTAAGGTCGATGTTGCAAGTGTGGTAACAATTGGCAATGTTTCCTCACTCAATGGAGGATTAGGATAACCTTGAATTAATCCTTTATAATTAATTTCTAATCCAGGTGGTATTGTGCCTTCTTGCAATTCAACTACAGCAGGATTTGATGTATCTGGATCAGTGTATTCTATTTGTAATTGAGTCCAAACACTATCTATTGTAGATAATAATATACCACTTGGAGTAGTAAACTGAGGCAATGCTGAACCTGAAATCAATATAGAAAAAGTTCTATCTCTTATGTTACCTAAATTATCAGTTGCTCTTATTGTAAATACAGTGGTAGTATCTTGTAAAACAAGTACAGGGATACCAGTTATATAACCGGTTACTGAGTTTAATGATAGATTGTCAGGTAATGTGCCTGCTAATAATATATATCCTACCGTAACAGCCGGGCTTACTGGCTCTGCTAATATTGAAAATGATATTGAATATCCGTAAGGATATGATCCTAAAGAGCCTGCTGGTGTAATCCAAGTTGGTTGTGCCATGTTATGTTGTTAAGTAATGCATCGCTATGTCATAGTGATGCTTCCTATCTTCTAACCCAATAGTACCACCATTGATACGTTTGGTTAGTGTCACGAAATCACCACTATCACAATATTGATTTAGTTTATTGTTATCCCAAAACCATCCTGCACTTGATACAGCACCGTTTGGTGTTTCTAGGTAAGCTACTGTATCTTCTAAACTCATTCCTAAATCATTTGCAAATTTTGTATAGTTATCACGCCCGGTCAATTGAATCAATCCACGGCCACAAAAACGATATCCATCACCACTTGACTCGTCACCATTCTTCATGCGATTAGCATAAACACGGTTAGCAATCTTCTCTGGTTTTTTAGCATATTGATTTGCTATTTCATCATTGTGGAAATATTTACCAAATGTACCACGTAAACCCTTAGAACTATAGTTTAGATTTTCTTTGATAGCAGTATAACCACCACTCTCGTGTGCTGTCTGTGCTAAGAAGCCTGCTAGTCGTGCAGGATTATCGTTCATCTCATAATACTCTGCCACTGTGTTTAGTGGTTCTAAGTATCCCTCAAGTATACTTACTTTTGTCTTTGGACACATATGTGTTAATAAATCTAATGTTACCATATTATTTCCTATTATGCGTATGTTGCACCTATTGTATACCATTGCGTAGTAGTAGGAGCCATGTATTGTAATGTAGCATTAGCCCCTTGCGTAAATGCTGCGTTAGCTGCTTGACTATTAATTATACCATTGGTTTGTGGATATACTAACAAACTATTTGCACTATTATTAGTAATGTAAACTACTGTTCCTGCTACTGCTGCTGGTAATCTAACACCTGTACCAGAATTCACTGTACTTACTATATTAATTTCTGTAGTTAATCCTGTTGCTTGTGCTTGTGTTGTTCCATTAGCAGATATACCAGTAGTAACAGCGCGTGTTATGTAAGCAGTAGCTGTTATGTTTGCTGCCTGAACAGTTCCACTCGCAGTTACATTACCTGAGAATGTGGTGGCAGATATTGTGTTGGTTGCCAAATTAAATGATATACCAGTTGGACCAACCGCATGTGCATAATTTCCACTAGTACTACCACTGATAACTACTGGATAATATGTACCGGTTGTTTGTGCTGTAATTGCACCAAAATCACTTACATTAGCATATGCAACATTTAAGTTTGCTACACGGGTAGTGCTTTGTACACTTAGTGGTGCAGTACTTGTTGCTACATTACTAGTGAATGTTGTGGCCGTAACTGTTGCATTTACATTTAATCCTGTTAATGTACCAAGTGATGTAACATTAGGTTGACCATTACTTGCAGTATTGAATGTGGCTTGAACGTAATTGGCTTGTAATAAATTAGCACCTGCTAGTTGTGATGAACCACCGCTCATTGTGATATTACCATTGGCAGCAAATGTAAGACTTGTGAATGAAGTACTGACACTTGTAATATTTGGTTGAGCGGCAGTTGTTACTGTACCGGCTGTAGTAGCACTACCTGCACTTACAGCGTATGTTGCATTGGCTACGGTTCCAGTAACATTAGCACCTACTAATGAACTTAATCCATTGCCGTTGCCAGTAAATACACCTGTGTTTGCTGTAAATGCAACCGCAGTGACTGTACCATTAACTCCCAATGATGTTAATGTACCAACACTAGTAATATTACCCTGTGCTGCTGTTGTCACGGTACCAGCAGTAGTTGCTGCACCTGACAATGCACCAACAAATGTAGTAGCAGTAATAGAAGCATTACCTAAATTAGCACTGATACTTGTATTGATTACCGCAGATGAATTACCATTTGCTGATGAAGTAGAAAATGTTGGGTATACTGTCGTAGAAGTAGATGTATTCTGTAATAGTGCAGCAGCGTTAGTTGCGCTACCTACGGTACCAGTAACATTAGCACCGACCAACGAACTTAATCCATTGCCATTACCAGTAAATACACCTGTATTTGCAGTAAATGCTACCGCAGTTACTGTGCCGTTAACGCCAAGTGATGTTAATGTACCAACACTTGTAATATTTGGTTGAGCCGCAGTTGTTACAGTGCCTGCTGTAGTAGCACTGCCTGCTGTTGCTACACTTAGATTAGCTACTTGTGTCGTACTTGTTACAACAAATGGTGCAGTACCGCCGGCGACATTAGATATAAATTGTGGACTAGTTACATTAGCACTTGCTAATACTTGCGCCGTGCCTAAGTTACCTACATTAGCATTACCATTTGCATTTAATGTACCAGTAATATTAGCACCAGTGCCAGTTGCTATAATTGTAGTAACCCCTGCTGCCGTAATGTTTACATTGCCATTTGATGATGGGATGCTTATATTACTGTTACCATTTGCTAGTATACCGCCTATGTTACCTGTAATATTACCAACGAATGTAGTAGCAATCAATGCCCCATTCGCTAAGTTAGCACTAATTAGTGTATTACTTCCAAGAGCATAATTACCACTAGCACTTGCACTTACAAATACTGGATTCCATGTACCAGTAGTTTGTGTTGTTACCACGCTAAAGTCACTTACATTAGCATATGAAACATTTAAGTTTGCTACACGATTGGTACTTTGTACACTAAATGGTGCACCAGTCGCAGTTGCTATATTAGATATAAATTGAGGACTTGTTACATTAGCACTTGCTAATACTTGTGCTGTGCCTAAATTAAGTACATTAGCATTACCGGATACATTTGCTGTACCAGTAATATTAGCACCAGTTGATGTAACAACTAATCTGTTTGCACCTGTAACTGCAATAGCAATATTAGCATTGGCAGTTATTGATACATTGCTATTTCCGTTTTGTAGTAAACTACTGTTGATAGTAGTAATGTTACCAGTAGTAATGATAGCAGTAGCTGTACCTAAATTACCAACATTAGCATTTCCTGTCCCGGTGTTTAATGTACCGGTAATGTTGGCACCAGTGCCAGTTACTGTTACTATGCTTGCATTACCCGCTACCCCAATTGTAATATTTCCATTGATTGTACTAATATCGACATTGCTGGTTCCGTTTGCAATTGAGTTAGCTGCACCATGTAATCTACCTACAAAGTAATTGGCAATTGCACTATTACCTAAGTTAGCATTGGCAGAAGTTAAATCGCCACTAAGGTTAGCATATGACCCGTCTACATTACCTAACCAACTTAAACCCCTAGCATTACCTAAATTATTATATGTTACTACATCACTACTAATACTTACATTACTACCAAATGCAAATTCGCTATTGCTATTGTCCCATCCCATAAACGCAGTAACCGGAGTAGTAGTGTAATATTGTAATGCACTACCTCTATCTTTTCCGTCATTACTTGTTAATGGTGCACCATTAACGCCGCCGCCCAATGATATAATTGGATCTTCGACATTGAATGAATCAACATTATAATATGTTGTATTACCTGCAACTATCAAATTACCTGCCATGTAGTTATTAGCGCCACCAAAGTAAGTACTACCATTTGCAATGTACAATGAATATGGATTAGTAATTAATGTAGTTCCTGAATTTGCTGGACTGTTTGCTATATAAAAAGTTGCTGCATTTGTAAATGTCACTGTTGCGTTAGTTGCTGTTAGTGTTGGCTGAGCAATTGCATGTATTGCACCATTTGTTATGGTTGCACTTGCCAATGCTACATTATCTGTATATGTACTGGATAACGCACGAATACCTAAATTACCAGTTATAGTTGATACATTAGCATTACCTGTGGCTGCCCCTGTAATATTAAAATTATTTGCTTGTACTCTTCCATTGCCACCTGTAGTAGATATATTACCTGCTGTAACTATATCACCAGTAATATTTGCTATACCTGAAATGTTTGCACCAGTTGAAGTAGCTGATATTGTAGCAGTTGTGTTGCCTGCAACAAAGATAGAAACTGTTGTATTTGCACCTATAGTAACATTACTATTACCATTTTGTATTAATGGAATATTAGCACTAGTAGTAAATATACCTTGTTCAGCACCTATGTTACCGACATTAGCATTACCTGATATATTAGCAGTACCTGTAATATTAGCACCAGTGTCACTAACTACCATTGTGCTATTGCTAATGGCAGTAAATGTAATATTTGAATTATTTGTAATAGAAATATTACTATTACCATTTGCTAATGTGCCTATAAAATTAGCACTGATTGTATTACCCGCTACTGTTAACAATGGAGTTTGTAATAAACCGTTTGCGGTAGTAAAAGTAAATCCTGAGTTACCAGAGAATTTACCTAAATTACTTCCACTACCTTGAAATTGAACTTCGGCAGCATTACCACCGGCAACACCATTACCTGCTGTAACCGCTGACCAAGATAAATTACCTGCACCGTCAGTAACGATAGTATATCCAGCGCCGCCGCCCGGGATATGTAAATTACTTACGCTAGATATGTATGTATTTGAACCAGTAAAATTTGCACGACCTGCAACATTCAAACTAGTTAAATTTCCAAAACTTGTTAAGTTAGCTTGATAATTTGAATTGCTTGATAAGTTACCATTAAAAATTGATAATCCATTATTAACATCGGCAAAATAGTTAGAGTATACTTGGTCAGGATTAATATCAATTACTAATGTCTGACTAGACTGTGTAATTAATGCATTGCTTCCAGTATTACCGCCCCTACCCATTTTTAATGTGCTAGTAGAAACTTGTAAACATGCAAGATTGGCAGAAACTACAACATTGCCAGTTGGGAAATTAACTGTAATACCTGCACCTGGTGTCCTGTTAATAGAAGTTACAGTAGTATTTGCGTTCGCACCAAAAAGTTGGTCAAAGTTGTTCTGTACTTTATTGAAGGCTGTGCGTATTGCATCTGCTGAAGGATCATCTGGAAACGTTCCAAAGTCTATGTTTTGTTGGCTCATGTTTGTGTTACCTATTTATAATGTATTTATCGTTTTTTAAGAAACGGTGAACCAAAAAAATACCCGACTATCGCCGGGCATTTTAAGTACGGTTTTGTTATAGACCGCTTAACTTTAAATAGTCTTTTAACAAATCAGTAGACTCTTTCATTGGGCTACCTAATCCATCAACTCCCATGCGAGATGATTGACCAGACACAACTGGAATAGTTGTTTGACCAGTAGATTTTTGTTTATTCAATCCACCACTGATAACTTTAGTCATAAAGTCAATGTCAGCTTCAAATGCTGCATCTGTGCCGTTTTTACCGGCTTCATTAGCCCATTCGTCTAGCTTCTTTTCTTTTTTGTCTTTCTTGTCATCATACTCAATGTCTTTTTTTACTTTCTTACCAGCTTCTTCTGCCTTGTCATCATCTTTACCTTTATGACCTTCGTCATATTCGATATCTTTAGCGACTTTTTTAGCGGCTCTTTCTGCTTTGTCATCTTTCTCACTAGTAGATTCTTCTGATAAGAATGCTAATTTCTTGTAAAGATTAGCAAAAGATTCTGCTACTGTTTCACATTTACAAGGACTGCAATCACATTTTTTGCAAGTGTCATTTGCATTACCTTCTGCTACGTTTTCAGTATCATCTGCATCAGTCTCTGCTTCAGCTTCGTCATCGCCATCTTCAGATACTGGTTTTGAATATATTTGACCTTCTTCTTCATCTTCTCCTGCATCTGCGGTTGCTAATGCACTGTTAGCTGCTGCATTACCGGCAACATCAGCATTAGTATTATCAGCACCAGAATCCGGGGCATTTTCAGCAACTTCAAATTCCATTTGATCTTCTGATTCTTGTTCACCCATAACTGATTGTTGACCAGAACCACATTGATGATTCTCTTCCATCATACCGCCACATTCATTGCAAGTTTCTTCTTCACCGTGCATGTGACCTTCTTCAGACCCTTCTTCATCTGCGTAGTCGCCACCACTTTGCATCTCACCGCCAGATAACTTCTTCATCAATGCCATCATGCCGTCATGGTCATCAACTACTTCAATTCCACCTGGTGCTTGTGTTGAGCCTTGTGGTGCGCCGTACCCATTTTGTTCATCACCACCAAATAAACCCATGCCTGCTGATTTGATGATAGATAATAATTGGTCTGCTTCACCGTCTTGCGCTGATACACTTACTGAATCAGGAGATCCTTGTTGACCTTTGCTGATTGAAACAGTCATGCCTTCTGAAACTTTTTCTTCGCTTTCAAGTAGTGCATTCAATTGCTTGTCCAATGATTCAAATGCAAATTCTTCTAAATTTGAATCATAGCGTGTTCTATCAGTAAATGTATTTCCACCTACTTTAAATTTACTACCGTGTGGTGTTTTAGCAAGACCGGCAGTGAAAGCATTGCCTTCGTCCATACCCATATCATCAGCACCATAGCTAGCCATTGTGCCTACTTCAGATGATACTTCATCAACTGCTGTACGACCTAAGATTGGCATCTGACCATAGCACTCATCTAGTCCTTCTTTAAAGCCGTCGTGATAATGTCTTGCTTCTTCCATATCATCGTGTGTGCAATTGTATGGCATTTTTCTTAAAGCATGACTTTTGCCTTCAAGCCTTGCTGCTTGTAATCCGTGTTCCATACCTTCTTTCACTTTCTTTTTATCTTTTACGGCTTTTTTCATTGGCTCTTTTTTGTCACCGTCTTTATCCATATCTAAGAAGTCTGGTTTAGCAGCTTCTTTTACTTCTTTCTTAGCGAAAGGATTAACACCTTTCTTGCCTTCTAATACATCACGACTAGGAGTGCTTAGTGGACTTGATTGAGCAAAGTGCTGTGGCGCATCAGCTTCATGCATCTTGCTTAATGTCTTAGCAAGTTGTGCTTGCTTTTCTGTCTTAGCCGAATAATCTTCTTTGTGTGCTAACACCTTTGCTCTAAACTGAGCAGGAGTCATATTATGTGATTTTGCTTTTGCAGTGAATGCACCTTTATTTTTGGTAGCATCTTTGATCCAATTATCGCCTGTTTCTTTCATTGGTGCAACTTGTGAACCTGCACCTGCTGCAGGGGTAGCACCTGGAGTTTGTTGAGTAGGAGCTGCGCCCGGCTTTTGCATTGACATTGTACCATTCTTAGCAGCTTGAACTACGGCTGGGTCTTGTGTAGTGATAGCTGGCATATTAGGATTAGCAGGATCTTTAATCATAAATGCAGGTTTTGATGCCATTTGTTGTTGTTGCTTTTGTTGTGCTGTAGCAGGCATTGGTTGTACGGCTAACCCTGCTTCATTTACTGCTTTGTCCATATTATCAAAGTATTCTTTGAGACTATGTTTAACACTAGGCTTGCCACTTGGCTTAGGTGCTTTACCCATACCCATTGCTTGGCTTAATGCTGAACTATCATATTTTTTAACTTCACCTGATGAATCAGCGGCCTTTGGAGGACGACCTTTGCCACGCTTAACAGCAGGAGCATCACTCATCTTAGATAGACTTGCACGACCAATTGGTTTACCGTATTGATCGGTAACATCTTCTGAACCGTGTCTATTTCCATAACCGCCAGGGCCTGCTTTGTGAATAGTTGATCCGCTTTCGCTTAATTGGTCAAATGATTTTAATATATCTCTAATATCCATTTTCTTTTCCTTAACGGTTATATGCTGCGCCAGTCTTTGGCTTTGGTGGCATCTTAATAGTACTCATTGGACTTTTATCGCCCATTTTCTTATCATCTAGATATGGCTTGAACGGGTCAAACGAATCTGGTGTTTCTTTTCCTGCGTAAGGAATATCAATCATACTGTCTTTAGTTTGTTCCTTGATTGATTGTAAATATGAATCACCATATGCTTTGCTTGCTGCTTTAGCATCTGGTTGCTCACCCATTTTTTCTTGGTCAAGCAATGGGCTATTTTTCATTTCGTCCTCATATCCAGCCATTTCACTATCAACACTTTCATCATAGTCAGTAGATACCATACGCACCATGTTAACATTGTAACCACATAGTTGAGCAATCTGTTGTATCATTGGTTCTGTAGCTGGATATCTAAATTCAGCTTTAATCAATGTTACACTTTCATTCTCTAAATTAGGGAAACCATATGGAGATTTCTGTATTGGGGTACTTTTTGGTTCACTTATTTCCACTGGGTCAAACTTCTTTAGATTGAACTTAAACATATCTATAAAGTTTTTATCAATGGTGCCGGCAATTTTGATAGTATAATTGTAAGTATGTATACTTTCCATAATATGTTGTTTAAGGCTTCGCATGTTTTATTCCTGTATATCTTATTTATCTTTTTAAGTGGATTTTGATGCCAACATCTTAAGCAACTCGTTTCTGTCAAGTTCTCTACCTTCTCCTACAGGAGTAGCTTCAATCTCTTTCTCTCTACTTGCTTCTTTTTGATCTAATTGTGCTTTCTTTAGCTGTAAATCAATCATCTTTAGCTTCTTATTTAGTTTGGCAGTCTTTGCTGTGATTGCATGACCAAGCATAGTTCCAGCGACATTGAATATTTCGCTAGCATATCTACTGTCAACTTGCATCCCTAAGTCCATCAAGTCTTTATAGCTATCTTGTGCTAGTGTAGCAAGACTATCCATCTCATCATCTGCGGCTTCTAATCCACGTACTTGAGGTAATGCTTGTTCTATTTTTGATAGACTATCTAATGCTTCAGTGGTGATTTCCTGTGCATTGTCTGGGGTTGGTTTTGCCAAGCTGTCAATATCGTCTTGGGGAAGTTCAAAGAGTTCTTCTAGTTTTTTGGTCATAAAAGTATTTAGTTACTTTCGTGACCCGTTTCTAAAAAGGTCATCTTCTGTGATTACTCTAAAAGAAAAACCTTGCACTTTACAATATGCCATTGCCGATTGCCATTTAGCATGGTTTACTGCTACCACAGCCCTATCTCTTGCGCTTGCTACTCTGCTTTCAATCAGACTTTGTTTTTTAGGTTTAATTTCTACAACTTCTGCTAATTGTTTGCCATACTTGTTTTGATATACAACAAAAAAATCTGGTATATAATTATGAATTTTACCATCTAATGGACTACGATATGGGATAGCCATTGATTCACTTGCCCAATGTGTCACGTTTTTATTAGTGTCACAAAAGGTCATGAATGTTAGTTCCCACCCTGATCTATATTTAGGTTTATGCTTACCTACATACTTTTGTGGGTTTTTAGGAGTAAATATACCTTGTGCCCAATTAGCCATGATTATTGCACAATGTTTCGTGCGACTGATTGATTTGGTCTTGGTAAAACACTAGTACCATACAGTGTAGTTTTGTTTTTAAAACTATTAAGATAGTATGCAAGTATTTGATTTATTTCCATCTTTTGTTTACCCTTAAGTTGATTTAATAAATCAAGAACTGGTATTTGAGTTTGTTGTGAAATTCTGAATAAAATAACAGTAAAATTATCAGCTATATCTACTGAATCACATATTGAAGTAAAGTATGAATGTACGATATCATACTCATTAGGATTAACTATGAGGTTAAAAGAATAAAACGAATCAAAAATTCTGATTGTTTTATCTATTGAGTTAGATTTACGGTTGTCTATTACGCTTGCCATATTTTATTTATCAATCAATAATTTGATTTCTATTTTTACCATATTGTTGGAACGCATAACTAGGAACTTGATATCCAGCTGGTTTGGCTCCTAATTGTTCAGGGCCTTGTTGTGCGTTTACAGGTTGACTTGCTTTATTTTCTGTTGCAGTAGTTTCACCCGAAGCAGGGAATGTGAATGGATTATTTCTAGTATTGCTTTGTTCTACCCCATTTGGCAATCCAGCAACGACTGGCGAAGGTGCTACATTTAATGTATTAGGATTTTTAATTGAATCATACGCAACTACACTAGGGTTATTTCTGCCACTACCATACCCATAGCCTACTATTGCTCCTGTACTACTAGTAACTGCGCCGCCTGCACTATCTACTAAATTTTGTGGTCCGGGAACAGGACCATTTGCACCCTTAGGTGTTATAGTACTTAATCGTCTATCATAGCTTCCGTCATCACCAAATCCAGTAGGTATATTACTTGGATCCCGCCCATCGATTGCACCTTCGTTATAAACTACTGTTTCATAATCTATGGACATTTGATTTTCCATAGTGCCTGTGTTTTGAGCATAGTCATATGTATCATGTGTAAATCTTGTTATGATAGGGTTTATTAAAGTATAAGCAGAAAACAGATGACGGTTAAATCCAAAGATAGTGATATTCTTAAAGAAAGGAATTTTAACTCCATCTGCGTTTTGATTCTCGCCTATATAACCCCAATCAGTGTTCCCTGTATTAGAAGGTTTATATTGTGTTCTATCATTGTATCTAGCTTCAGTTGGAATTATTATTGTGCCGCCTCCACCTTGTACTGGGGTGCCACCGGCACCTCTGTTACCGGAAAATACTACTTCAGGAGTTGTACCATCAAAGTAATAATAATTGTAATATGCTTTCCACAATGCTCTTATAGTTCCGCCTAGATTAGGCGTGCCCAATCCTGAACCATTGTCATCGTGAAATGTAACATCTATTGGATCGTATTTGATTTTTGTTTGTACAATTCTCTTACGATTGTACTGATTCAGTATAGCAGTTTCAATATTAAAACTAGGAAGTTTAACTGATTTAACTAGTACGCCGTAATCATTACTAACTGCGCCCGGAAATGCTTCAGGGTTTATTTTGAAATAAACATGAAATAAGTATTTAAATTTGGGGGCGTTTCGATAATCGCCGTTTTTAAAGCCAGGGCCACCGCCTCCCCTAAATACTTTACTTGCGTGAGTGTAATCACGCAAGGTAGCTTGCCCGGATGTGGTTTGTCCCGGACGGTTTGGCAAAACACGCTGTATATTATTAGGTAGACTATTGTTATTAAAAGTATCAGCCATATTTAATAGCCAACTAAAATATTATAGACTACCACCAATACCAGTAGCGATATCTCCAACTGTTCTCTGAATAGCTTCACCTACACCTACTAGACCGCCACCAGCTGATTGAATTGCATTATCATAGCGTAATGTTAGTGCAATAGTTACTGCTTCGTTAGTTGCATAGTTCAATGTGTTATAGTTTGCAGTTTGAATAAAGCAACCATATAATTCCCATGTTTCTAACACAACAGGACCTTGGGTTCCATTGCCGCCGTCTAGTATTTCAATATCAGTTTGAAATTTATAATCTTGACCACTAGCTGCACTTGCTTGTTCAACAAAGTCCATTTGCTTCTGTAATTGTTGTCCTACTAATGCAGACACAGTACCAGATGCATCATCACGAATGTTAATAGCAAGTGTTTGCCATGTTGCTTTACCTGCCAAATACATAGTTGAGTTATATACTGGTATTGTTATTTCTTGAAATTGTACTTGTGGTCTAGCGCAGTCAATAACTTGCTTAGTTAAACTTACGGTATCACCAGCAGTTCCAATATTTAAAAAATTTACTCTGAACCTAAATTGTAGTTTAGGCATTAATAAGCCCTGATTGCCGCCGGCATTATCAGATGCTACTGTCATGTTGAACAATGATTGTGAGGCTGTTGCCATTTTATGTTTCTCCTGTTAATATTATTTATCTTAAATCAAAGATAACCCCTTTCGGGGTCATCTTATAATGCTTTTATCTCACCTGTGTTTAATACTCTAACTGGAATATAAATGAATTCAGCTGCCTTGACTGGTTCGATTGCAACATCTACCCACAACTCATTCCTATCTATTCTTGCAGGAGTATTGTTTGATTGATCACAAATTACAAGATAATCATATATGCCTCGTTTTGCAACTAAATCAATCATCAATGTTTGTATTACACCTTGAATCTGATTACGTGTTAACGCATCGTTTGGCTCAAATACAAACGGTCTTGACGCTAACTCTAGTTGCCTACGAATATAAGCAATCAATCTAGCAACATTGGTTCTATCTAATGCACTTTGACTATCGTAACTTGTCTTGTTACCATAATTTAACAATCCAACACCAGTGAAGAATACTAATGGATTGATAAAGTTAATATATAATACATCACGAATTCCTAAGCGGGTCTTGATAGTTATAAATTCACCTGTAGTACTATCTAAATATCCAATGTTTGTAGCATTGTCAATGTTACCTCTACGTGTACCTGCTGCTGCTAACCAAGGATACGCAATTGTATCATTGCGTAAGAAAGTACGTAACATCATGTGACTTGGTGGAACTGCAACAATATTACCTGATAAGTCTGAAGTCAATCCACTTGGATAGAACAAACCTAAGTAAGTATTGCGTGTTACACAACCTTCTTCACCTGTACTTGTAGCACCAGCTGCATTAGTTGCCCATGCTTGAATTGCAGTTGCAGTTGCTGGTAATCTCATTGGAGTATCACCTAGTATGTATGCTGTCTCACCGCGATCTGCGTTCAATACAACCATGTTAGGTTGTAGTTCTGGATAGTTAGGTGTAGCCATCAAGTTAAAGAAGTTATCTTGATCACGCAAATCAGTATTAGTATCAATTGCTGAACGCAATGCTTTTACAACCATTTGACGTTGTGCTTTACGACCCATATATGGACTACCATTTGATTGTAAACCACTTACACTTAACCATGTTGCAGTCTCTGTTGGAAGAGGACCATCTGGGTATTTTGTGCCAGTGAAATAGTTTGATTGATACTCTTTAACATTGTATCCTGAACGGCGTGTGTTGAATAATAACATACCAGTTGGATATAGTGCAGGATCGGGTGCATCTAAATCTAAGTAGTCACTAGTTAAAAGACTAGTGATTGTTGGAATAGGATCATCAACCACATTAGTGACGCCATTTGTTGCCCAACGTGCATCAGCAAACAATACACCAGTTGAACTAGTTTGGTTGCTATTATCAATCAATACCCACATATCTGTTGCACTGACAGTATCATACTGCCAACGACTGATAACTGGGTAATTTTCTAAATCGCTTGTGTCAATCCACAAGTCACCGTAAACTAATGCAGTGTCATCACTTTGCAAAGTTGGCTCAGTAGCACTAATGATAGGACCATTTGGATCTGTTGCATTTACGCCTGTAAATGAAGGGAAACCATTATTATCATAATTTATGTTTTTATAACCATTCCATTGACCATTGGCTTGAACCATGATATCAACTTCATCAACCACGCTATAGTACCATGGTGTTCCGTTCGCTGGATTTGCAACTGGTGCTATTTCGTTTATCGTGTATGTTAAGTAACCCCAATTACTTATTTGTGTATTGAAAACATTATTTGCGTTTCCAGAAACAAAAGTCACCGCAGTTACTCCGCCGCTTCCATTTACTGATACAACTTCTAATACCAAATCATTTGTAGTAGTTGAACCTCCTAATAAAGCACCGCTTGTAGTTAATGTATTGCCAACTGAATAACCTGTGCCAGCTGCGGTTACTCCATTTCCAGTAATTTGATATGTATCAAAAACATTAGTAGAAACTTGAATTGTGCAATTTGAGCCGGCTCCACCTGTTGTTGCTATTCCAGTATAAACATTTGTTTGGGCTGGCCCTATTTTTGTATAAGCTGTATTTAGAGTATAGTCTAATCCAACTTGAGTTAAAATACCAGCACTTTTACCTTGATTAGCACCTGCAGTTTGAATGTAATCATTTAATATGATTTGACCGCCCTCAGTGTGAGTTAATACAATTGCTCCGTCACTGTTGACTTCAGCACTAGTATAGTCTATACTCTGTGCAGACCAAGCTGTGACAAATTGCGTAGGAGTACAACTATCTGGAATAGTAACTTGATATTGACTTGATAATATGTTACTGTTTGGAATACTTGTTTGTACATATAATACTGCTGAACCTAAGCTATAGTTTAAATTAACAATAAAATTAGTTTCAGATCCTGTACAGACTGTAGGCCCAGCCGCTAGTTTTGTAAAAATGAACGTAGGAGAAGTTGACCCAATTCCTACCCCATTTAAATTATTAAATGAATTGTATTGTCCATATATACTTCCAACCGGAACTGCTTGTCCACCAGTAGCATCTAAACTAGAATCAATATCCCAATCGTCCATTGCTAGATTGACAGTTTGTGCAGTCCATGCAGCAGTCACTGCATTATATTTTGATATAATAGGATTTAAACCAAGACCGTTTGACCCAACTTTAATCCAAACTGAACCTGTTGGGTGAGGATATTGTTGACTACTGGTCCATAGTGGCATTTCTGCTGAAGTACCATATTCAACTTTTGGTTGATAATAAATTCCTGTATCTATACCTAAATCATCTAATACAGTTCCTGTCCCAGTTACAATTTCAAAATATGGATTATCTGTAGTAGGTTGTGATGAATATATATTTAATTTACCTGACACAACTGAAGCATTCACGTAACTATACCCTAAATTATTAATTGCTGTTGCAACACCGGCAACATTATTGTTAGTAGAAGCCGGAACAGTTACTGTAATATTAAATAAATTGTTCACACTTATGATAAAAGTATCGGCTGCGGTTAATGTAGGATTAGAATTTGTTCCTTGCACGGTTGGCCAAGAGTTTGCCCAGCTTCTACTACCTAATAATACCCAATTATTACCTATTGATTTATAAAAATATTGATTACCGGCTCCATAGCTTGCACTATAGTTAGGAACAACACAATAATCACCAATATTTCCAATACTATCTGCTGGATAATTACCTGTCAGATACGCTGTATCATTAATAACTATAGGAGTCTTTACACTAAAAGTACCAGTGGTAGCATTAAATTGATAAATGCCCCAAGCACTGGTAGTAATATTTTGCCAGTATTCATTAGCAGTCGGTGCACCAGACGGACGACCAACTGTACCTACGAACGCGGCTAAATCAATATCTGCTCTCAAGCAGTATACACGATTGGTAACACCAAGTGCAGAATATGCAGCTAATAAGCCATATTCATTTAACTCGTAACCTTGAATAGGTGTGCCATTGGTTGTTGTGTAGAAGAAAGGTACCCCATAGAAATCTGCTAAGTCTTTTTGACTTGTGATTTGATATAGTTTCCCTGCGTTAGCAGCAGTAGTACCAGCAGCTACACCAGTTCCAGAAGGATTTGATTTATTTTGTGCTGTTGCGAAAACTACTAGCGGTACTGAATTAGTTGCGGCTGGTAAATATTGACTTTGGTCAATGATTGTTACTTGTACGCCTGGAGATGTTAATGCCATTTTATTTTTCCTTTAGTAAAATTATGAGGTTTACAACCTGATTGCATACTATTATTTATGAATAAATTGAAAAAAGTCGGTATAATAAAACCTTCGAAGGTTAACTATAAATACATTATGATACTTCAACGTCCAATCTGTAAAAAATGTAACAGGAATCATGCGGCCGTAAACTATAAGCGCAATGAAGTCACACATTATAGAAGCATATGTGATGAATGCGGTAAGAAAAAGAAAAAGCAAAAACCACTCAAAGCTAACTGGACTAAGAGTGGTTACAAGAAAAAAGCCACATGCGATTTATGTGGCTTTAAAAGTCTATATCTATCACAGATAACTGTATTTCACATTGATGGGAATCTAGAACACATTGAGCATACTAATCTACGCAGCATATGCTTAAACTGTGTAGAAGTAGTTAAGAAAAAAGATGTTACTTGGCGCCGGGGAGACCTTGAGATTGACTATTAATTATCTCATAAATCTTATTGTGTAAATCGTCAATTGTAGTGTTATTCTCTACGATGAAATCGTAGTTTAATCCTATACTACTATACTCGCTAGCATGAATTTTTAGTCTGTCTAACTTAGTTTTACTCACTGACCAACTAGCATTGCCATTTGGTCCTTTATTATATGATACCGCAGCATCGTACCATTTAGGATCAGGTCCGCGCTTTACTCGTAGTGCTATTCCGTTTGCATTTTTGATAGCAGCAACCTCATTATCAAACCTACAGTCTGTGATTACAATATCTTCTTTAGTATTTATTAGCTTGTGTTCTACGCTAGCAACCCAGATATCATTGTGAAAGTGATTGCGACATACGTCTGTGCCCCAATATTGTAGTACCCACCTTGGTGTGATGTCCATTCCTAGACGATTGCTCCACCACTCGTCACGCTTTTCACGCCATGTTCTACTAGCTTTTGTCGTACCTTCTAGATATTCTCGGTCCCAACCAAAGACTGCTGCTACTGCATCTTTGAGACTAGCAGCAAAGCTAACTCGTTTAAAACCATGATGTGTTGTGAGATAGTCGGCAATCGTGTCTTTACCTGAACCAATCAAACCAGTGATGCCAATAATCATAAAAGAAAACTCCTGTAACATACTTATTATATTACAGTAATGTGAAAAAGAAAAGAGTTTAGGTTAACCTTGTACCCATGTCAATGGCTGACTGTAATCCACATATTTCTTCAATTCTTCGATTAGTAGTTCCATCGCTGCTTTGCCCTCTGCTTTCATAGCAGTACCGTTCAATGTCGTGCCGCCACCTGGACCGGCGATAGTGCTAAATTTCTCACGGGCTTCACCGATGATTAATTTAAGATTAGCTAAGATAAAGTCACCAATCCAAACACCAGCCCCAGGATCCTGCAGTAATATTTCTTCTGTCTTTTGTACGTCAGCCCATATCAATACACGCTCACCGGATCCTTTTGGATCACGCACAATACGCAATACTTTAGACACTGGGTTGAATGTGTATGTCACATAACCACCGAACATCCTTGCTGCTAACTCAACATAACCTGCATAAAAGTCATATGTTGCCATACCACCTGCATAGTTATAGTTCAACAAGTAGGTGTTTAAAATAGCACTGCTGAACGGATCAAAACTGCTACTTGATGGGCCAGTTTCTAAACCAATCGTTCTACGGAAAATACTACGCACATTGATAAACTCAGCAGGTAGAGTGTAAGTATCTACATTCTTCTCAATGGTCATTAGAATATAAGATTCTTCTGTAGCAGCTTGTGCCCGTTGACGATAGACCTTGATAGCGTAGTTGTACGCTGCCTCGTAATGTTGAGGGTCCAATTCTAAATCAATAATACCGTCGCCTAAACGAAATGCTATGTTTTTGAAAAGACCTTCTTTTAACTCATCTAAAGTTAGACCAGATGGGGTAGAAAGAGGACTAGCGGTTGGATATGTTGACATAAGTGTTACCTAATAGTATTATTTATCAGGTAACTTATGGATTGGGAGATTTACCCTTCATGAACCTCAAGAAAGGTATTTCAGTTTCATCTACAAGCCGTGTTCTACCATCAAGGTGAGTGTATCCGTGTTTTGATTCTTTTTCGCAAACTGGACATAACCACCTTTCACCTAAATATAAGATTAACCAGACATGGCAATCGTCACAACTAGGACGACCTAAACCCATTACAAGTCCCCGTCTTGCCTATTCTCGCTGTAAAATGCATCAAACTGTCCACCGGGGTAACGTGATTCTAGTTTTCTTACATTCTCAGCAATCACTTCATTAGGATCTAGATTCAATGCACGACATGCATTAATCCAATACCACATAACATCGCCTAGTTCCCGTTTCATATGGTAAACAGCATCATCGGTAAGTGCTTTTCCTTGAAAAAGAATCTTCTTGGGCACTTCGATAAACTCACCACTTTCTGCTGCTAATCCGAAACAGGCTGTAATCAGTAACGGGATGTTAACATCAGGTCCATGTTTCAATTCACCGTCAAACACTTCATAATTAGCATCTAATCGGTCGCAGGTGTCTATGAACGCAGTCAAACTAACACTGGGGTTACTAGTGACTGCTGCTACAAACTCTTGGTATTTATTTAAATCAATCTTCATACATAATCCTTAAACATTTGTTTTCTACCTTCTTCACCTAACGTACTGTTAAAAATTTCATCAGTACGCTGTAGCATTGCACAGGCTAGCATTAGCATTTCTTCCCTACTATCAGTCAATTCAATTGACTTGTCAATCAAAACCATTATTTCATCCATTCGGACTTTTACATGTTGTCTATCCATTTTAGAACGCTTTCAAAATAATCATGCTTTCGTTAAATCTTCCGTTCGGTGCTGCACCTACTGCTTTGATATCTTTGAAATACTTACGTGCAGCGGGTTTGCTTCCCATCACCTCTTTGATTTGCTCACCGGGCTTGCGTAGTGTTTTCATCTCGCTAGTGTTCGCATCAAACCCTAGCAGGGTGTTACCTTTAACACTGAACACTTTGCTGTACTCGTCAGCAATGTAATGATGCAGTTTACGCTTACCTGTATCATACACCCACGCCTCACTTGCACCGTGAAGTTTAGTAGGATGCACACTAACTAAATCAAGTTTAGCTGCAACGTCCTTGAACAACTTTAAGTACTTAAGTTTAGCAACAATCTTCTCAACTGGGATTGCTTTGCGTTTACGCGGAGCCTTGCTTGCTTTCTTGATGCTGATATAACTGTTCAAGTCACCTAGCACACCGTCAATGAATTTTAAAATGTTACGAATTTGAATCTTACCTAAAAACGCATAACCTTCTTTCAATGACTCGTCACCATCACTTAGACGCTGGAATTCATCTTGCTTACGCTTCCAGATTTCAACAATGATTGGGATATGTTGTGGCATGACATTGTATTTTGCAACAATATCAACTGTCTTTTCTGACGCTTTGCCCTTAGTGACAAAATCGTCAATCATCCCTTCCATCTCACCTGCGGCATCTCGTGCTTTTTCACGCAATACTTCTTGAATGTTGGGTCGGGTGGATACAGTTTCTTCTTTCACAATACTAGTTTGACTAGTTTTTACTTCACTAGTGGTCAGTGATTTTACCAATCTTTTAATATCATTTTGTAATGTGAGTTCTTCATGCTCAGTCAATTGTAGACCACGCATAGTCATACGTCCGACCCAGCACAATGTCATAATGAATTCGCTTTCATGCACTTTTCTAAGTAGTTTAGCATCATCTGTTCGTTTGTTGTAATCCAAATATTGGCACAACAATTCTTTTGCATCTTTTTTACTGTAGAATCGGTTGTACCATGTGAAACTTCTAGCAAGCGCCGAGAATCGTTGTTCAGTATCGGGCTGCACTGGGAAGAAGGGTTCTTCACCCATGTATTTCGTATCAGCATCACGTGGGTTGAGTGCTTTTACAAACTGGTCTTCTGTGGGTTTTCTAGCCATATATTACTCCAAAGTTTCAATTGAATACGTATTATAACACAGGAACCATTTAATGTCAACTGTTTGGGTAATACGCCCTCGTCTGTATTTACGATAAATAAGTAATAAAGTGAAATAAATATGCCTAGACTATCGCTTTGGCGTCCCAATAAAACGAACGATTACAACTTTTTTGATAGAACAATATCAGAACAGTTCACCGCAGGTGCCACGGATTTGTATGTACATAAGTATATGGGTCCAACAAATCAAGGTCCATCTATAGATTATACGCAACCTGAATACGATGTATTAGCCCCAACTAATATTCAAGACTTGTTATTCTTAGAAAACCGTGACAGAACATATGATCCAAACATCTATCGTTTGCGCGGCCACTATAATGTACAGAATTTAGACTTTGACTTAAGTCAATTTGGATTGTTCTTAAACAACGATATCATATTCATCACTGTTCATTATAACGACATGATTGATTTGATTGGAAGAAAATTAATGGTTGGTGATGTTATTGAGTTACCTCATCTACTTGATTACAATCCATTAAAAGAAACTATACCAACTGCATTGAAACGATTCATGCAGATTACTGATGCTAACTATGCTAGTGAAGGATTCAGCCCAACATGGTTCCCGCACTTATGGCGTATCAAGTGTGAACCACTAGTGGATAGTGAGGAATTTAGTCAGATATTAAGTGCCCCGATAGACCAAGATACATATCTTGGAATATGGGATAAAGATAAAACATATCCAGCTGGTTATGTAATTACGTTTGGTGACAAAAACTATAAATCGTTGATTGATGTTCCAATTGGAATTACTCCACCCGATCTTACATACTGGGAATTAGATACAGCAAGTAACCTCAAAGATATTCTTGCTACTTACAACAAGAACATTGCAATTAACAATGCAGCATTACAAGAAGCTGAAAGACTATTACCTAAGTCAGGATATAATAATAACAATCTATATATTGTTCCTACTTACGGGGAATACTCAAGTGATGGTGTTCCATCTAAAGCAATCAATAACCCTGCTCCACCCGTAGGAGTTAACACTAACTCATCAGGTGCGCCGGTTGCTACAGGCACTGTTATGATGATGCGTAATGCAAAGTATAAAAATGCTAGTCCGGTTATTAAGATTTCTAAATCTATTGTAAAAAATATCTGGGATCAAACTGCGGATATGGAATATGAAAAATTAAATGTATTCAATACAGTTAATTTAGAAGTATTAACTCTTGCTCCAGTTAGAACAGATACTAATTCAGGACCAGTAAGCGGAGATAAAATATTAACAGTATATTCCATGGGTCAAATTACTGGACCATATGGTACCGCTGATAACACTTATGCTACTGCCGACGCTAATCCAGAACTACCCGGCTTCACTGGCACTATCAGCACACAAATGGATTGGAGAGCAGACTGCGATCCAGCATTTCAGTTTATTGCACGTAGTAGCCCTCGCAGTTTTGGTTACACAACAGGCTACATGGATGGAAACGGAGAAGCACCAAATGGATTCCCAACTGGTGCTGGAATAAGTTTCCCACAGAATCCACAAGTTGGAGATTATTTCTTACGTATTGATTACTTCCCTCAATTGTTATTCCGTTGGGATGGTAAACTATGGGTAAGAATATCTCAAAATATAAGAACACAATCTGGATTCAGTTTAGAAAATCAATCACAGTTGTCGGGCTTTATTAATAACGTTGGTGAAACAAGACTGACAAATGGCACATTTGTTCCACAAAAACAAGCATTGTCAACCATATTAGGATTGACACCAGATACATTACCACCAGTCACTTAAAGAGTATATAATGGCAGAATTTTTTTACGATAATCAGATACGCAGATTTTTAATACAGTTTGCAAAAATCTTTAGCAATTGGCAAGTTACTAAAGGCAAAGACCCGGCAGGAAATCTTATTGTAGTTAGAGTTCCTATTATGTATGGTGATAGTAGCAGACAAGCTGCCACTATCATTGCTAACAATAGTGCTAGTAATTTGCCAAGTGCTCCATTAATAACATACTATATTACTGCATTGGAATATGATCAAAAAAGAACTCAAGATCCTACCTTCGTGGACAAGGTATCAGTTAGACAAAGAGCATATAATAATGAAACACAACAATATGAAACTACACAAGGGCAAGCATTTAATGTTGAACGCTTGATGCCTGTGCCATACACTTTAAGATTGTCTGTTGATTTTTGGACTACTAATTATAATCAAAAATTAGAATTGATTGAGCAATTAGGAACACTATTTAATCCTGCATTAGAGATTCAAAGTACAGATAACTTTATTGATTGGACTAGTTTAAGTGTTGTATATCAAGATGGATTGACTTTTAGTAGTAGACAGATTCCACAAGGTACAGGTAATCCAATTGATGTAATGACATGGAAATTTTATATACCTATATGGCTTAGTACTGCTGCTAAACTTAAGAAATTTGGTGTTATTGAAAAAATATTAGCAAGTATCTTTACTGCTAATGCATTATCTGATATACAGAATGATGATTTGTTAGTAGGCACAAGACAAAAAGTAACACCATATGGATATAAATTATTGTTGTTAGGTAATACATTACAAATATTACCACAAGCGGTTGCATTTGATCCAAGTAATTTCAATTTAGATTTACCTAATAATCCTAATACTGATATATATTGGTCTAGTGTATTAAATGTATATGGGGCAATTAAGCCACGCATCAGTCAAATTTGGTTAGAGAATCCATTTATGGACCATGAGATTGTGGGTAACATCGTACCTAACCCTAATGATGATAGATTATTAATCTATAACATCGATCCAGATACACTGCCACAAAATACATTAGACCCAGTAGATGGAGTAATCAATCCGCAATTAACTGGACCAAATGCAGGATTACCTGGACCAGTCAATGGTCGTAGATATCTGCTTGTTGACAATATAGGATCACCTGGAGATAGCACGGTTGCATGGGGAGATTTAGTAGCTTTTGCAAATGACATTGTTGAGTATAGGACTAGTGATAGTTCTTGGTTTGTTAGTTTTAATAGCCTAGCTACTACTCCAGTTACATTAGAATATGTAACTAATCTTAGTACTAATGTGCAATACCGTTTTGTTGATGGAACTTGGATGAAGAGTTTTGAAGGCTGGTATAATGAAGGTGATTATTCTATAGTCATCTAATACTGTGATAAATCATAGTATGAGCAATACATCCGCAGGCGTTTTCTTTTATAGTAATAAAACAAACCGTTACCTATATCTATTGCGTACCGACAACAAGAATCCAGGTAATTGGGGTATTCCTGGTGGTAAAATAGAAGATGATGAAACTCTCTTTGAGGGCATTGCTAGAGAATGTACGGAAGAGATTGGATTGTTTCCTTCTAACGCAAAACTAGTACCTATACAGAAATTCATTAATCATACCTTCACATATCACACATTTTTTTGTGAAGTTAGTGATGAGTTTGTTCCCATACTGAATGAAGAACATTGCGGGTATGCATGGGTAGGTGACAATCAGTATCCTAAGCCATTACATCCTGGATTGTTTAGTACAGTAAACTTTGATGTGGTGCAGGATAAATTAAAGACACTTACAAAAAAAGAGACCTAAGTCTCTTTTTTTATTTTAGCAGTGCTGACACTGTTGGAAAACCCATAGAGCCGATTACTATACCGGCTCCCATTAGCATCCATCGCCATTTCTCAAGTGCTGATACTTTACTAGCTAATTCAGCATGTTCTTTAACATCCTGCTCACGCATAGATTTCAACATCTTCCTAGTTTCTTCTGCATTAGCTTCAATAGCATCATGTAATGCTTTCAGATCCACTTTAAGTTCCCCGATTTTTTCTTCGAGGCTCTTAACTTGGAACTGAAGTACCGCTATCTCAGTTTCAGGTTGCATTTTAGTAGCCTTACTTGCTGCTGTTGCCATGATTAAGCACTAGCAATAGTAACTAATTCATACGGTTGACCGGCATCTGCATTAGCAACTGCTGCTGTATTGAATGTTGCAAATACTGGAGCAGCATTTTGGAACACAATATTACCTGTAGCAATTGGACCTGAAGTAGCAGTAAACAACTCACCAGTGTGGTCAGAAAGACTTTGAACTGTTTGAGTAGCACTATTAGCATATGTAGCAAGAATACGCATTGAGTTTGGTGTCAATGCTGTATTAGCAACATTTGCAGTAAAGCATTGTGCTGTCAAACCACTTGTTGAACCTGTTACTAGATACTTTTGTTTACCTTTTTGACGAACAATGTAACCTGCTTCATCATTTGCATAAACAAATGCTGCATTGCTTGCGATAACATTTGCATTAGCTGTTAATACAACACGATTCATAATAGCATTTCCGGTAACACTTGCGTTAGCTGTAAGCTGAACTGGTGATCCACCTTGATCAACAGAAACTGTAAATGCAGCAGCATTAGCAATAGTTTTAACAAAATATGTTGTACCAGCAGTTAATCCACCAAAAGTTGCATCAAATGTAATTGGCATGTCTAATACAAGAGTTTGTGCATTACCTGAAGTTCCAATAACATTACCTGATACTACTGTATTAGCAACAGCAACTGTAACATTGCCTTTTGTTGCACTTGCAAAACCTAAATCAACATAATTAGTACTACCATTGATATTAGCTACAGCAACTTGAAGTGCTGCACCAGTAGTTATATTAGCTAAATCAGTACCTATTCCTCCTACTACATTGCTAGTATTAACTGCAACTGGAGTATATAATGTACCTGTTCCATTGACACCAATAGCAACTTGTGCTAATACTTGTTTACCAATGATTGCTGTATTACCACCAACTACACTGTATGTGTTACTGTTTGTAGTAGGGAAACCTACTCCACCAAGTGGATTGTTGAAATATGCATCAACAACATTAAATGAAACACTAACTGAACCACCGGTGGTGTCTGTCAATGTTTGTATTACTTGCGGCTGTACACTTAATTGAGTCTGTGATACATCAAATGTATCATTTGATAATATTGCATTTACATAATAAATTGTGTTAGCTGTTAAGCCACCAACTGTAGTAGCAACTATAAATGACATACCTTTAGCTACACCTACTGTAGGGCTTGTAGTTAAATTTCCACCTGACACTGTGACGATACTGCCGGATGCTGCTGTATCAGTGATTGTTAAGACTGCTTGAGCCTTTGCGATTTTAAGAGGGCGTCCCATTTGTTTCTCCTTGAAATGTTAGTGAGTTCTAGTCACTACGCGGCGGGGACCGCATAAACTCGCCGAATGCGAATGTATAATATATTTATCGTAAGGAGTAAAAATTAGTAGTTGGGAACGCCAGATGGTATAATTCCAACTGGATTAACACCGGATGTGCCTGTATTTGAATGAGGCATGCCTAATTCTGTGATAGAGAATATACTATTGGCTCCTGCTACTGTCAAGTAAGAAACAATGTTTCCTTGCCCTACAATGATACTATTTTCTACAGTATTTGCAGGAATAATTTCGCTATTAGCGTTTGCTACAGTATAAGGAACACCATATGGACTATATCTTGCAGTAGTATTTGCTATTGCTACAGAAGCATTTGCTGTTAGTGTTAAACTAGTATTATTAGCAATTGCTTTTACAATGCCAGCTGAGTTTCCGGTAGTATTACCTATCCAATGCCCAATTCCTAATTCTGTTAGAAATAACGTTCCTACTCCGGTAACGGTAGTACTATTAGTAGCACATGTTACATTTCCAGTTAATGCTACATTGGGGAAACTAGTAGTATATTGAATAGCTGAATTTGAAGTGGCTATTCTTACTTTATCCGTTGCAATGTTTGCCGAAGCTGCCGGTGTTGCAATGTTTGCTGTATATGCGTATGTTGTCATTTTGTTATTCCTATATCTTATTTATTATTAAAGTCTACCAACCGCTACTTCAATAACGCCTTCGCCTTCAAAGTTTTCTAGCGATTTGCCAATTACTGTTCCTATTAATGGAATTGTTGATGGACGAGCAAATCCTCCTCCGGCACTTACTAGCATATCACCTTTATGAATAGTTCCACGAACTTTACACGGGACTCGACCTTGCAATGCAAGTGCTACAATGTGTTCACCTTTACAAGTTGAATTCATTACATAAGCAGGGTTAGTTGATACTACCCCTGCTACTCTTGGGGTCAATGCTTCTGCTAGTGTGACTTCTTTGTCACCTCCAAACTCTAGTATAGTACCAGCTTCGTATAGTTTATCTGCTTCATAATATTCTGCTAAGTCAGCATATGTTGCATTAAGTCTTGAGCCTGCACTTAGTGAGAAATTACCAGTAAATGTACCTACGTTTGCGTTTGATCCAACTGATATAGTTGAATTATTAGCAAGTGTTAATCCAGTTAGTGTACCAACACTTGTGATATTTGTTTGTGATGCGGTTCCAATTGTTCCTAAAAAGGTAGTTGCAGAAAGTGAACCATTTGCTATATTTGCAGAATAAACTGTATTAGCACCTGGTGTATAATTTGCTGCTGCGGTGCCACTGACAAAAGGTATATAATATGTACCTGTGGTTAAAGCAGAAACCGCAACATAATCACTTACATTCGCATGTGCAACATTTAAGTTAGCTACACGGGTAGTACTTGTTACTACTAAAGGAGCAGTACCACCGGCAATATTAGATATAAATTGCGGACTTGTTACATTGGCACTTGCTAATACCTGTGCTGTACCTAGATTACCAACATTAGCATTACCAGAAACATTAGCAGTTCCGGTTATGTTGGCACCAGTACTAGTAATAACTAATGTAGAATTAGCATTGGCAGTTAGTGTTATATTTGCATCAGCCGTTATAGTAATGTTACTATTAGCATTTTTCAATAACCCGCTGTTTATGGTAGTAATATTACCAGTAGTAGCGACTAGAGTAGTTGTACCTAAATTGCCAGTATTTGCATTGCCAGTAACATCAAACGTACCTATAACATTAGCACCTGTATTAGTAGCAGTTATCCTAGCATTAGCATTTCCATTAACATAAATTACAACATTTCCTGCTGCTGCTGGAATACTTACATTACTATTACCATTTGCAAATCGCCCAACAAAATTGCCACTAGTAGTATTACCAGTAACAGTTAAGCTAGTTAACGTACCTAAACTAGTTATATTTGGTTGAGCAGCCGTTGATAGTGTGCCTGTAAATAAAGTTGCACTTAATGCACCGGTTGCTGCATTGAATGACAAGTTTGCATTTGCACCTTGTGCTACATTTCCTGACGTAGCATTTGCAAATATTGGATAAAATGTACCAGTGCTTTGTAAGGTAGTAACAGTAAAATCAGTTACATTTGCATATGCAACATTCAAGTTAGCTACACGGGTAGTACTAGTTACTGTCAATGGAGCAGTACCTATTGCTACATTAGAGATTAGTCTTGGTGATGTTATAGTAGAAGATGCAGTTATAGTGCCTGTTCCAACTGTACCACTTAGTACTGTTAAAGTATTTGAATTTTTGTCAAAGGTAAAGCCGGCTACACCATTTAAAACATTTTGATCATTGAATTGTACTGCTGTATTAGCACCGCCTACTGTTCCAGAGCCACCACTGCCGGATCCCAGTGTTGCTGTAGCAATAGCATTGGGTGAATTTGTATAAGTTAAACTTGTTCCGTTTGAATTTGCTGTTCTACCTGAATCGGTATAAAGTTTTACGTTACCTGAGGATGCAAAATCAGTTGCTAGTGTTAAGTAAAATGTTAATCCATTAACATTTGCATTGGCAACACCGTTAACACCGGAAATAGTTATTGCTTGTCCATTGGTATACGGGGTAGTGTTTGCAACCGTCATAATAATCGGGGTCGCATTTGATAATGATATGATGTTACTGTACAGTGTTCCTTTTGGAGTCCAACTTAAATTACCTATACCATCTGTTTGTAACACATAGCCAGCTGCACCGCCGGATACTGTTAAATTAGCTACAGGTCCTAGTTGTAATTTACTATTACCTATTTGACTACTATTTCCAGTATAGTTTTCCCATGTGTTTGTGCTAGAAACATAGGTTAATATTTGACCATTTAAAGCGGTAGTGATATTAAAGTTTCCTCCATCACTTCCGTTAATTTGATCAAAACTAATATTAGAGTATGAAGTTAATACTTCAATGTTTTGATCCGAAAAATTATTTCCGGTTCTACCAATAAATAATCTATTTTCATCGGCTGCCCAACCAAATTCGGCATTATCTAATTGAGGTAAGTCAACTAGGTTTCCTGATCTTTGCTGGATTTTACTGATTTGTACTATGGCCATAAGTGTAATTCTTCACGTTTACACTTATTTATCATAATATTGTCTTAATCGCTATAGGAATTTCATATAGTATTGTTCTACTCGTTTGAACCACATGTCCGAATACTTGTCAAATTCAGTACCTTCAATGATAAATTCTTGGTAAATATTGTCTTGGGTACACATAAAAATAACGCCCTTGCGTATTTTAGTGCCATGCACTTCGTTATGTGCATTAGCATATGCAGCTAATTGAACAAAATAATCATCAATCCATTCACGTTTTTTTAATTTGTTAGATTGCTTGTGGTCCATAATAGCATCACTCCCATCATGCACTCCACATAAGTCAGTAGTACCTGCATAAACTTTAGGGAAATACAAAGGAACTTCAGTGCCCCAGTATTCATTGCATTTCACTAATCCTTGTTCAATGATACTCTTAGCCATCTTATGACTTTGAATACTGTAAGGGTTACTTCCAGATTCTGTGACTATACCTGTCTTAATATAATCCTCAAGAAACTTATGCATTCGTGTTCCACGATTTGCTGCTTCAGTTGTAATCGCTTGTGCTTTTTGAGCACCCATGCGTTTACGCCACTCGTTTAATGCTTTTTTACTTTCTTCTGATTTTGTTGCGTCTAGTATTGTTGTAACGCTGGGAAGTTTCTCGCCATCTGGGGTAGCGTATTTGCGAGTGCCGTTTATTGTTTCACGGCTGATTGGGACATAGTTATATTTGTTTGGGTTGTACATCAATCAATTGTACACAATTAAAGTAACATTGTCAAACTATTCGGTTAGACCCTGAAACTCTCACCACATCCACATCTATCACGCTCATTTGGATTAGTGAATTCAAACCCTTCATTAAGTCCATTACGGACATAATCTATATTCAATCCAGTTAAGTAGACTAGACTTTTCTCGTCTATTAATAAGATGAAATCTTTTTGAGCAAAATTAGTTACACCAACTTCAGGCTCATACTTATCTACATACTCAAGCACATAGGCTAATCCAGAACATCCTGTCGTTTTGACACCTATTCTGATACCCAACCCTTTGCCTCTTTTTGCAAGAGTTTGTTTTATTTTATTAGTTGCTTTGTCTGTGATAGCTATCATTGAGTCGGCATAGCACTTTGTGCCATCTGTCCTACTATTTCTTGATTTTGTGTTTGATCTGGATTTTTCATCTCGTCATCATGCCCTTTAAAAATTACACTATCACCTTGTATATTTTTAATAACAGTATTCAATGGTGGATTCTGTATCATATCATACAAGTCAGTAACATCTAATACGATGCCATATTCTTGTAGATATGATAAAAATTGATCCGTTGAGTAATTGTTAGGGTCTATGTGACCGTTGTCTATATCAGACTTAAGCTGATTGATAGCAACAATTAGTTTGGCACTTAACGGATCCGGGCCATCAAGTTCAAAAAGAAACATATTATCTCTTTGCTCTACCTACGCCACCTGATGGAGGAACTTCAGGAGCTTCCGGTGCTGGAGGAGGAACATCACCCATTCCCATATCAGCTTCTTCTTCGCCTGCTGCCATACCAGCATCCATGCCTGCATCCATTCCAACGTCAGCACCCATGTCAGCACCAGCATCAAATGCTGCATCTACTGCTTGACCGGTAAGACCGTTTAATGCATTCTTCAATGCACTTGATGCTTCTTTCAATGTAGCAGATAATGAATCTAATTGTCCAGAAACTTCATCATTGTATGCTTGACTTTCGTTAACGCCAATTTCGCTTTCGATACTAGCAACTAATGCAGGTAATTCTTTAACTTGCATTTGACCTACATCTTCAAGCATTTTCTGTACTTGGTCTACCATGTCTTGTGCTGCTAATACAACTTGTGACTTTTCAACTTCTTCATTCTCAACCATGATTCTTGGTTGAGGTTGTGAACGTAGTTCGTTATAGTGATCAGCAAGTGCTTGCTCCATAAACACCAACTTCATATATGAAGGAGATGTTTGACTATTGTGATAGTCAGAAGATTGTCTTGATTCATTCATCAATCCACGAACTTTTTGAAGCATGGTCCGTGTAGATGACATAGACATGTTCCCTACATTGAATGAAGTTTCATATTGTTCGTTTAATACTCTAGCAGAGTAACTGCGGCGATTGTTGTTTAGTTCGGTTAGTTTCATATTTGTATTCCAGAGAAATATATAATATATTTATCTTTTCTTTCGTTATTATGCGGATTTCATATTGAACTGTTTAGTCTGCCAAATCTTAGAAGTCTCTACATAACCGTCTAATTCTTCTAATATTTGCTTTTTTTCTAGTTTTTCTTCCCCTAATTTAGCCAAGTAAATTAGTTTTTCTTCTAGTTTTTTAGACTTTTTTGCTAGTCGTTGATGTACTATTATAGCAGCATCTATGCTTGACAATTTATTATCCAAATCATATATTCGTTTGGATTCGTATATGCTGTTGCGCTTGTCATAAGTACACCAAGCTACTGCATTTTTTAATACATTGAACGACTTGGTTCCTGCAATACGGTCTAGTTCTACAACATAATATCCATTATTTTTCTTAATGGAATATTTGCTGAACAGATAATATGATCCATCTGGACTTTGAATTATACTCAATTCGCTTAATTTTTTAATTTCAGCTTCAGGAATAGCTTTTGTTATTTTTCGTAATAGTTTATCACTAATCATTTGTTAATACTTTAAAATATATGTTTCTTAATTCATCACTTGAATCTAAGAATAATGGAAGATGCCCCCATTCAGTTCCGCATTTAATCATTGGAACACGGTCACAATCACTATATAATGCCCCCAATTCACTTACCCCATCATAGAAAACACTTGGGTGATGCACCATAAAATCAAAGGACCAGCATGGATAAGTCTCATCTTCAAATTGAGAAAACAAGAATCCAAACTCAGTAAACTCATCAAATCTTATCATATTTTTTTCAGGAATACGCACGATTTCTGGTTGACTACGCAATGAAATAGCTTGTTGCACTGTGTCAAAATTACTTTGTGTATTGCGTTTATAGCGCAATTCTTGATTCATATCAGGGCGGTGACGGTTGAGTACATTAGTCTGTGTGATATCAAATAAGGTATAACAAGTGATTGTGTAACTCATACTAGTATTTAACAGAGGTAAAAAAACCCTAGAAAATCTAGGGTTCTTTTATACAGATATTGATTAACCTGTGAATGTAGCTGAAGCTGAAACAACTACTGAATTTGCAGCACCGCCGGCTGTTAAGCCTGCACGAATAGCTGTTTGCAATGTTGCTGTAGTCCATGCAGCGACTGGATAAACAGCCATTGCCAATGTATCAGGACCTGCAGTTGTGAACTCATAGATGTAAACTGTAGCTAATTGCTGTGTAGCTTGAATAGCTAAAGAAACTTGAGTACCTGTCAATGCGCTTGAACCAGATGCTGTGACTGTGAAGAAGTCTAGCTTAGGACCTTGAGGTTGAACTGTTGCCGCAGAACTAACTGCGTTTGCACCACTGTTTGTGTATGCTGGTGAGTCAAAGTTGATTACCGGTAGAAAGTCACCGTTAACTTTTGTAAATTGTGCCATTTTGAAATTCCTTTTAATATTTTGAAGCCTACTGCCTCATACATATATTTATGCCAGAACCAAAAAAAACACGGATTTGGATTAGCGGCCGGCTAGATTTTGACGGCTAAATCCCATTCTATCAACAAATTTTAAGCCATTTGATACGAAACCTTCGTGTGTTTCTGTGCCGTCATCTAAATAACCTTTGACCGGGGACTCTCTTGCTGCTTTATTAAGCTGTTCTACAATAGACATTTTCAACTTATACATCTCTACCCAGATGGTAAATGCACCTTTAATAGCTTCTGTATTTTGTTGAAGATAGCCCGGCACAAGAACTTCTTTCTTTGTAGCAGGATCTAATGTCGTGTAGCCTAATAATTTCTTCTTCATGGGTTCAGTCATTGGTCTAGCTTTGACAAAATCCATAAACCCTTGTGCTAAATCATTCAAATTACCTTCAACAATTCGTTTGTTAATGAATACAGTAAACAATTGATTAAATGTATTTCGTGCTTGGGGCGCATTATCCATAAATTGATCTACTACTGCCCCGTATTTACTGATGGCATTTTTAACATCTTTAGCCATAGATGTATCTAATTTAATCTTAGGAGTTATAGGCATGGCACTAGGGACAATTGCAACATTGCTATTGTTTTTAAGTTGTCCAATCGATCCATTCAATGGAGTAGCATCATCAGTTGTCATAGCATTGGGATCAAGATATTGATGAACAGCAATTCCAGCTTGTTTACCTGTCATTAATCTACCCAAATCACTATCAACAACAACTTTATAAGCAATGCCTTTAGGATTTGCTTTGAAAGTGTACATACCATTTTGTTCTTGTAGTGTTTGACTGAACAATAAATCACCCCAATAATAACCTTTGCCACCACTGGAAGCTGATTTTAATCCTGGCCATATCTCTGCCATTAAACTGTGTAATCCAGAACGGTCAACTCCCCTAGCTTGGTCATACTGCACAAACTGCTCAGGACTGAACACTTGACGACCACTTCCATCTTTCTTATTGAACATATGCTTGTCCATTATAGAAAACTGTCCACGACTGTTGCGTCCAAATATTAATGCAGGATATCCGTCCCACTTAATAGTAACAGTTTTAGGATTTTTCACAGTAGCAATTGCCGCTTGCAATGCACGATTTGCGCCTTCGCTACCTCCTAAAAAGATTAAATCTTCCGGATGGTCTAGATGTCCTTTGTCCTCAGTAATAGCAGATATTTTGTTTACTTTATCTCTTAATACTGCTAGTGATTCAGCCAGGTTCACGGCTTTTTCCTTAAAGTTTTAGCAAATCTCTGCTGGTCTTTGCTCTTTATGGAACTTAATAACTTACGCTCTAGTATTTGCGCTTGTTCTTCTGGGTAGTGTTTATTGATCATCTCAATTAAATTAATAGCACTGGTGATAATATTATGCGCTCTACTCTCAATGATGTGGGTAGTGTCACGGTTAGTACCAAGTGCTTCTAATTCCTGCAAGAGGGAGCGGGTTTGTTTTTGCATATAATTATCCTACTTGTATTTATGCGATTCCAGAATAATTATTTCTTTAATGAGTTTAACAAGGACTTTAATTTAGACCCTTGTGCATCTGCGTGTACTGTCCTAGTTAACGGTTCTAATGTAATTTCACCTGTAGTTTGATCAACCGTATAATCTGTAACTGTAGCTTGTGGTTTTAGTGTACTTATAATATCATTTGCACTAGGCTTTGGAGTATAACTCTGTTCTCCGTCAATTCCCGGGTCGCTAATACGCATAGTTTCAACATCATATTCTAAATCAATCTTCATACCAACACCAGTTGAACTACGACTTTTCATACATTGAATCTGATATTTACCGCGCTCACGCATACTGCGGCTTGTGAAAATACCAAACACATTATCTGCTGTGTTAATCTTACTGATACCACCTGCAATGTGACTATGATCAAACTCAATTTCATCAACCGCTGTACGATTCAATTGACTTGCTGTAACTAATAATACACCAAGTTCCTTCGCTAGATTACGCAATTCTTCTGCTACATACTTGTCTTTAATAAACTGGTCAGTTGGATTGACTTTGATACTGACTGGCATAACTAAATCTAAGTAATCAACCATAACAAAGTCAATCTTAATCCCAGTCTGAATCTGTACCTCTTTCAAATAAGCACGGATATCATTGACATTACTCTGAGCAGGTAAATTCTTAACACGATACTTACCAGACTTCTTGCCTGCCATTTTAACTCTAAGTTCTGTTGTATCAATGTCTTTACGAATTGCTTTTGTACCCATCATGGTTAACATTGCATCAGTACGCAAACTTGTTAATTCTTCGCTCAATTCTAATGTAATGTAAACACCACTCATGCCCATCTGTAACCAGCTTAATGCAATGTTCATCATCACCAATGATTTACCTGAACCTGAACCACCTGCAAAGATATTCAACTCACCTCTACTCATGCCACCATAGAGAATCTTATCCATCTGTGGCCAGCCTGTACTTACTTGTCCACCGCTGTTAAAGTATTTGTTGATGCGACCTTTAGGATCAGCAAAGTAATCTGTACCCATGTCTTTCTGTAAACTAATCTGTACCGCATCTTTGATTAGTTTTTCAACTGGTTCAAACTCACCCTTCTCCAACAAGTCTGCTGCTTTAAGAATTGCTCGTTCTAATTCTTGTCGTTTAGTAAATGATTCAAATTCATCAAAGAACCATTCATAATGTCCATCGTTCAATTCTGGAATAGGATCAATGTCTATTCCAGTTGTTGCTTTGATTTGTGTTGCATCTGGCAATACTCTATATTTGTCTGTGTGTGACTTGAACAACTCAGCCACTGGTCTAATAGAACGGTCAAAGTTTTCGCTATTCATTATGTTCATTACACGGGTATACAACTCCGCGTTTGTAACCATCATCCTCAGAAAGAGTTTCTGAACATCTGTTGTATATTCTAATTGTTTTTTAGTTTCCTGCTTTGCCAATTTTCTTCCTCTGCATTTCTATTTTGATTTTACTATTTGTTGCACACTGTAGTATACTTAATAGGGTAGGTAGCTTACCATATTTAACTACTGCATCATTTACATCTTTTACATCAACATCCCAATTAGGTAAGCTGACGCTATAACCTAATTCCAATGCTTTATCACATAGTGCTAGTCCTGTCTTATCTCTATCTGGAACTAGTATCATTTGCTTGTTCAATGTACTAAGTAGCAATGCTTGGTCGCTACTAATGTCATTGTGCATCAATGCCACCCCATCAATACTTAGTGCATCAAATATACCCTCTGTAACAATACACACTTGCCATTCAGGCTTTTGCATATCAATATTAAACACATACCCGGGTTGTTGTTCGTTGATGTACTTAGGGATTTTGTTATCTAAGAACCTGCTCGTATGTCCTACAATCTTGTTCTTATATGTGTAGGGTATTATAACCCTATTACCCATCCTACCCGGTTCATTTGGAGTTATCAAGAAAGGATATTCATTACTATCTATCTTCCTACTTTGCAGATATTCTACATACACTTTGTGCAATGGATTATCACTATCTACAATCTCGCCTTCGGGTAGTTTGTGGTCATTGAATTTGATTTTTATCTTTTGTTTCTTTGGCTGAGTAAAGTCTATCAAGTCTTTTTGTTGTAAACTTTCTAAACTCCAGCGTTTAACTTGATGGTCATCAATGCCAGACCATACTAATAGATTGCGAGTTTTTGTACTGATTGACCGACCCAATACAAAGTTACACTTGAACCCACAATTGAAACAATGCATAGACCAGTTAGTGCCATCAAACTTGATACCACCCCGCATCCGTTTGTCCTGTCTGTGACCAAAGTGGGTACAGCAGATAGCGTTAAAGCTAGTCCAACCTGAACTTGTTTGTTTCTTTTTACCGGGTAATATAGACAGGATATCAAACATCTATTGATTGTAACACAATCATAATGTTAAAGCAAATTATCTGGTCAATATATTTGTTACTGCGCCCGCATTGCTAGTGAATTGCATGCGGATATAAGGATGAAATCCTTGTATAACATAACCCACTGTTTGAGTAACATTGGATACTTCTTCTGTAGTAACAATGTCATACCAATCATTGTCTACGATACTGCTACCTTGAATTGTGGTGTTTCCATAGAATTCAATGTATTCAGTTTGGATAGTTAGTATTGGATTGTTATTTGTACTTAACACACTGGTAGTGTATGTCAAGCTGCTTCCGTTAGAGCCGTGACTGTTAGGGAATGCTTGACCAGTTGGAATAGTGATACTATATGATGGAACAAAGTTAGGTAATACACTATTAACTATGTTCATCACCCCACGAGCACCTGCATTTTGATCTACAAATACAGGGAAATCAAATTCATTGACTGGAATTTCTAATGTGTAATAACATTTTTGAGCCTCAATATTCTCTAAGTCCGCTGCGTTTAAAAACAATGCACATATGCCAGTGGCAGCAAACTGTAAGGTCAATGCTTTTTGTACCAAAATTTCATTACCGGTATAATTTAATATACGGCAAGTAATGCTTTTTCCAGTAATATCTATGGGTTTTTGTTCCTGATTAATGAACTGAAACTGGATTTGATTATCAACTCCCTTGTGTAAAGTTAATGGTTTTGCGTAGACTGGCATATATCTCCTCGGTGAATAGCCTGACAATAACACAACAATGTTGCGCTGGACGTAATAAAATACTGATGTTGAATACACAAATGTAGGCTCCTATCAACTATTTAGTATAATATATTAATTTAAATAACTTTGGTTACCCGATAAATAAACTGTTCACTATAATAATGATCCAAAACGAATTCTTTAACCGCCTGACTCAAAATCACCCGTTCATAACAGTGTGTTCATATGCCAACCAAGATTATGTTGGAATTGTTCAAAACCGTGATGACATGGTTACCACTATCTATGACTATGGATCCATACTTGATAATGATGTGAAAGAGAAGTTTTTAGAACTTGGAGAAGTTTGGTGGTGGGAAAGTAATAGATTAATCCCCATCAATTTGTTCTTAAAAAACGAATGGTCTATGTTTAGACCTTATCTCAGAACTTTCAATAACAAAAGTCTAGTAATTGTGCATGGTCCGATATGCAGCATGAACGAACTAAGTAAGCGCCGTAGTAAACGCCGTAGCATCACCCTCGTCAAAAGAATGCCCTAATAGGTTCATGTGAACCACAACTAATTGAGCATAAGCAATTGCATGTGCTTTTTTGAATACATATCCGTCAGTTCCCTTATCCCATACAGTTTTACTAATCTCAGACCATACTTTACCAATTAAATGCTTCTTACCGGGACGAATAACTGCAAGAAACATAGCTAATCTTGGGATGCTATCTATGGGTTCTGGCATCTTCTCTAAGTTATAAAACTGATTATTCAGGTGAATCAGTTTCTCAACAAAACTTTTATCTTTCAGTTTACTCCAATCAGGTTCAACCATCAACTCGTTAAGATGTTGTTCATCTCTGACATTCTCATACACATGAACATTCAATAAGTCTAGTTTAAAATATCCACGTTTGTCTGCTATTGTATAATCAATACTTGCTATATCTAGCACTGGATCATAGGGGATAGGGGTGACATATACACCAGTGGCATGTTTACGAATAGGATTAACATTACGCATTGCCGCACTTGTATGCTTAATTAGTTCAAGCAATCTATCTCTTGAACCAAAGTCAATATCAATATCACTATCTATTCTCATCTTGGTTGAATCAATCCTGCTTTAATTAATTTCATATATGCAGATTGAACAACAATAGCTTGTCGTTCAGCATCTTCTACCGCTTTGTGTGTCGTAACATGATTACCATCTTTAAGACTAACACCAGTGATATCAAATAATGTTCGGGTGTCCCTAACATTATAATAAGGCCAAGGTAGCATTTGACCAGTCTGTCTCCAAGCATGTTCTATTGCAACCACATCAAATGCTGATCCATGACTCCACGGTTTGCCATGATTTAAACAAAATTTATACAATTGATACATTGCTTCTTTAAATGATACACGGTCTCTATCACCCATAGCTTCTTCAATAGCCTCTGGGTTTTGTTTACCCCACCATTCTAATGTTGCTTCATTGATACTACGATTATAAATCTCTGTTTGATCCTCAATCGTAGGTCTAATCTCAATCTTGTCGATGATTCCTTGACCACGCGGATCAAATAATACTGCACCAATTGTAAGAATCACACAATCTGGTGTTGTATCAAGTGATTCAATATCTATCATAATATCGGCCATAACTATCCTTTTTTAGTTTTACTGTAAGCTGTTTCTACCCTTGGCATACCACATTTCGCACAATAGCATGTTGCATGGCTTACATGTCCCTTACTCCAGACTTCATCCCATATCTCCCAGTTAGTCCACTGATGCCAACCAAACCTACATTGCAGTGATTGGACCGGTTCTAGTTCCTTGAGTATTCTCCAAGTGTTTCGCTTCTCATGTTTTTCACGCTGTTCTATCATGTTTGCCACATTTCATACATTGTTATCAATCTATCATCCCATATCTCTATTGTAACACATCCTCCAGCTAAGGAGAAGTCCCAACCTTGGTGTCTTTCACCGAAATTTCTTCTCATCCATTTTACTATAACTGCTGGATCTTCTTTATGAAATAAACAATCTCTAAGATAGACTTTTTTATGTCCATCTTTGTAGTTGTTATCCCTGCATAAAGAGGTTGCGGTCTTGGGATATGTTACTGCGAATCCTTTTGTGTATGTTGTTATTGCCATATTACCATCTCAATCTTGCTAAAATATAATCACGCTCATATCTAAATTTAATTTTAAATAACCAAACTTCATCATATACCCAAGTATACAAACAATGTCTATCTGGGTTTTGTATGTTTCTCAGTATCCAATCTACTAACTCTATCCTTTGTGGTATCGGGTCATGTTCATCAAGTTTAATAACTATTTCATGCCATCCTGGCTTGATGTTTTCCCAATCTGTATTTCTCATTGAAACCTCAATAAGAATATCAAATACTTTTGTTCATCTACTATTTTGTAACCATCAGTAATGTTACCATTAACCATGTTCATCTTTATACCATACTTATTTTCAATGTAAGTTTCAAAATCATAGGCATCAAACTGTGTTTTATCTTCCATGAATTCTTTTCTAACTAATTTGAGCAGGTTCCAATACTTCCATCTATTCTTTCTAAAATGAAGTTCAGGATCATCGTCATCATAATCTTGAAATGATTTTGTTATATTACTCACATCCATCTCAATGCAAAATAGGTGCTATATTCTTCTTTGTAGAAATTGAATATTGTATAACAATAAGCTGGTTCAGCAAATGATTCTGCTTTATGATATGCCCAATCAAAATCTACTTTATCTACCCAACCATGTTGTTTCATCTGATGCACTATATCTATAATTTCAAGTACTGGTACGTTTGTAACAGTTATAGTTTTCATTCCCAGCGTAGTAAAAACATAGTCAAATCTTCATCACGGGTAAGCATTATCTCGCACTGCTTAATGTTATCTACCCAACGATTACTTCCAGTTTCATCATCATAACCTGAATTGCCGTAATTCTTTTTACACCATTTCTTGATTTCTTTGGTGTCAATATCATCTTGACCTTTCCAAGAGACTGTATGTATATTAACTTTGCTACCAAAATAGCGTTCTGTTTTGTGTGTAAATTTGCTCATGACCATCTCAATATAAACCATGCTGCCAATTTAGGATCTTTAACTGTGATAGTAGGAACATATCTAATAGATATGTCACGCGGATCAAACGCTTCATGTGGTTGCGGATACATTCGCACACGCTCATAGAACCAGGCATAATTAGGGCTATCTTTAATATCAGTCATATTGCCTCTGCCCACATGTTCGTTTAACCATTCGGTACAACCTGCAGGCACCCCCTGTCTAAACTCTACTCTCATGACCACACCAACGTAAAATGCGTGGCTATTTTGCCGTCATTGAAATGAAAGTCAACCTCTCCCCAGTACCACTCACGAATCCACCCTCTGTGGTAATGTTTTTCACACCAATGTGTCATATCATCTACCTTGTCATCCCAATCATTAGTGAGCATATTTGGAGGTGCTTCAATGCTCACTGTGTATCGGTAATTGTTTTTAATATACCGTGTTGTTTTTCTACGCTGCTTACTGTTCATGACCATCTCAATATGAAAAAGGTTCTGTCTGCTGCATCACGGAACCAGTACTTACGATCACTTCCTACCCAACGACAATTAGGTATGCCCCAATGACCGCTGCCAAATGTGTCTATCATCCAAACATTCATATCCAACCACTCTATTGCAGAGTAGTTCAATGGTTTGACCCAATAAGGATATTTAGGTTGATTGTCGGCATAACCAGTTTCAAGTCTTTTCATAGTGGTTAATTCAGATACCCATCTAGCTTCATTCATGGCGCGTTTCTTAATCATAGCCACCTCAACAAGAACATGGTTAGATCCTGTGGTCGTTTAAAAAACCACCTATCGTTGTAATAGCTATGTGTACCAGAACGGAAAGTATCTTCGCACCATTTAATTTGATCTTGCATCTCACGGCTGAGAATATAAGCCGACGGGGTGCTATGAGTCAGGCGAACTTTGCGGTTACCGTAATCAATTATCAATACGGGTTCCTCTGTTGTCATGTTCCATGTTATCCCAGACCTGGGACGTTCGTACCGAATCTTGTGTGTCATAAGCAACTTAAATTAAAATGTATAGCATCACGCTCGTCATAGAAATAAAAATCCATATAATCTTCTGTGGCATGCGTGTAATATCTTTCACCGGGCAAGCCAAAGTGTTCTATCGCATAGCCACATACATCATTCCACTTATATGAAGTATCGCCTTTTACCCATGGTACGCGAACTCTAGTAGCCTGCCTCTTTGATTGTATCTTTGACTCTTTTTGTAACATCCATATCTCGCTTAAACTTTATCGCCCACTGTTCTGGATTTATATAATCAATAATCATTTTAACATGACCTTCATTTAATGTATCTAGAAAATGGGTACCACTGTCACTCTGATACAACAACCATGGACTAATCTTGCCCGTTGTAATAGCATAACATAGTTTGTTTGCATTCCCATAACGCAACATATCATGTGGTTGTATGTTTGCGTCCTCAGCCAACTTGATGCAAGTCTCTACGCTACGATGTATCGCATCGAATGGATCCTCATGCCTTAGATACTCAATGAGATATTTGGTATAGACACTATCGCTACACCAATTGTCAATCTTAATCTGATTCTTTAACAACCATTCAACATATCGTGTTATGTTGATAGCATTAATGTTAAGACAATAGTTACCAAACTTAGTAAACGCAGTATAGTATGCACTACGAATGAATTCTTCATAGGTACGATGCTTGCGACTAGATGTGTTCTTTTTATAAAACTGTACCCAAGTCTGAAATCCAAACTGATTACCACGTAAATCTTTGTCTAGCCATCTACGCTTGTTTTCACAGATGTGTTTAGCTACCGTGCTTTCTTTCAAGAATTCACGTTTGCAGAATTCACAACCATACTTGACTGGTTCAGTTACCGAGGTCTCTTTCATATTGCTTAAGTTGCTCGTCTGTGATAGTTTCATTTAGTGTCTCAATGTCTGTTATTTTCATGTTGGGGAATAGTTCTGCTAATCTAAGTTTACGCTTTTGACTATCTACAAACGCTTGACTTACCTCTGTGATATCATCTTCATGTGCTTTAGGATATATCTTCTTGTAGTATTCTCTTATATCTTTAATCTTTGCAGGCGCTTGTAGTTTACTTACTTTGGGGCTGATGTTAGGTATCCACTGATGAAATTGTTTTCCCAATGCCGGACTACTAGCACACAACATCAACCATTGTAGTTTAGGATGCTTTTGTACATTCTCATTGAATAGATATTTGTTTGCGTGATATTCTACACTCATCAAATAATATCCTTGCAAATCACCTGATGCTTTAATCGCACTCATCCATTGAATCATTGTGAATGGTACAAACTTCTTTTGTTGTTCTATTGATAACTTATCATAGAAGCCATAGTCTTTCTTATCTAATGCAGCAAGGACCTCAAACAAGTCTAAATCTTGTTTATCAAACTTTTCATCAACCGGGATTGCTGCTTTTCTTGTTGCCATTAAAATGCCTGACTATAATCTACTATCTCACAATTACGACTAATCTCTTTTACAAAATATATACATGCGGGTTTAGGACCATCTTCAATTGGCACACATAGAAACTGCCCGTTCTTTAATCTAGGTGCATACCATGTTACATCGTGATAGATATCTAATATCTCAATGGGCAAGAATGTAGGACTGAAACTACTCAATGGATTAAACTCAAACGCATTAAATCCCCTATCATTGATACTTGTTAATGGTAGTGTTTCTAAGTCACCGTGTTCTTTTTCACCAATCAATATCTGCCAGTCTACTGGCATCTTAATTGTGTGTTTACCAATCTTCAATACAAGTGCAGGGGCATTAAAACTTTCTAAAAAGATTAATGGTATATAATGATAATCTACATTACTTGGGTTACTGTTATCTAGTATCGCAAATCGTAAATCATCTATCTCCTCTGGCAATGTCTCTAAGTTATAGTATTCGTTATCTAGGGTCAAAATTCTCATAGTGTTATTATATCATTTGTATGTAAGTTTTTCAACATCAAATGGATAATTAGCCTCTTTATAAAATGCTTTTCTTTGTGTAAGATGCCGTTTTGCAAACTTACAATTACTTGTGATATCCCAAATCTGCACGAAATTTTTATCTTCTGCTTTACGGATACCACGACCAATACTTTGTATCACCCGAACAAAACTCTTACCCGGTTCAATAAGAACAAGATTAAAGATTCGGGGAATGTTAATACCAACTGCTGCTACACCATAGGTAGCGATAATGATTTTGTTAGTTGCTGTTGCAACTTCATCATATTGTTCTTTGCGTTCATCCATACCAGTATTGCCTGATACAAACACCACATCATATTCTGTTTTAAAATTACGCAATAGTTCGGCTAATTTGTTATGTAATTCTTTACCGGCTGCCACCCTATCAACAAGTATCAATGTATTACCACTGTTCTTAATTGTATCAACCAATTGAGTAATTTTATTTAATCGTTTATCATCTTCAAGTAAGTATTTCAACTCACTCTGGTAGTTACTAAACTCGACACCATCTTGTAATTGAACAATGTTAACATGGCATTGTGATAATACACCTCTATCTTGCAATTCACTAGCAGATAGTTTGTTAATAACATTACCTAGACTGATAAAGATAGCTTGACTTGCGAATTTTTCTTTAGGAATAGTACCAGTCAGTCCCCAACGAATTGGAATCGTACTCATTATTCCAGTCAACAGTTCTTTTAGTGCATCTGCTTTGGCCATGTGAACCTCGTCTACCATGACACAAACTACACCTTCAAGGAAGTCACCAATCTCAACTTCTGCTTCACCTGCTTTTGTTTTCTTAAGCATGTTGTTAAGACTCTGCCAAGTACAGATCGTATGTGTCTTGTTGTATTCTTTTCTATCACCAAAGTATACACCAACATCTAATCCTAGATTAATGTAATCGGCTTCGGTTTGTGTTACAAGACTTTTGTTTGGAACGATAACAATACTGCGCCCGTAACTTTCAATAGACCAGCTTAGTGCTGCTGTGATTAATGTCTTGCCAGCGCCTGTAGCAATCTCTTGTAATGATTGTGGGTTCTTTAGAAACTCATTAATGATTGATATCTGATAGTCACGCAATACTACAGGTTGTCCTGCGATTGGATGACCTTCGGGCCAATTCTTATGTTTGAATGTCTCTTCGGACACTTCAGCAAAATTGAAAGTTGTACCGTATGTTCGCAAATCCTCTAGTTCAATATCATAGTCCCTGCTATCAATAAAGGGTAGTATTTCGGGTAGTAGATTGACATAGCTACTACCAGCAAGACTAAAGAAACTTACCTTACCATTCCATCTACCTAACCGTACCGCAGGAAGATACCTTGCACCGGGCACTTCATACTCAAACATCTTTACCAATGCTTTTCGTTCACTTAATTCTAAGCCTTCGATTTTTACATTGACCTCATCCTTGACAATTATTTTGCATTGTTTCATATTAGTACTTAGTATAACATAAAGTAATTAGTAAATGCAAACATAAAGGTAAAAAAAGGGGAACCTAAGTTCCCCTGAAAATCAGTAAGTAAATCTACTCAAAGATTCTTCATGCAAGTTGACTTCGCAAGTTCATGCCAGTTGCCAGGGTTGATCTTTACCAAGTCAGCAATCTTCAACACCATACGCAGGCTGATCTCACGCAATTGATTGCAGTTGGCCCACATGTATTCCATGACACTTTCTTCCTGCTCTTTAGTAAAAGCATAGTCAACAAACAAGCCGGGGTCAGCATCACGATGCACCTGCTTGATACGCATCATTTTATCACGTTCGGTGTTGATAGTCAAATCCAGAAAGTGACAACGACTTTGCAATGCATCCAAATGAGGTTGCATTTTACCTGATTTTTTAGAATCAAACGATTTGTTTGTGATGAAGATGATAGAGCCGTGAAAGTTGAAAGTATTGGGCACTCCCTCTTCGCGTAGAATACGTGAATCTTTGTTGTAAGAGATACGCCGTGTCTTGCTAGAATCCAATGCACCTTTCAGGATGTTGACCGCATCTTGATCGTCCCAGATATCACAGTCATCAAACACCAACACGTTTTTAGCGTCAGAATATTTGTACAGTAATACGAACAAGCCGATAGCAGACATCGCGCCTTTGACAGTCTCAAAACGGATCTTGCGATCTGCAATATGATCAAACATGCTAGCTTTTTCCATCTGCAATGTCACGCCGTGACTCTTGCCGACACCGGGAGGGCCTGTCACAATCATAGCACGGATATCACCGTTGATACATGCTTTTGACATCTCATCCAATACTGCAAAACGACCTGCGATACGGTCCATCGCTTCCTTATCAGTCTCGGTAGACACTTCTGCCTTTGCCTTGAATTCTACTGTATTGCCTACCACCGTTTCTCCATTCATGAATTGAATATCTTCAATGCTTCCGACATTGACACGGACCTGAGGTCCACCCACTGCAAACTGACCATCATTCTTAACAGTAACAAATCCACCCTTCTTACCAACTTGATAACCTTTGACTAGGGTGAACACTTCACCAGATACAGGGTTATTGCGATAAGAACCAGAGAGAATGCGAATTGTTGACATAGATAAAATCCTTTATTAACTGATTAAGTAAGCATTATACACTAATGCCCATTTGTTGTCAAGCCTTGAGTATGTCCACGATACGCTGATGTATCAGGTCCATTTCAGCCTGCTCAACATAGAAGTCGGTCTTGGGGTCATAGTACTGACCTTGGGCAGTATCGTAGTACAGGACATGACCGGAGAAATTGAAGGGACCTTCTAGACCCTTGCGAGGACCATACTTGGTACGCATCTCATCCATTTGCGTCTTGTCTGCGATAACTTTGTAACCCATCAGAAACTCCTTTTGACTGAATAAGACTCTATTATATACCCAAAACCATTTAATGTCAACTAAAATCACAAGCCTTATAGACTGCTTCCTGTACTGCGGTATCAGTAACTTCCTCAAAACGCTCGTCCTGAGCCAAGGCCTTGAGCAATCCTCGAACAACAGACCAACTCAAGTTTTGACTGATTGCCAACTTTACTATGGATCCAACTGCATCATTACCAGCGTCTGTAAACATTGCGAAATTTGTCATTTTCTAAGTCCTTTAATTAACTGTCTAAGTATGTATTATATACCCAAAACCATTTAATGTCAAGCCGGTAGAACAACTTCAGTTGGAATTTGAGACTCACGCCAGGCATTCATATAGGCTTCACGCTCGGCCCGAACCTTGAGGATGCTCCGACTAAAGCGGCGGTCATAGTAGGCCCACGCACCGCTATCTACCCAGGTTTGGCGGCTGCATCGGACTTTGTTTACCTTGTGTTTTCTCATTTTCATATATTAAGCCCGGTAAGTAGAATAATTACGGATTTTGCTTTGTTTATTAGCATGGCTTTCGTTGAATTTAATCTCATAACCACGCTGACGTAGTGCATTGATCAGTACTGACAGGTCGCAGTCTTCTTCCAAGAAAGCATTGGTACCGTTCTGGTAGCTGTAAGTACTAATCTTATCAGCGATACCAAGTGCTACCAACTTTGCTTTGGGGAAGCGGGCCCATGCATGACCCGGGTCTGCGAACACTTTGATAGAGATTTTTTTAGTCATTTTGAGGTCCTTTACAATACTTGAGAAACTGAATAGTTATTCACTTTTGTGATATTTTCAACATGCCAATCAATTATAGACTGTTCAGTATTGAGCGGCAATTCTCTAAAGTAAAGAGTTTTGCCTAGCATTACTTTATCTTTTGCGTTTAGCTTAGTGTAGTCACTAGCAGCAATCAGCAAACAAATTTCTTCGTTGCTGTAGGGCCGCTTTTTGACAGACACTTTAAAATACAAAGTACTGATTGCATTTGCTTTGAATTTCATAGAGACCTTTCAACTGAATAAGACTCTATTATATACCCAAAACCATTTAATGTCAACCAAGGACCTCAGTCACAGTATAATTATACCGTGTATAACCAACGTCAGTGGATCCACCATAACCAGCAAAACTCTTATTGTTCATTGCCAACTTAGCAGTACCCTTCCGAGCCATTTTTTGTGCCTCGTTGTACCAATAAGCGCCTTCAGTTATCCGTGTATGTCCACTAGCGGTTTCACGCCGTACTACATCAAAATTAAAACTGCGTACCATTTTATTGCTCCATCGGGTCACCAAGTGTATACTCGGTGATCCATTCAATTGTAAAATCTTCACCTCTATGTTCTGCAACATAGATGCAAAGTGCTTCCAGCGTACGGAAAATCAAATCGCCAATTCTATACATTATGCCACCTTCCGAAAATATTGATAGGGCAAGCCCAGATCATAGCACAGATATTCCCAGTCGCCATTAGCGTTGCTAGCGTCCATGATCCAGCGCAATGCAGTCTCACGGTCACGCGCGCCCATGCAGATAGTGTTGGTGACATGCTGCTCAAACTTATCCACAGCTTCCTTCTCAGCAACCTTACGCTGGGCTTCCTCACGCACGATCACAGCTTCCAAACTTGCAAACTCCAGTTGGAAGTCTTGCAGCGTCCAAGTGCTGGTGTCGATACCACGAGGGCGAACACCATGTGCGTCCTTGTACATATCCCAGTAGATGCACTGGGCTTGTTCCAAGTCAGACATTTGTTCCCAAGTAGTGAATTCAGACATATTTGTTCCTTTAATCAATCTAAGCCTCTATTATAGACCCAAAACCATTTAATGTCAACCGAAAACAAATTCCCTGACCCACTCAAAACGGGTAGTAGAAGGGACCCACTTGAAGTGTTCCCGCTTGCGGCTTATCTTCTCAAAATCCATGCAGACCATGACCCAACCCTTCTCAGGGCTGAAGCCAACTGTTTCTGCAACACGGACTACTTCGACCATGCTGCCGTCTGTCATCTTTGCTACAGTAGTCATTTTCTACTCCTTACGCAAACGATCCACGCACTTCTTTAGCGCCGGGGATTTCTTCACATTCACATACCCAGTCAGAGAATGATTCGTAGTATCCCACGAAATACTCCGGACGCATTTCAGTCTTGCAGTATGGGCACACTGGCATCACAATTGGTTCTATTTTTTCAGACATAATGTTCTCCTTTAATCAATCTAAGAGTACATTATATACCCAAAACCATTTAATGTCAAGTTTGGGTAACCTTATTTACCGCAGATTCAGCATCTTTTTTTCCTGTAGGACCGAAAAAGTGCCATGGATATCCGTGTACTACGGCTACCCACCCGGGGGTTTTCCTGCCGTAGTACACGCTTGCTTTTACCAAAAAAGCCATTTAATGTCAATCCTTTTTCATAACATATTCAAACAGGATCCACTTGGCACGATTGAGACATTGACGGGCATCTTCGGCCCGCATGAAGTCAACTTCACCGTACTCGGTGCTGACCATTTCTTGGGCGTCACTCATCAGGCTAGCAGCCATCATAGCAGGACCGGAGAATTTGAAAGTGAAACTAGATTCCACAGACTCACGCATACCTGCTTCGGTCACGCCATACATGCGGACTTCACGCTTTTGTTTCTCGGTCAGTAGATCATACACGGTTGCAGTCATAAAAAGCTCCTTTAGTTAACTGTCTATAAGAGCATTATATACCCAAAACCATTTAATGTCAAGTTTTGGTAAAGTCTATTTCCCAGTTTTTTAGATGAAAATAACTAATTCCGTCCCGTTCCATATGCTTATAAAGCCCTTCTAGGGGAACAGAATCTTGCTCAAAAAAGTGTTCCCAAAGATGATTCAATTTGTTGTCAAGTGGAATTTCAATTTTGCAAAGTTTGTTGTCATCATCTTTCAACCAGTATTCTGAAAATTTATTTGTTTTATGTTTAACAACAAACTTTTTAATAGGCTTTAAAGTTTTTGTACCTGACCAGGCTGTAGTGTGTACGGGGAATTCAAACCTTGTATTCAATTCTCTAACCATTTCATCAAATTCAATATCATATTCATAGAATTCAGGTAGACGATAAATTATCGGCATCAATTCTTCTCTGACTACTTTACTATCACCGTGGATAAATGTACTTAAATCTTTTCTAAATTTAGTTAACCTTTGTTCACGCAAGGTCAACACCACGAGTTTCTTGCTGTAATAATCACGGATGACATTAGCCTTATCTCTATCTTCCTGAATCATTTCTCTGAACAAGATACTATCAGTAAGTTTAGTCGGTCTATCATTGGGATTAGCTAAAATATCAATTTTGTGACTGAGCAGTGTTCGCAATCTATGCCAAGTAACACTCAATGCTAATACATCTTCTGTAGTCTCATACACTTCATATTTTTTTACATACGAACTATCTTGATACAAGTCATCCCAAGATGTAGTACCATTCAATCCTGCAAGAGTATGAATATTGAGTGGTGAGGGGTTTTGTGTAGTAGCCCCGATGCTACCTTTAGTGATAGCATTACCATATATTGCAAGTTGTTTCTGTACTGCAAGTTGTTTCTGTAGTATGTTTATGCTTGAATTAGCCAATTGTATATTCCATGTTAATATGAGTTATTTTACTATAGAAAATAAAGAATGTCAATATTTTTTTGCCCTATTACGCCTGCGGGTTGCTTCTTCTTCCCCAAATATTTCTTCCCAAGTTTTTCCTTTTTATCAAAATATTACGATATTGATATATCTTCCATGCCGGCCGCTCTTAAACGTACAATGTGACCTAGCATGAAATTTTTTGATTCAAATGCTTTGATTATACCAAGCCAACGATTCCTTAATAATGCTACTTCGTTAATCAATATTTCATATTCAATAACTTCATCTTCACCCTCAACATACTTGTCAGCATCACGGCTTGTCAATGCTCTATTATATGCTTCTAAATATTTTTGAAAATGTGTTCGGCGAATTTTCCGTAACTGAATATTCAAGTAGTTAAGTACCGCTTCCACTTCTTGTAACTGATTGAATCTATGTTCGGTAATGCCGGGTAAAGCGGCAATGTTCTTTTCAACATTGCCGTATATCTTTACCTCTTTCTTAGCATTATCTAATTCAGTTTCAAAGTGTTGAATAAAATCAGGTATCACAGCCAGATTGACTGTTATCCTTGTGTACCAATTTGACATTTAATCCCATTCGTCTAAGTCATCTTCTTCAAAATCTTCATCTTCCTCTGGAAAATGCTCGTCTGCATAACCCTTCAATGCTTTAGTGATATCTTTGTCCTTGAAGGCATCTTTGATATCTTCAATCTCATAATTGTTATCAATTAAAAAATTAACAAGAGTATCTGCCGCATCATCACGCTCACTTAAATCAATATGTTCACGCAATGCATCCCAAACTTCAGCGATTATATCTAAACTCATTCTGTAACTTCCTCCTTAGATGTTACATTACTTATCACACTTTTAGTTTTTCCTGTATATTCAAGCATTACTTTATCTAGTATGCCGTCTTTGTTAGCTTCCCAACCTTTGCGAAACGCTTTGAGAATCTCGCCATCTTCGGTAGTGTAAACTAAACTGTTGCCTTCTTTCTTCAAAGCACCGGACTTCTCAAGCATATCAGTTAAGCCACTGTATGGACTCATGCCTGTCTCGTATGGAATCTTGACTTGGATGCTCTCAAAAGGTTTCGCATAGCGAGTTTTCATAATCTTACAAGCAGCACGGATACCATTCACTTCAGCAACCTTGTTACCATCCTCATCCTCTTTAAGTTTGAGTTTTTTCATAGCAACAACAATTGAACTTGCGTAAACAAAACCTTGACCACCACTGATTTTATCATCTGGATCAAACATATCTTGACTTGCGTATGTGTGATTAGTAGCAACTAATCCTACATTGTGACTACCAAACATATTGACACAGTTACGAACAAGTGCTGTTAGTGCTTTGGGCTTGCGACCCATGTCACCTTTCATATCACCTGCTTCAAACTGATTAACGTCAGTTGGAGTCAATAGCATACCAAGACTGTCAATGACAAATAATACTTTTGGTTTGTCATCTTCTGACATTGCTTTATATGACTTCATAAATTCTGATATAGTTTTACCTACATCATCAATCATAGCCATGTTGAGTTTAAGCAATTTAGTTTCGCTTGTATCTACACCTAATGCGTGTAGCCATTTTTCATCTAAGGCATTTTCGCTGTCAATTAAGACAACATAGATTCCTTGTTGTTGTGCGTGTCTGACGAGGTTTCCGGAGCAGATGAAACTTTTTCCTGATCCAGACTCTCCGGCAAAGACAGTAACTTTACCAAGAGGTACACCTTTGTTAAAATCACCGCTAATGAGATAATTGAGTCCATAATTTCCTGTAGAGATCCAATCGGTTGGATCATTGTATCCTATGCTAAGTCCCTCAATACTTTTTGTAATCTCTCTACGGAACTTGCTTACATCAAATGGTTTTGCCATTGATAATCTCTCTTTCTTTGTTATCTGTTGTTTGTACCTGTTAAGTACAGTTTATCATTAAATGATAATTTATCAAGTATATCGGGACATTTTTCAGCCATTGAATCAATTTCCCAATCTTGTGGATAGTGTCTTAGTGCGGCTCTTGCACGATCTCTGATTAAACTAGGTACTCGTGGAGTACGACCAGGATCACACAATTCCTCTAATAATTTTTTACCTTGCTTCATGGCACGGTATCTTTCGTCTGGTAATGTCATAGTGTTCTCCTAAGATAGGGGCCGTAGCCCCTATATAGATTTAAGCAGCCTTTTGGCGACTACGAATCATCGCCAAAATATCTTGTGCTTTGTCACTTGATGTATTTGCTGCTGGAACAACTACTGGAGCACTAGTGAAAGATGCTTCTGCTGCCGCAACATCATCTTCCCATGCGGGAGTATTAGTTGCTACTGGTGCAGTACGAACTGGCAATGCTGATTCAGTTACTGAACCTGCTGGAGCATCTAAGCCCCATGGGCGAAAGTAGTTACCCCAACGTTCGTTGTCGTAAGGTTGACCATCTACTGATGCCTCAAACATTTCTTTCATAATGCGTAGTTCAGCTTCACCTGGCTTCTTAGGCAAGAAGTCACTAAGATTAAACAATCCATGTGCTTCAATTGCTGCTTGTTCAGCCTCAGTCAATGCTGTTTCTCTACGTGCCCAGTTACTTGTACTGTAATCTGCATATCCACCCTTACTAGACTTCTTAATATTGAAGTCAAGACCGCGAATATAGTCAGTTGGCAATTCCATGATTTCAGGATCAAGTAATCCACTCTTAACGATTGGGATGATTTGCGGGCTGATAACGAATCTACGAATTGGATTCGCAGGAGTCTTGTCATCACCCAATGGGTTTTGACGCACAAAGCCTTGAAAAATGTAACTACGCTTTTTCCAATACTTGTTAGCCATTTCTTTCAATGTCTCATCTTTGTACCAAGGACGAACCTCAGCCAAGATAGGGCATGTAGAACCATCGTTATACATTTCTACGCATGGAACTTGTACAACTAATTGTTTTGCTCCACTGTCACCTTTAACTCCATTGAATGGAAGTTTGATGATTTGTTTTTCTACCCAGAAAAATTCGTTCTTGGAATCACCATCGGGCAAGAAACGAATACTAGCAGTAGTGCCTTCGTCCATGTTCCAGTGGGGGTAGATAGAATTATCTGATTGGGTTGTAGAACCCTTGTTGTTTGACTTATTGTCTTGCGCTGCGATACGTGCGCGGATATCTGCTAATGATGCCATATAAATATTCCTTATAAATTTGAGATGGTCTCGTTTTTAAATTCGCTACTTCACCATGAAGTAACTAACACGATGAGTAAGTATAGCATACTTTCTCAACCTGTCAATAGTATTTATCTTTGTTATGGCAAACCTCACCTTTTAAGTGAGGTTTTTGATAAGTAATTTACCCTTATCTTCTGTGATTCATAATCTGTAAGATACGGTCTAAGTCATCTTGACCTTCTTTTACATCTTTCTTGTCATCTTTTTTAGCCATTGATTTGGTAAGCGTATCTAGCGCGTGTTTGACCATTTTTTCTTTTGATATTGGCTTTGCTTCTTTATCAGGACCAGGACGCGGATCAGTATCACGACCTGTATACGCGCTTGGTTGGCTCTTGTCCATTTCTTCTAATACGCTACCAATATCAGTATCACGCTTGTCATGTTGTGGTGATTTTGGTTTTTCTAATCTCTTTAGTATACTTGAGATTTTCTGATGTATTCTATCTGAGCCAGCCTCGATAGGATCTCTGCTCCAGTCTGTGTTGGAACGCTCATAATCATTTGGATTCAAATCTCTATCATATTGTGTATGAGTACCTTCATCCATTTCATCTTCAGTTGTAACTGCTTGAGCATCCATGTTGATGAAGTTTTCTTTCATTTTACGGTCGCCGTATAATTCTTTATCAGTAATCTTATCAGCAGCAGCAACTGCATCTTTGCCAAACTTTTTTTCTACTCTCTTTTCGGTTGCATCTGCTTTGCGGTGTGCCTCGTCATCTCCCCATCCATCCATACCATGCGCTCTGCGTTTACCTAAAGTTTTTACTGCTAATTCTTGTGAAATTTCATCTAGTTGACTTTCATTAGCACCGACTAGTTTACCTACTGCACCTTTTGGGCCTACTTTTTCTGTAGGTCCTAATTGACCTACACGCTTTTGATTAGCATCAAGACCTTCATCTACTTCTTTTTCTTTTTGACGTTGTTCTAACTCTTTGCCATACTTCTGTACTTTTTCGCGGAAGCTTTTCTCTTGTTCTTTGCTAGTCTCGCCTTTAGTAGACTTACGTGCATCATATTGACCCATGTCTACTTCTTCAGATACACCTTCTTCTTTGTGACTAAATTTAGCACGAATGTTTTGCATTTTTTCTTTACCAGCATGTTCACGACCTGCTTTGCGTAATGCGTCCATACCTTTTTCACCGTACTTCTTATTACCTAAGTATGCTTGCAATGCACTTTCTTCAACTTCTTCTTCTGGCAATACACCTTTTGGTCCGCCACGCATTGTATATTGACTACTTGCTTTCATGTCACCCATGCGGCCTTTAGTTAGAGTTCCTTTTTTGCCTGCTTTATCTGTTTTGTACACATCATCTGGTCCAGCTGATTTTTTTAAAGCAAGTGTATCATAGTTAGGTTTCTTACCTGAGTTGTATCTTCTTTGAGTTGTTATATTTCCAAGGGCATTCATAGCATCACCTATAGAATCAAAGGTCGAATGAATATCATCAGTACCGTAATAACCGTTATTAACATTAAAGTCTACTTTAATTTTACCAGTTTTTAAATCTTGTATAACGGTACCGCTAGCATCATATCCATCTTCATCATCATCAAAATCAAATTGTCTTGTATTAGGTTCATCTGGGTCAACTTCATACCAGCCGTGTAAATTTTCAATTGCTTTACCAAAATCTCCTTTACCTTCAGCGATACCATTCAATGATTGTGTAACTTGCTTGACCCAACCACTAACATCACTACCGCCAATTTCTTCAACATCACCTACATATTCAGCAACGCTATCAATAGCATCTCCTACTTTTTCAGGGCCATATTTCTGCAATAAATCTGGGTGTTGCATTAGTATGCGTCTTGTTATAGCTTGTGTAACCGGACTATACTGGTCTAAACTTTCAGGAATGCCAACTGGGTTATTGCTTGTAAGGCTTTCTTCTTCGACCAAACTGTCAGCCCACTCTGCTAGCTTGTTCATCTCTTTATCAACCACTGATTCAGAAACTTTTTTATGTATTCTATTCAATATAGGCATTACACTTTCAATACGTGGATCTAATGTTTCTTGTACAAACAATTCATTTAGATTAGATTCATCACCTTCAGTTTCCATCAATGCAGGAGTCCAGCTTTCAAAGTAAGCATTGTATCCACGCTTACCAGTCATGCGGCTCAATGATTCGCGTAGACTTTGATAGTGTGCGATACCTTCATTGACTAATGATTGTGCTGATTCATTGAATTGACCATTACGTGTAGCACGAACGAATCCAGCCATCTTGCTATATTCTTCACATAGGCTATGAACATGGTTCCAACGATCATCATTGACTTTGCCACCTTCAGCGATATGTCTAGCATATACACGGGCGATACCTGGCTTCTTAGTATCAAGTAGATAGCGTTCGCCTTCTTGATTCTCTAGGAATATCCTATTGATGTTACGATAGCGTTGTTCACCTTCTTCAATGACACGGCTGTGTTCAATGACAATCTTGACTGTAGGTATAGCATCGCTATAACTTGCTTTTCTGCCCATTGGGTAGTAACCCTCTGCTATTTTGTCTTTGTCTCTCATATGTTTCCTTCTTGCCATATCGTCATTAACATGGTCTTTGTTCTTTGTATTAAATCCTTTAAGTCCTCTAGTCATTCTAAAAGAACTTAATTGATGTAAAAATCCGCTCCAAGAATCATCATAATCTAATCCCGGGGTTTTATCACCAGGACTATTAGATACATCATCACCGAAATATACAGTTAATACTCTATCATCATCTAATGTAACAAAGACGGTTCCGTATTCTTCCCCGTCTTTAGTAAATTCAAACTTGAAAATGTCTGCTTCATCTGGAACTGGAGTAGCTTTACCTGTTGCGTCTAACGGTTTTGGTTTATATTTGGACAACAATTGATAAAGTTGACGGTTGAGGGTTTCTGTATTAGTTGGCATAATTGTATTTATCTTAATCTCAACTTAGTACGGCAAAGAATGGTAGTGGAGCAATGAATTCCTCGTGGTCCTTAACATAACTGTCTAATTCAAAGTGATATGAACCTAATTCCTGTATCATTCTGACAGATAATAAGCTGGCCATAATCAAGTCGTCCGTATCCCCAACTTTAGCAGCATAACTACCCGCATGTGCTACAAACGCTTTTAATTCGCTGATAAGACTACGACTATTTACGGTTAGTTTCTTGCTTTCAAGCAATGTCTTAAACTTAGCGCAAGCAGTTAATTTGCTCTTATTTGTTGTATTGAAACCTTTACGCTTCTTTCCAGGTTCACTGATAAAAATTCCTGGAATATTATTCTCTCCATATTCGTTTAATGATACCAATGCTGCTTCGCCAATACTATTGTTCTCTACACTATAATAGACATTGTTTGGTTCATTTGTACATTCAACAATATACTTGTTTATCTGAGCCATTAGTTTAATCTGTGTTGGGATATCAGTTTTATTGTGCTTCCATTCACCAACTTGTGTAACTGTATTTGCCTCATATATTTGTATAGCAGCTGGGTCATTGCCTGTGCCAATACTAGGGTCTAATGCTACTGTATAGATATTGCCTTTGACTGGTTTCTGATACCAACGAACTTGCCCCATTCTACTTACTGGTTCTATACCCTGTAAATCAAGCAATGTGTTTGGATTAATAAGTGTTTCATCTGCAATAATGAATTCACAACCAATTTCACGACGGAATCTATCTTCACCTAATTGTGCTTTCATTTCATCAGCCCACTTTTGGTCTCTGCCAGGTTGTTCTTGCCAGTCTGCTCTATATGCTTTGAATCCGTTGATACCTAGTTCTGTTGTGTTACCAAATTCATCTTCAGTTTTGTTAGCACCTTTCCAGATGAAAGCAAATTGATCCTCATCACTATTTGGGGTACTTGTGATAATTGCTTTACCACCAGTACTTAATGTTGGTGTAATGGCTGTCCAGAATTCTTTAGCGATACTTGGTCTAACGAACGCAAACTCGTCTAGGTATAACAATGTAATAGACATACCACGACCTGTATTTTCAGTAGTAGTTGCAGAAACAATACGACTACCATTTTCAAAGTCTAATGAGCCTTTGTTATAAGTTGTTACACCTGCTTTGATATAGTCTGGGCAGTTTTCATATGCATAACGAACACGCTGCATAATTTCTTGTGCGCCTGTGTATTTGTGTGCTGCTATAAGAATAGTACTGTCTGGTACAAACATAGCATACCAAAGTAAGTACCCAGCTGCACTAGTTGATTTGCCTGATTGTCGAGGCATTAAACTGATACTGTAGCGATAGTTATGATATGTGTTAATTAATCGTTTCTGATAGTCATAGGGATGATACACCATACTTCCCTTAGTAGGGTGTTGTATCATAAAGAAGTTATCCATGAAGTATAGATAACCTGTGTCAGGGTCGCAACACTTTATAAAGTCCTGTAATTCCTTATCGTTCTTAAATTTTGTTTTAGTATAAGGATCTTTTACTAGAGATGCTTGACCTGTTTTATTCATAACTTTATTTATGTGGATAACTACCCAATTATATAATTAGGTAATTACGCTATTTTAATTCCAAATACTGCCCAGTTGTAACCATCACACCAGACATCCCAATATTGCGTAGTAGCCTGTGCTAGAACTACTGTGCTTGTGGTACTACCACTCGGGCCATAGAAAGCTCCAGCCGGAGTGCTTAGAGTAATATTATCTGTGGTGTTCTGCCAGAATCTATAACCAATACCTGAATTAGCAGCGAGTGTAGGATTAGGTAGTGTAATTGTATATGTGCCGCCTGGCGAAAACTCAATAAAGCCACCAGCATCTGCCACTGTCAATGTAGTGGTTGTAGTAAGCACTCTTGCACTCTTGCGTATGCCACCAGTTATCGTCAAGTTGCCACCGACACTGACATTACCGGAAGCATTTATAGTTGACACCGCACTTAAACTTGCAGTAGGATTTATTTGAACAATACTCATTCTAGTAAATCCACTGCTTCTCAATTGAGCAGTTAATCCACCCGTACCACCAGTGACTCTTAATTTAACATCTTGATTTGCCACAGGTGTGTGTACTACATCAAGGGTAGGATTATTAGCTTCATTGAATCCTGTATTATAAGGTATTGATAATGTCTGAGAACCAATTCGTGCATTTGTAGTACCATCAACTAGTTCTACTAATAGATATCCGTTAGCACTGAAATTTTGCATTGCTATTTCAGCCAAAATGTGATATGTTTTGCCTGTGCTAAGAGAAAATTTGCCTGCGCTATATGTTATACCCGAACTACCGTTGTTCACATCCCAAGTAAGGTCTGTTCCACTTGCGGCCACATTCACTGCCGCAGATGTTGTCATATTGATGTAGTCAGGATTAACAGCACCAGTTAATTCTACTGTTTGACCGTTGATGATGACACTGTTAGCTGATACATTGCCACTAGCACTAATATTATTACCTGCAATATTACCACTACTTGGTTCAACAGTAGCATAGTTTACATATTTTAGATTACCATCATATGTCATTATACTCATAGCACCGTTAGAGGTGATATCTTGTGCTACTGTAGGAGCCGGTAAACTAGTTAATCCACTACCGTTACCTAAAATATAAGCACCAGTAACATTACCAGCAACACTTATTGTGTTACCATAAGTAACTTCTTTGCTAGTGGCATTGTAGAACATAACTTCAGCAATATTTGAAGTATCATTACGAACTGGTGATACAGTGAATGTATTTGCTGTGGTTTGATCTAGTATTGAACCTGTAGCATTCAATATGATTGAGTTGTTGGCTTGATTAGAGTTACCGGCACCATAACCTACAGCCACCGCATATTGACCCTGTGTGTTTTGTCCAGCCCCATCACCAACGGCTACCGCCGAGATACCTTGTGCGTTATAACCAGCATTTTCGCCAATAGCCACTGCTGAGTTACCTTGATTAGTGTTACCAGCATTATCACCAATCGCTACTGCTTTAGTACCTTGCGTAATCTGGCCAGCATATAATCCAATAGCAACTGATTGTGTGCCTTGGGCATTTGAGCCGGCACCGTGACCAATAGCCACAGCGTCATCACCTTGTAAAGCAACACCGCCACCAGCATTTTGTCCAATTGCTACTGCTGTTGATCCTTGGATTACACCTGCATTTTCTCCAATTGCAACACTTTGATTACCTTGACTATTCGATCCTGCACCAGATCCAATAGCAACAGCACCTATACCCTGTGCATCAAAACCAGCCGATCTACCAATTGCTACTGAATTGGCGCCCTGAGTAGTGTTACCACCAGCATCTTCTCCGATTGTTATTGATGACGCACCTTGACCACCTTGACCAGCATTTTTACCAATTGCTATTGCGGCATTGCCTTGACCGTCAAATCCTGCATTCTGACCTAGGGTTATTATAGTAGGTCCACTGTTACCAGATTTATCGTCTATCTGTGACCAAGTAACATTACCGTTACCCAATGGTACTTGTGTACCGTTAGCATAGTTGACTGCAAAAGTATTGCCTGGTAATGTTAGATTACCGATAGTATCAAATGTCCACATAGCAGTATTACTATTACCATCATTACTGTTAATAACGACATTGCCTGTATTTGATAACTTAACATATAAATTATCACTACCTAAGAATAACTCAGTTGCATACAAGTTGCCACTAGTCATATGAATGTGGTCACCGTCAGCCGCTGTTGGATATACCAATAACTTCTGATTAGTAGTAACTCCTGAACCGGCTGGTTGAAGAGTAATAGTATTACCCGGTGAACCACTTGGTGTAGATGATTGACTGTAGATAGAACCACCTGATGGTAGTACTAAGTTACCAGTGTTATCAAATGTCCAATTTGATGCGCCTGCACTAATGTTGACATTGCCGTATCCTGCTAAACCTAATGCTGAACCACCAGCCGTGATATTGATATTGCCGCCTTGATTAGTACCACCGTAACCACCAACAATGTTTGCATCACCACCGACATTACTTCCGTATCCGCCTGTTATAACTGCTGGTCCGCCAGCAGTAGCACCTTGACCACCAGTAAGATGTACGTATCCGCCTTCTGAGTTGCCACCTTGACCACCAGTGATATCTATGTATCCTGGATATCCGTTTGCTTGGGTGTCGCCACCTTCTATACGAATGTAGCCACCAGTACCGTCAGCCATACCTTGGCCACCGCGAATCTTGATATCACCACCTGAACCGTTAGTTGGGCCACCGCGCCCTGCCCATAGATAAATGTCACCGCCTTCACCTCCGGCAAAGCCTTCACCGGGATTGATTACTAAGCGTTGACTGCTATTAATACCTGAAGTGCCATCTGGTGTTGAAATAATTGCTTCTTGTGTATTATCACCAAACAATAATGTTTGACCAGTGATTGTTTCACTAGGATCATCACCGCGCTGAACTGTTAATGTTGGGAAAATTGTTCCGCCGTCTGTACCAAATTGCCAATCATATGTAGTACCATTAGCACTTATTGATTCAAGTACAATACCGCCACCAATGCCACCAATCAATCCTGGACCACTAGTAGTAAATGTTGAACCAACATTAGTAATCGTTGTGTTGTATGAACTACTATCATTAAATGCTGTGCCACTACTTAACATACCCATTAGTAATACTACACTTGCAGTAGTTGGGATAGCAGCAATATTAGTACCAGCTGGTTGTGTAACTGTTAACACACTAGTGGGAACTGTAAAGTTACCGGTGTATACTGCTATGCCACTAGTAATTCTTATGTCAGCTAGTTTACCAGGGAAATATTGAAAATTATTATTTGGAAATCTACCTATAGTAACAGCATTACTACTTCCATAATTAGCAGGTCCACCGTAACCAGTATTATATGTTTGTCGCACCCCGTTGTAGTATACATATAAATATGTATCAGCAGAATTGTTATTAACAATTGCCACATGTGTCCATACTCCTGGAGTAGGCTCTGTATAAAATACTGCATTATTTTGAGTACATAAAATACCAAGTAATCCATTAGATACATTTATATCTATATAAGAAAGTACTCCTGTGTCTTGCTCTTGTGTTATTATTCGTTGAAGTAATCCTGTAGAAGCTGCATCAGCATTAATCCAAAATTCTATAGTCCATGTTGTACCTAAAATCCATTGACTACTTGATGGTAGTGTTAGATAATTAGTAGTACCATTTAATGACAACGCACCTGAAGTTGTGGTAGATTCAGATACTGCTACTTTAGCATTGTATGGTAATGTTAGATTACCATCACTGCCAAAGTTCCATGTGTTGTTATTGACACCAATTTGTAGATTGCTATTTGCTGAAGCAATATTAGCATAGCTTGTGCCGTTGAAAATCTTGTTAGCAGTACCCGTGCCTGAACCAGTTGCTCCAGTATTACCAGTTGGGCCTGTAGCACCAGTAGCGCCATCTGAGCCATTAGCACCACTTGCACCTGTTGCGCCATCTGAGCCATTAGCACCACTTGCACCTGTTGCGCCATCGTTACCTGCTGCACCTGAAGCTCCAGTAGCACCTGCACCTGTTGCTCCAGTAGCACCATCATTACCTACTGCACCACTTGCTCCAGTAGCACCAGTAGCACCTGCGCCTGTAGCACCTGTTGCGCCGGTTGCACCTGAAGCACCGTCATATCCTGTAGCGCCAGTTCCACCTTCATAACCAGTAGCACCAGTAGCACCAGTAGTACCTACATAACCAGTAGCACCAGTAGCACCAGTAGTACCTACATAACCAGTAGCACCAGTTGCGCCAGTAGTACCTACATAACCAGTAGCACCAGTTGCGCCAGTAGTACCTACATAACCAGTAGCACCAGTGGCACCTGTACTACCTGATATCCCAGTAGCACCTGTAGCGCCAGTTGCACCTGTTGCACCTGTGCTGCCAGTATATCCTGTTGCACCAGTGCTGCCAGTATATCCTGTTGCACCAGTAGCACCTGTACTACCTGATATCCCAGTAGCACCAGTTGTACCCGGCGGTCCTTGTATATTACCTACATCATTCCATGTACCGCTAGCTTTAACCCAAAGATCGCCTGTGGTTTGATCTATAACACCATCGCCGTTACTTGCGCTAGGGTATGCTGCGTTTATTGTTGTTTGTGGATTGTTTGGAGGATTTACATATGCATTAGCTACACTTCCAATAATGGTAACGCTAGTACCCGCAGGCCCTGTTGCACCTTCTGCCCCGGTAGCACCCTGTGTCCCAACAATAGCAACTTGCCATGATGATGTTCCTGTGTCCCAATATTTTAATACTGACATTATGTAATCCTATCTATTTAACTGTTAAAGAGTAATGTAACCCCAATTTACTACTTGTGATGTTCCGCTATTGTTTGTAATACCAAATGTAAACACATTAGCAGTTGTAGTACTAACCACAGCATTACTAATATTGTTCACAGTTCCAACAATCTGCGTGGGTATCGCTGTAAGTACTAATGCATTACCTGCTGCATAATACCAACCATAACTACTACCTACTACCGGAACATTGGTATTTGTAACAACCACTGTAGCAGTATATGTAACAATACCATTTGGAATATTTCCTCTAACCCATAATGAGTAAGTACCGTTTATAGGAACCGTAATACTTACTGTGTTAGTACCTGCTGATAATGTCCAACTACCAGTTGTTGAGCCTGCACCCACACCAGTAGCACCTGTAATGCCTGTACTACCAGTTGCGCCAGTTGGTCCTGTAGCACCACTAGCGCCAGTTGTACCTACACCAGTAGCACCTGTGGCGCCCGGGCCAGTAGCACCGGTCGAACCATTGTATCCAGTAGCACCAGTTGCGCCTGTACTTCCTACTCCTTGTACTCCTGCGATACTAGTATCAAGCCACAATATATTATGATCGACAGGAGCAGTAGATTGAGCAATTAAACCTTGCTCACCTGTTGCACCTGTGCTACCTAAACCAGTTGCTCCAATGGCACCTGTTGCACCTGTGCTACCTAAACCAGTTGCGCCCGTAGCGCCTGTTGTACCTATATAACCAGTTGCGCCAGTAGCACCTGTTGTGCCTATATAACCAGTTGCGCCAGTAGCACCTGTTGTGCCTACAAAACCGGTTGCTCCTGTTGCACCTGTACTACCAATATAACCCGTAGCACCCGTTGCTCCAGTTGTACCTACAACGCCGGTGGCGCCAGTAGTGCCTGTGGCGCCAGTGGTACCAATCTCGCCTGTTGCACCTGTTGCGCCTATCCCAGTAGCGCCAGTGGAGCCTTCATTGCCTATATTACCAGTAGCACCTGTTGCACCATTGTAGCCGGTAGCACCAGTAGACCCAGCCCCGGCTGGTCCGGTTGCACCTGTTGATCCTGTACCAGATGGTCCGGTTGCTCCTGTACTACCTATTGCACCTGTTGCACCAGTAGAACCACCAGCTCCCCCACCGCCACCAGCGAAAGGGGTGCCATTAGCATAGAAATAGTTGTCAGTATAAATTGCGTTTGGTACTACATTGCCACTTGCATTTAAATTTATCGTATCAACATTGCCATATATCAATGCATATGATGCTGAAAAATTTGTAGTGTTAAGTGCAGCATTTGCTTGATCCCAAGTTAAACTAGGACTACCATCAAAGTTACCTGTATTGTTAAATTGAATCTGTCCATTGCCACCGCCTACTTCGCCGTTACCGGATCCACCACCTGTAACCCAAGTAAGATTACCGGCTCCATCTGTTACTAAATATTGACCGCTATTGCCACCGGTGACTTTGAATGTACCTATACTTAAAGTACCAACTCGTGTGATATTGGGTTGTGCTGCATTTACTACAGAATATGCTAAATTAGCTAATGCTGCCGGTGCAAAATTTGCACCTCCTGCACCGGATAATATTAAATTTCCTGCAACTTGCATGTTAGCTTTTTGTGTTACAGGGTCTCCGGACATGTTAACAACCGGAAATAACGAATTAGCCGCTATATTGCTACCTATATTAGGTAACTCTGTTATTTTAATTGTTAAATTAGACGTAGCCATTAAATATCCTTTTATTCTTGTATTTATCAACAGTGGACATGGAAAGACCGAGCATGCTCGGTCTTTGATAGGTTAAATACAATTATTTGATATCTAGAGGTCTTTGCTTAGTAGCAACGATACAGTAAAAATGTTCTTTTGCTTTTTTCTTTTCACCTTCTGGATCTGCATCATTCGGAAATTCAATATCAAATTCAAAGTTTTGAAACAAGTCAATGTTGAATCCAGTGCGTGTAATCAATGCTGCTAGTTGATTCTTACCTAAAATACTATAGTGATTTAGGTTAAATTCATGCTGTCTTTCAGTATCTGGGGCAGGAACTTCAATGTAAATCTTGCCAAACTGTTTAAGAATACGATTATATTCCATTAAGCTAAAGATAGGGTATGGACTATGTTCCAATGCATGACGCAAAAAGATAAAGTCTACACTTTCATCATGGTATCCATCTTTTTGTGGGATAAAACTCAAGTCATATTTCTTAATCTTGTGACCTTTATCTTCACAGATTTTAATGTCTCCCGGGCTTAATGTTACACCAGTTAAATCAGTATAGCCTCTAGATTTCATTTGATCTAAGAAATAGCCTGGGCCACATCCTAAGTCTAAAATCTTGCTATCTTTTTTTAGATTTAATGGGTCGATATATTGTTCAACCACTGATTTAGTCAATGACGAATGCATTTGACTATCGCCCTCATCATAGATGTGAGCAGTATACAACCATTCGTTGTAGAATTTTAACTTGATTAAGTCAAGTGTTTGGTTAATATCGATTATCATTAAGGTTCCTATAATTTGATATAATTACTTATTCTAGGAATATGATGATTGATTATTTTCTTTTGTAACCTTTGAATGGTTTCACAATACTTTGCGTATTGGTATCAGGCAATTCTATACTTTCATCATCTCCATGATTCAAGTCCACAATATCACTACCCACTGCTTTATATGCTTGCTTGAGCATTTTTGATTCTATATCAGTATATGGATGTGCTGTATTATAACGACCACTCCATGTTTCTGCATCTATCTCTAATGGAGTAGTTCCATCTGCGCTAGCAACTGCCATCATAATACGATTCAATTCATAAGTACGGTCATACCCACCCGGATCACGAAACTTATGTAACCCACGCATGGCAAAGGATTGTCTTTTGGTAGGTGTACCGATCGTTCGTTGCTCAGTTAAAAACTCACTTGCTCTCATTTTGGATAACCTTTAAATGCTTTAACTGGACTGACCTTAACTACATCAGTTGCTTCTTCACTTTTGTTAGTACTGATTAGTACTTTCTTACCTGGAACACCTGTTTCTTTCATTGCATAGTCAATATCTTTTTCAATATCACCATCCATATATGAACTTACAATCATATTCTCTCCCCATGGAGTTTCTTTTTCAAAATTATAAGCTGGAATACTATCTTGCACTCTTTCTAGTTGCCCACGAGCACCGGCCAATGCTACACCAAACCGATATTGTTTATAGAAATCACTGTTGGGCAATCCTGGAATAGTATATGTGCCCGACAATGCTCTAGCAACATCAACTGATAATGCAGCACGATTTTCCGTTATGAATTCTTTTGCTCTCATACTGTTATTTCGTTTTCCGTCTGTATGTTGAAATTGTTTTCAGTATCAATTAAGTCACTAGTTGTTTCTGTTTGTAAATCTAAGCCCGGTACAGGAACACCTGTCCATGTAATCTGTGCTGATATAAAATGAAACATGGTTGTATTTACTAACGGATTAACTAATATGCGAACATTTGACGCAAAAATATCCATATTATAACCGGTCAACGCATTGCCATTGAAAATAGTACTATGTCCACTCCATTTGATATTACTACCATCTGTTAATATAGTAGCAGTTAATGTGATATTTTCACTATCATTACTAGAAACATCATTGGAATTAATTTGAAAAACACCTTGCGTAAATGATGTAGCAGGTGTTTGAAATATTACTTGATTAGGAATAGCTCCTGTTGAATATGCACTTGAAGTAAAAAATCCTGTACTGAATAATTGTGTGAAATTGTTGTTAATCTTCTGAAAGGCCGTACGTAACGGATCACCTTCACCGTCGTTAGGTTGAGCACCTACATTAATTATTTCTTGTGTCATATCTAAATCCTAAACTATAGTGTATTTATCACTATTTTGGATTAGTTAGCTTCATCCCATAACTTCTTCTGAGTCAGGTACCACTCAATCCAGCTGTCATATTTACTTGCACATTCGTGGTATGTGCCGTAGTTTTTAATGACGGATTTAGTAAAATCTACGATTGTGACGGTATCACCTTCAATAGTTTCTAGTTGCTTAGGGCAACCTTTTAATAAAGTAGCAGGAGCCTCAGGGAATTTAGGAGTTAATGGAACAGGAGTGCTGCAAGATGTTAGGAAAACAGCGGCTAGTATAATTAAGTATTTCATTTTGTTATTTCGTGTGGTATTGTTGCTGCTTCATTCACAGATTTTAATATAACTTGAGGAATCGCAGGACAGTTCTCAATATATTTGATTACCTCGTTGTCTTTGACTACTTCCTTGTCAATATATTTTATAATATCTTGACCTTTTGTTCTGATGTATTCTGTTTTGGTGACTACTTTTTCTACAATTTTTACATTTTCTTCTTGTGAAACTGCTTCTTTTGTCGCTAGTTTAGCTTCAACCTCTTTGACTTTTAGTTGCCAAGATTCTTCGTTAGCTAACCCGCCTTCTATATAAAGTCCAAAACTCAATAATAATAAACTGATTATCTGTATGGGTAGTTGATATGTTCTGATGAAGGGGATGAAACCTAGAATAAATCCAGCGATAGTTCCTAATATTCCCGCTATTAATATTAGATGAGTTACTAAATCAGGAAGAAAGTGTAGTATGAACATGCATATATTTATCTATAATAGTCTGAGTTTTTCAACCAGTTGTAGTAGTTTTGAAAGCCTTCTTCCACATCAGTTTTAGGATTGAATCCAAAGTCTTGTCTAGCTGCATCAATATTCAATGCTCCGCGACTTGGAAAATCAATATCTTTTGCGCCAACTTCTAAATGACCGCCACCAGCTAATTCTAGTGCCATCTGTGCAGCCTTGAGTAGGGTGACGCTGTGGCTCTTTGTGATGTTGTATGTCTTGTTCTCTGTATTGTCGCTTAATGCTGCTGCTACAATACCATCAGCCGCATCATCTACATAAGTGAAGTCTAGTTTTTCATGCTCACCATTGACTTTCAGTACTTTGCCCCGCATTGCTGTGAGTAAGAATTTGCTGATGACACGATCCTCTACATCGAATGGTCCATAAACAGCACTGGGGCGAATAATAGTATGAACAAGATTAGTACGGCGAGTATAGTCTTTAACAAGCCATTCACCCGCGAGTTTGAGTATACCATATTGTCCTTGTGGTTTGCATTCATAATCTTCCTTTACATCATCTTTAAAATCACCATATACCATAGACGAACTAATATAGATGAACTTACGAACATCGTAATTGTTACTAGATTCTAATAGATTGAGTAATCCTTCGCTCATAGTACGGCTACCTAATGCTGGATTACTATTGACAACTTTCTGTCTAGGAAAGCTAGCCATGTGAATCACGATCTCCGGTTCTTCAATTCTAAAAATGTTATCTATTTCTTTAGCGTATGTGATATCTGTCACATACTGAAAACTCGTATCACCAATCTTCTTTTGTCGTTCAGCCATGAGATAATCAATCTCACTTTGAGGGATGATACCATAGTTAGTCTTGTTATCAATTATTGATACTGTATGTCCTTGATCCTGTAATCGTTTTACTACATTGTGACCGATTAGGCCCATACCGCCTGTTACTAATATGTTCATTGGAATTTTAATTTAAAATAAGTGTGGTCGATAGCTTTGAGTTTTGCTGTTATAGTATATACATGCCCATAATTGAATTGATCAGAAGTTCTATTCCACATTGGAACATCTACTGCATTATCCATGACCCATCTACCTGCTTCTGATTGTTGCCATTCCCATAATGGATGTGCTATATACAAATCGGGATCTTCTACATCTCCCATTTTTATTGTATGTACTACGCACTCTACTATATTCATACTGCCATATCAGCTTTGATAGCAGTATGGCATTTATAATCAACTAACTCAATATCATCCATCGTGAATTCTTCAATAGTTTTTATATCCTTATTGAGTTTCAATACTGGTAATGGTAATGGATCACGGCTCAACTGCTCTTTAACTTGTTCAACATGATTAGTATAGATATGTGTGTCACCAGTACTGATGACTAATTCACCAACACCTAACTCGCATACTTGTGCTATTAAATGAGTGAGTAACGCATAGCTACTAATGTTAAAAGGTAAACCAAGAAACACATCCACACTACGCTGGTACATATGGCAAGATAATTCTTTATTCTTGTTGACATAGAATTGACATAAGACATGACACGGTGGCAAAGCCATCTGGTCTAACTCACCCGGGTTCCATGCAGTAAGTATGTGTCTACGACCATTAGGGTCTTTTTGTATACCCTCTATTAGAATTTTTAACTGGTCTACTTCTTTATGATGTATACTACCTTGACGATTGTAATGATTGCCAAAGTCATCTTTAAAAACTTCAGTTTTATGTGATACAGGAGTAAGCCAATGTCTCCATTGTACTCCATATACACGACCTAAGTCCCCATGGAACTTTGCTTTATCTTTCCAGTAAGGAGCATAAGCATTTGGTGTCCATATGGTAACTGCCCCTGTTCCACCATGTGTAATTTCTGCTAATCTGCGTTCATCTCCGCTTCCTTCGATGAACCAAAGTAGTTCTCCTACACACGCTTTCCAAGCAAGTTTTTTAGTAGTGACGGCTGGAAAACCCCTACGCAAATCAAAGCGAAGGTGATGTCCAAACATACTAATAGTCCCAGTGCCAGTTCTATCATCTTTTGTTTCTCCATTAGTTAGAATATCTTGTAATAATTCTAAATATTGTTTCATAGGTTACCTAGTATCTTATCTGTTTCTGGTTGGACAGTATCAGCAATACTTTGTACATTAAGTAGAAATTCTACACCAACCACAGAGTCATCTAACTCTTGTAGTTTTCTACTTACCACTTCTTCTATCTGGTCTGCGTCCAATCCTTGATTTAAAAATTTTTCAATGTTTAATGTTTGTTGTCTCTTACCTTCTAATTTAATTATTAATTTCTTAATGAATTGAACGGGTATTTTATTTTTCTCAACATCTTCAAGGATATGTTCCCACTTTTCGATGAATTCTGGGCTCATTATGCACTAACTTTTGCTCTTGTTTTCTTTACTTTAGGTGCAGGTGTAGCAACTGGTGCTTCAACTACAACTGCTTTCTTACTTGCTCTTGGCTTTTTCTCCATTACAGGAGGATCCATCTCTGCTGCTTGTTTCAATAGATCAGCACTTTCAGCCATCAATCCTTTGGCCTCTGCTGCCATTCTAGCTGCTTGTTGACGCAAGTTATTTGCTATTGCACTATCACCCAATGCATCATTGCTGCTAGCAACCAATGGTGGTTGTTGAACCTTAGCATCACGGGTTTTGTTTTCACGCTGTCTACGTGCTACCTCTGCGGGAGTTTGCATTCCTCTGCTTTGGTCAATGTCAGCCATGCGTTTAACAGCATCTTCTCCCTGTTTCATCTCAGTCAAAATTTTATTGAGTTCATTCAATTTAATTTTAGTCTGTGGATTTGGTGTGACAACGATATTCTCTGTATTAACTTTCTTTAGTAAACCTTCACGGTGTAATACTTGTAGTATTGGCTTACCATCTAAACCCAAGGTGCGGTTTAAAGCATCCGACAGCGATTCGCTATGTTGTCCAATATCACTTTCAATACAACGAATCAATGGATCGTGTATATGCTGATTTAGTGTTTCAGTGTATGTTACCAGACACATGTGAGATTCACCTGGAACCTCACGAAAAATGATAGCAACCTTACGATCACCGTGTTTACCGACATGTTTTAAAAAACTCATAAATTATTCTCCTTGAGTACATAGATATTTAATATCTAATGTATACAAGTAAATATTTTTATGAGTGTTATTGGGTCAATGAGTCAAGCAGTTTATAATGCTCGTATGCTTGCACGACCGCAGGTGTACTGTTGCGGCTCTTAGGAGATACTTCTACCCAAATATCTTGGCTCAAATTAGGATGAATGAACTGACTGCCTAGGCTTGCAAAATTCCGTGGCTGGTGAATCTTACCACCATGATATAACTGTGTTGCAAGTTCTTCTACCTCATTCCATGGCTTGACCGCAAGATCATATTCTTCAGGGCGGCTTGAAGAAAAATTACTATCCTCGTAGTATTCTTTTACCACAAAAAGAAATTGTTCAAGGTCTTTAGCCTTAGTGCGAGTGATAATCAATAGTACATCATCCACGGACACTTCGTCCATTAACAGACTACGCAAGCACCTACCTAAACTTGTACCAATATACATCATACAATCACCTGCTGTTTCTTATTTGCTCTATCGCTATAAAATTTATGTCCTACATTACGAATACAATCAGCTATTACCTGTGGACTATTTTCAAATGTTTCTCTAATATCTTCTTCGGATAACTCTGAATCAAAGGCATAGATTTCATAATGCCGTTGAGTATTTGCCCTAGCCCTCATTATCATCATATCTAATGGAACATATGCTGGCTTAAGTGTTTGATTTTGTTCTTTGAGAATACGAAAGATATTTTCTTTTTCCCATTGTTCATGTTCTTTTTCTATTTTTGTGACATTGATGAGGCACTCAAGCCCAGTCATGTCCCACATGGCAACGAATCTAGTTGTTTTCTTCTTTGAGTAACGCATAAACTGTTTCAGCTTTTTCTACTAAATCACGCAAGCTAGGTTCTGTTTCAGATAACTTGAGTATGTCTTTCCAAGTAAACCATCTTTGAGTAACTTTTGTTAAAGGGTCCTCTTGTAACAAAGTACGGACAGACGATCCACTCTCTCGGGAGTAGATCGTCTTACCATGATCAGGGCTTTCTAATACTTTACCTTTATACTCATCAATTTGTTTCATCATATAGTGCAAAAGTACCGAATGGGGGATTCGGATTTTTGTCACCATGAATGATCCAAGTTGTATCACAATAATCAGGGTCGCCCCAGCTACCACAGGGATATCCATCAGTGAATACGATCAATCGTTTAGGATCAATTGCATTTTCTTTCAAGTATTCAAAGATACAATCAAAGTCAGTACCACCACCACCTTGTGGTTCATACTCATCAATAGTATCCATGCTATCGCTATTGAAGTCTTGTGGATTGTAAGTATTAGTATCAAAGCAGAATACATGGACCTTGTATCCATCAAACGCATCCATCATGCCACCGATCTCACCCAAGAATGCTTGTGCTTGACTGTTGCTAATACTACCACTCATATCAAGTGATACAACAACATCAATTTCTTCACCGGGGTTCATGCCGGGCATGATAGCATCCATGTGCCAACCTCTGCGAGAAGGGCGCATCCAAGAATAATCTGCACGGATAGCACTAATCAGATTAGTCTGAATCAGTTCGCGCCAGGGCATGACTGGGTCAGTATGTTGTTTGATTAAACGCTCGACACCTAAGGGCAACTGACCGGCTTCGCAAGTACTTGCGGCGCTGATGATTGCTTGTTTCATTTCTTGACGCAAACGCTCACGCTCTTCGGGAGACATTTTAGGACGACCTTTGCCATTGGCTTCTTTGTCGCCATCACCATCTCCATCGTTATCTCCCTCACCTTCATCTTCAAGGTGATCGTCAATCATTTGATCCAGCAAACTATCAATATCAATATGCTTGACATTCTTCATCAAGTCATCATAGATTTCCTCGCTGGGCTTACCATCATACTTGCGTTCGTACAAGCATGGGACACTTGTAATAAATGTGCCGACACCGTGTCGTTTCAAGTCTGCGTTAACTGCATAGTCATTGGCGATGTTAAACATCTGAGGGTCACGATTGCCGATACGACCCATATGATCATACACTACATGCAATACTTCATGTCCAACTAGAAACTCAACCTCTTTGGGTTTCAATAGCATAATGAAACGGCTATTGTAATAGAATTTTTGACCATCAGTAGCCGCTGTAGCGCACCACTCGTCAGCATTAGTTAATTTGAGGCGTGTAGCAAGATTGCCAAAGAATGAATGACGCAATAGCAAACCCACACGTGCCGAAATCAATCGTTCACGGGCTTGTGCATCAATCTTAGGGTCAGTAGGTCCAACAAGTTTATCAAACTTGTCGCTACGCTTTTTCTTTTTTGTTGGGGCAATTACGCTACTCATATACAATCCTTTATCAAATATGCTGTATTATAGCATACAAATTATTTTATAGCAAGTAAAAAGAGTGAGAATGTTCACACCATTCTCACCCATAAACTTTAGTTACCTGCGTCTACAATGTACTTGCCGTACTTCTTGTGGAAGTCATCAAAGTGTTTTAGTTGACTAGGCTCAATCGGCAACTTGTAAGTCTTAAGCGCAATCTTAGCACCCATCACAACCAATTCAGTTTCAAAGTTCTTCATCATGTAAGACAAGAAATTGTCAGACATTTCATGGAACTTCTTCATAGTTACCTTTTGATGTTCCAATGCATCACGCAATTCATAGCACAATGAAATTGTTAGTGAATACATTGCAGAGATTTCCTTAACATTCAAGTCAGTAACTTTACCTGACAAGATATCGCTCGGCTCGGGCAACTTGCCAGAAATCTTGCGGTGTGCAGAAAACTTAACAGCAAGCCCTTCACCGACACTACCTGCAATCAGATTGAACAGTGTATCAGTATCAGTGTCTGCCTCGTCATCCAACAAGTCAGACACAAAGCACCAGCTACGTGGGGTAGCAAATGCACGGCTTGAAGATTTGCTATTGAAATCGTACAAGTCCTGTTTTGCAAAACTCAAGTAACCAACCACGTCCTTATGAATGCCTTTGTTGACTGCCCATGTCTGCCATGAAGTAAAGTCAGGGCGCATTTCCAAGTGCAAGAAACGATTAGCAAGGGGCATCGGCATACGATAAGTAACACCTTTGTCACTATCACGATTACCTGCTGCCACGATAACAACATTGTCAGGCAACTTGTACTTACCAACACGGCGATTCAAAATTAGTTGATAGCCAGCAGCCTGTACAGCAGGCATTGCACTATTCATTTCATCTAAGAAAAGAACAATGATAGGATATTGTGATGCGAGTTCCTCGTCAGGCAAGTCGATTGGAGCAGCCCAATCCATCTTATTGAGGTCCTTGTTGAAGTATGGGATACCGCGAATGTCAGTGGGTTCCATTTGAGCCATACGCAAGTCAATCATATGACCACCAAGTTCGGCAGTAATGTCTGCTACAACTTCGGATTTACCGATACCGGGAGGGCCCCAGAGAAACAAGGGACGCTTTGCTTTGAATGCTTTCAGAATAGCTTTGCGGGCTTGTACTGATGTTACTGTGAGATTGTCAGAGACTTGAGGTGATGCCATTATTAACTCCTATATGTTAGTGGCTTGCTTGAAAAGAAATTCTATTATATACGAAAACTGATTTGTTGTCAATCGTGATTGAATGTTTTGGGTAAACATTATTCCTCAAACGCGCGGCGCAGAATCAACTCTTGGCGACTGAAGGCTTCAATCTCCCAGGGTTGGTCCAAGTAAGGTGTTTTCTTGCTGTACTTTTTACCTGCCCATGTATGACCATGCTTACCTTGTTTCAATGTACCTTTTGCAAACTGTTTCACATGGACCAATTCATGCGCTAGGGTGAGGCCAATTTGATACAGACTACGATGGGGTTTGATGACTACCAGATATGCACCAGTGTACTGTGATAGGTCGAGTGTCAAGCCTGCATTGTCACCTTCGCATTCATCATATACACGGATAAGCAATGCTTTGCGGCAACGCTCAAGACCAAGCTGGGTAATCATTGAAGGAAGTAGTGCCTCAACAAATTTTTTATTACGGCGACTACCTTCAACTTTGATTTCCATCATAATCATATATTTATTTCCTAGAGTAATTTATTACTCAATCAATTCCGACAATTTACCAATGTATGTTAATTCGCTAGGTTCGTACCATGCAGCCTTTTGTGTAGAATTGTCAGGCAATACAATGCTAACCTCACCTCTACTGTTAACACTGTCTACAACTGTTATTGTTTTAAATTTTGTCATAACCACATCAAGCGGTTTAAATTTAAACTTTTCCGTTTTCATTACATGCTCCAGTAAATTCATTGAAAATGATTAAATCTTAAGAGGACCAAAAAGTTTCGCTAGCAGGGGAACAGCACAGGGGAGTGTTAACATCTTCCTGATATTCGATACCGCTCATGAGGTTCTTGCGAGTTACCATGTTAGGCTTGTAATGCTGAGTGTTTACGATACTCAGTTCACCGGCAGACCAACCTGACTTGTTGCACAGACGGGTGCGAGTAGCACGGGCTGCCGCAAAAGTTTTGTATGCACGGGTACGATTAGAACCGTCAGTAACGATAAGACCAGTACCACGGGCGATAACATAATAAGACATTTAGAAATTCCTTTAACTAACTGATTAAGACTCTATTATATACCCAAAACCATTTAATGTCAACTGTTTACGCACAGATTTCAAACAACATTTCGCTACTGGAACCGTTGACTACACGGACTTTTTTGTCATTAACCATGATGTAGCCATAGTTGCCGTTATCATAGATACCGTGAGGGCAGGGTTCAATCGTCACTTTACGGATAATTTCACAAAAACCCCAACGCTTAGTAGGCAACTTACCTTGAAACAATCGCATGTTTTCAAGGGAAGTAATGAGAATTTTTGCTTTCATAATCTACTCTGTTCGTTGACTGTCTAAGTATGTATTATATACCCAAAACCATTTAATGTCAACCGAAATATTGAGTGTGTACGATTACCAAAATGGCTATATATGCTCCGACCACGATCCCAACTAGCATTCCAAGAAAAAACATCTCCTACTCCTTACGCAAATTCGTAGAATTTAACAGTAGGATCCAACTTTTGTAGTTCTTTTGCAGCCTGTGACAATGCACGATGCTTGGCCTGAACCTGACTACGGGGCAGTTCACCGTCACAGGTCAAGTTCTCAGGGCTGAGGTCGCTGTCCAGACAAGCAGCAACTACCTGACGACCTTTAGCAGTCTGTATCTCATACTGAGGACCTTTGAACAATTTGTTCCATTTGTTCTTTTGATCAATGTATTTTTGCAATGCTGACATAATTAACTCCGTTTGTTGACTGTCTAAGCCTCTATTATAGACCCAAAACCATTTAATGTCAACCTTACGGGGCTAGCCCTTCCCTAGTTTTTGCACGTTTTACATTCGCATAAAGTACAACTTGAGTTGGAACCGGTGCTAAATATCTCTTTACCCAAGACCTGTAAACACCATATTTAAAATATATCCCATTGCCTTCAGTTGTTTTTCCTTTGAAACTATATTTCAAAATTCCATTTGCATAGACTTCAAAAAAGCCATCGTCCAAATTAGACCATTTTGCATGGACTTCAATTTTGTTCCAATTTCCAAGTAACTCCTTATCAGTTAGTATGGTTACATATTCTTGTGTTGCACATCTATGGTGTCTATCTATAGTTAGCCCACCTCGCAATGCTCCCCATCCTGCACTATTTTGAAACATGAATGATGAGCAAGTGGGACTGTCAATAGCCCCATCAATATTATAAAATTGTCCTAAGGTGACATTGACGGGCCACACATTGATATGGTCTTTGGGTACAAAAATAGACCATCCATACCAGTATTCAGAGTTTGAGTAATTATTTCTATCTGTTGATATCTCAGAACGTTCCCTACTTCCAACCCTAGATCCAGTTTGACCTTCAATAGAACAATCTCCCCCTGAACATTCTCCGCTTCTGACTTCAAATCTTTCAACCATTTTCAATGGTGCAGAGCCCGTTGGATCAGATACTATTTGATATCCGTGCGGTGTTGTACTATTTGATCTAGTGAACTCCTTAAGGTTTCCATGATCAAGTGAATTAGCGGAATTAGTAGCACAGCCACCAATCAATAATATTAAAATAATTGATATAAAAAGTTTTTTCATAATAACTACATCAGGAAATAAAAACTTAGTATAGCATTGAATGTATTTATTGTCAAGGTAGGAATGCCCTAAATCAATAGGGCATTATTTGAGTAAGAATTACTTCTTAGGTGTGTTTTGATTTACAAAAGCATACATCTTTTCAGCAGTGTCCAAAACTTTTTCAAGTCCTGGAAATTCAGGCATGTCTACTTTGGTTATGATCTGACCAGTAGCACTATCCTTGGAAGCAGTCATCTGCCATCCTGAAAACTTCATATGGAAATCTTCCATGACTAATGATTTAGCCATGTCCAAGATATCTGTACGAATCTCGTAGCCGTTCTTGTTGAATTTTACTTCGGGTAATTTTGGTGTGAAATCTGACATAATAATCTCCTTGTGTTAATGTCGGTGTGTGAATAGCTTATTTTTTCGCAGTCTTTGCCTTGACTGTTTCATCCTCACCTTGAGAATAAATCGTTTTGTTCATACTGTCAACAGTATAAGACAACATCTCTATTGTATTCTTTGCCATCATCTTTGCAAAGATCGTTTGGGCATCTATAAAGTCGTTGGCGACCTTATTCAATCTCTCGTCTTTGAAAATCTGATTGGTTGCCATCCTTTTTGAAGTCTGGAACATCTCTATATAAAAATCTGGTGTAAACATAATTATCCTTTAAATATCACTTGTCATTAGTTTTTGTGCAGCAGCATATTGTCCTCTACGGGCAAGGTACGATGCTGCACGGACGCGACCCACTTCTTTTAGAAAATTGTAAATTGATTTAAAGATGTTCATATTACACCATCCAACTCTTATTACGTGCTGAATACAATAATTCAAATTGACGCTCTAATTGTTCAACTTGTGCGGTACTCGTGGGATTGTGTGATACGATGTATCGTTCTAGTGCTGAACCGTATGACTGGGGTTCACTGAATTTTTCTAATAGGCTATAAAGATAGCCGGTAAATCGTTTTAACATATATTTTCCTGTGTAAGTGTGTTAAAGAGTTTTATACAGAACTCTTAACTGTATTTATACTTCCTTATAGATTTCTCTATATTTCTGCATGGCCTTTGCCCTCGCAACAGCTAACCTAACGGTCACATAATCTGATAATGGTTCATCATCAAAATCAGTAACCTTTTCTTCTACCTTGTGTACTTTAGGACGACTGTATGCACGATGATAATCTTGTTCTCCTGAATCATCATCGTCATCACTATCGTCAAATATAGTATTACTTAGTAGCGGCTTTTGCAGGCTCAGTTTTAGTTGTAGCTTTTTTGTCTTTGACAGTTTTAGAACTTTTGGTAGAGTCCTGTTTGGAACCCTCCTTTTTCTTAGCCAACTTCATTTCTTCCTTAGCTGGAGCAGCAGGTTTGGCAGGCTCAGTAGCAAAAGCAATAGTTGTAGCCAAAGTAGCGATAAGAATAGCGAGAATTTTCATTTAAGTTTCCTTTAAAGTTAATGATATTTATGTTTGATATATTCATCCTTCAATCTACATGGTCCAATACGCTTTTCATCACAATTGGATTTTCTCCAATCATAACCAGTGGGCAAATATTGTTCCTGATACGATTCAGTTTTATCCGTTTTCGTAACATCGTAGCATTCAGTTTGATTTTTATCTTGCATACATATATAACGACCCTCAGGATAAAACCGTTGACAAGATACAAAACTCTTTTCCCATTTACGCTAAATAGTTGATGCAATACATATCTTACCAAGGAATTTATGACGGAACCAACTTTGAGGATGCTGCTACGCCCAAACAAATAACCAAATCCATGAATGCTGGGTTTAGCACTATGGTAAATGTTTGGCGAATTAGCGGAAAACTCTATTTAGGTGTTACCCAACCCATAACCGAAGTGACCGAAAAGTATCTACAAGGTCCTAGGTTTTGGTTGAATGCTATGAATACTGATATGCAATCATGGATAGTAACTCAACCAATTAAGTCATATCCAAATTACTTTTGGTTTCCTACTGATACAGAAAGTACCCCAGTGACCGCAAGTAATGGAAAAATTATTACTCCTGGAACAGTTGCTATAAACAACACCAGTGTTATATTTCTGCCTGAGATACAGGATAGAGGAATGTTTAGTACAGTACACCTAAAATGTTTCGGTGTATGTAGTAACTACTTGTCTTTTATTAAACGAATGCGTAACGAAGGTGAGTGGTATTAACCACCGCGCCCTGCTCTACGCACAACACTAGCCCCACCAAATCCTTTACTATTAGCTTTAGGACCTTTACTTTTAGGAGCCTTACCTAATCCAGAATTTGCCATTGCGTTTTTCTTTTTAGCTTCTAATGCCATTGCTATTGGATTCTTTTTCTTTTCTTCGGTCATTGTCTTATCCTCACTGATTCTAAATAACTTTCTATATCACCATATAGTGCTAGCATCATTGCTATCTTACTATCATAAAGTCTGATGAAAGGTTCTTTTGACTCTGCATCCTTATTTACACTAAAATAATATGGACATTTAATTTTCTTATTACATTCAGTTAAAAATTTATACCAATTAGTTTTCTTAACTTTAACAGGAAGATCAAAGAATTCTATTTGCGCCTGTCTAAAATTTATATCACCTTGTGGTGTCAGACGCAGGCTATCACCTGATTTGGTGAACCACCAATCACTTATGATTGTTTCAAATGGAATATTATTGCTAGGCAGTTGATCCATAACTGCCTTAGTGATAGTGTATTTTAGTTTTTTTCTGTCACTCATCCGGGTACACAGTAGTACCGTTGTTCATAAAAACGACAGTAAACTTATCTGTCTTGAATTGATTGTTTAGTTTACGACAGAGGTTTCGTGCATGACCAGGATTACTGAAACTTGTTTTCTTATACTTAGGTGTAGCCTCATTGTCTAAGTAATGCTGAGATTTTAAGTTGATAGGTTGTCTATCATAGAATACAGCCCATATGCCACTTGCTTCTACAATTTGGTCGCACTTATAGGTAGTTTTATCTACTAGTTCTAATAATACTTTTGGTTGTGTTCTACTCATTAAAATTTACCTCCGATGACTTCTATTTCAATCACTTCGGAAGTGTTCTTCTTTCCTTCAGTAACTTCATAGTGATCTATCAATAATTTAGCCAATTCATCACGCAAACTTCTAGCATCTGATAATGGAATTACCACATCTTTACCTTGTCTACCTTCGATAACAGCTACTCTATCAATAAATCTTTTTATATGAAACATCAGATATTTATCAACTTTTTAGCTTCGTCCTCAGTTTTGTACGGACCCTCATACTCATAACGCTGTATAAAGATGTATTTAGGGCAAAAAACTACTGTAGGTTCTTCACTTTGATACATAACATACCATCCTGCCGCATGATAACACTTGCTTTTAGTTGTTTTAGTGAATAAATGTATTTTGCGCTTGATGTCCAACATAGAATTGTAGACCTTCTTTGTTGTTGGATATTCATTAAAAGGTATTTCTTTTTTAATCTTTTCTGCTTTTGTTTGTTGAAACTCTATGCTAGTTTGTTTTTTAATAGCACTAGTGTTTTTAAAATGAGTTTTACTGCCGTTGAGTTTTACTTCAAAGCCTGAACCATCAGCAATAACATTTCCTACCTTTGATGTACCATCAGTAACAATCCAGAATTGATTCTTAACTACGGGTTTTGCGATTAGTGGTTTTGACATTTTCTTCCATTTCTATTAATTTTGTAATCTTTTTAAAACTACTTTGTTTATCTACTATAACATTATAAGTAGAATTCTCATAACGAATTGGTAAATCTAAATGAATACTGTACTGTGGTCCAATTGTTTCATTGATTACAGTATCATTTCCAACTGTACCGACAAATGGAATATTATTCCAGTATCCAAATATCCGTTGACCAAATTCATATTTAGCCACATGGCGATTCTTCTCAAAATATTCTGCTTGATTCATTTGTAACTTTCCCAAGTGTTTTGATCATAATTCCAATGCCGGGTGTCGTAGAAGTCTAATTCAACTTCGTACCCAAACAATCCGAGCATTAATCTAGCACCTGCGTGGTCACTTTGGAATGTTAATTGAAACTCTATATTGATGATATGTCCAGTACGATATCCGTTAAACTCCCATGCTTTGTTCTTTGTGATAGATCCATATTTACTCCACAGGATATTCCAAACTTTATTGGTTCTACGTGGGTTGACTATGTTAAAGTTTAGCTGTATCATTTTTTCCTTTAGGGTTTTGTATCTTAGCATTGATACAAGTACCTTCTAATACTTCAACTTTACCTTGATTAGATTTTTCCGCTATCTCAGTCAAATGAATTTTTTGTTTATCGACTGAATCTCTGCATCGTTCTTCAATTGTATAATAGGACTGTGCTTGCATGAAATTACAATTGCCATTAAAGCACATAAACAATACAGGTATAAAAATCTCAATCATTCTTCGACTCCGTATTCTTTTTTAAGGGCTTCTAATGCTTTGCGAACCTGTTCGGCTACGGGACGATACTTCACAGGGTCTATAGGGTGATATGTATATTCAAACCCTGACCAAGTTTTGTCACCATCCAACAACTTATCAACCACCGCTAGCATTTGAAATCTAGGATCACACCACATCTTGATTAGACTGTCGGGCGCTATGGGCGTGTTCATTTTTCAACTCCAAAATGTTCTCTAATGTCATCACCCATAGTTCCGCCACCATCCTTTTTCTCACGCAGGATATTATCTACCTTGCTGGCACATTCCTCTACAATCAACTCGGCGAACTTTTCTATACCTTGTCGAGAATAGTCATCAAGTTCGTCCCAACATCCTTGTGCTGTGAGTCCTGCCTGGTATAAACAATGTTCAATTCGTTCGTTCATTTAACTCCCCAGAAAGGTGTGTTGCGAACAAATGGTCGCATAGGCACTAACACCGGAATCATCAACACTAGAATCCAAACCATTTGAATATATTCTGATTCAGTAAAACGATACACAAAGATATTGAACATACCTACAATAAAGTAGATAAGTCCTGTATAGAACATATATTGTCCTGGGCTAATCATCATTCAACTCCGAAATGTTGTAATAGACCATTCGCACAATCACCAACAGCATCATTATAAGTCAGTTCATTTGTATCGGCAACCTCTTTGTCAAGAATCTGCCCTTTACAATGTTCATAACATTCCTTAACAATCAACTCGGCAAACTTTTCAGGACTAAAAGTCTTGGGCGGGGTAAACGCAAATTGTCCACTGCGTTCTACCGGTGGCTGAATATGTGCCTGTTCAAAAAGTAGTCGAATCTTCTCGTTCATTCTTCAACTCCGAAATGTTGTTTAATCTCTAGTATAGGATGTAAGTATTCTTCACCGGGTCTGCTCATTCTAACAGTATATGGGGCAATGATATCAATACATTCCTGAACAATCAACTCGGCGAACTTTTCTATATCTTCTACTGATTCTATCCAGTAAAAACTAAAGTCTTTTTGACTCAAAGATAAACCAGCCTGAATTGCAAGTTGTCGAATTCGTTCGTTCATTTTAAATATCCCAATCCACCTAACACAAGATAACAGAACACAATGCCAACAATAAAGTGCAGCCAATCACGAACGGTATCTGTCATTCTTCAACTCCGAAATGTTTTTTAATCTGGTATTCCACAGAATAGGGGTGTGCCAAATGAAACTTTACCGCAACATCGGCACATTCCCTAACAATCAACTGGGCGAACTTTTCAATTTTCTCTAAATCTTCTTGTTCCGAGTCTGTCAGGGCATCAATCTTACCCCAGTGATGTAGCAGTAGTGCTGGACCAAGTTTAGCCTCTAGGGCGAGTTGTTTAATTCGTTCGTTCATGCTACCTCCACCACACGATATTGACTGAATGGATAATTCTCATTGAGCCATTCAATCATACCTTCTTCGTAAGGAAGAAACACGCTATTGAATTTGTTAGTGATATACTTACGCACAGTCAATCCTTTACTTACTGATGTTCATCAAGGTCTTTGAATCACCGCCCAACACAGTAGTAGGCAGCTTACCGTCCCACTTTTCGATCCATTGCAGTTGCACATAGTTTGCACCACCGTTAGATTGAATAGCAGCCGCTTGAATCGCAATAGCTTTAGCTTCACCATCTGCCTGTGCGATACGACTGTTTGCTTCAACTTTGATACGCTCCAGGTCTTGCTGTGCCTTAGCAGTTTTCTGTGCAGAAATAACTTTATCTTCAATTGCTTGTTGATATGCTTGACTAAATCCAAAGTTTACCAAGCTGATATTACTTACAGCAATATTGAACGGAGCCATCTTAGTAATCAAGTGTTGCAATATCTCTTGACTAACCAAATCACGCTTAGTAACCAATTCTTCACTTGTATAGTGACCTGTCACACTCTTAAAAGCCTCATTGATTCCAGGACCAAGAACTTTTTCATCTACATTGAGACCATACTCTTTGTAGATATGCGGTACTTTGAGCGGGTCAAGACGATAGTTCACTACGATATCAGTATGCACAACCTGCAAGTCTTTAGTACCTGCGTTAGCACCTTTTAGTTCTGCTTTCTGTAGACGAACATCTACATCCTTGATTGAACTGATTGGATTCACAAAGTGAACACCTTCAGTCAAGGGCAAGGGATTGACTTCACCCAATGTAACTTGTACACCAGTATGCCCTGCACTAATTACAGTGAATGCCGAAATTCCAATTGATATAAGAATGATTGCTACACCTGTAAGTACGCCCAACGCAATCTTTTTAAATTCTGACACAAAAATAATAGCACCTGCTACTAGCAAACCTACAAAAATACCCACGAGAATTATAAACATAAAAAGTCCTTTGTTAAAAAATACAGTATAACAGAAAATGCAATAGTTGTCTATTGTTTTGGCTATTACTTAGTCAGTTCAGCAACTAGCAAGAAATGATCATAAGCCTTTTTTACAGCAGGGTTAGTCAATATCTTAGCTGCTTCACCTTCTAAAGCCTTGAGTCCTGCTTGAGCAATGTCGTATGATGAGGCACCACTTAGAGTAGCAAGTTCATCACCAAACTCTTTGGCCAGTTTCTTCCATGCCTTACGTTGACCTTCAGTGATAGGAGTTTGCTTTGGTTGCAATTCACTGGCCTTTTGCATGGCTTGCATCATAGCATCTTCGGCCACCCGAGCAGCAGCAATCAGTGCAGCATAATCAGGATCAATGTTGTATCTACGGCTCTGCCCACCTGGATAGCATATCACAAGATGACTACCTTTTGGAAAACTATCTAGCAAGTCATTGTCGTATTCAGCAACAGGAACATATTTCCTGCCGATCTTTTCGTAGTAAATTTTTTTCATATTATGTCCACAAACTGTCTCTAATCTTAATTAAACGAATCATCATTTCAGTATCTTCTTTATCGTAGGCTTTTTCAATCTTGTCTAACAACTTATGAGCCTTATCACGAGATTTTATTTCATCAGGTGCTTTTGCACTCATACCAAGCCAAGTATCACCGTGCTTGTTACGTAAACTTTCACAGTATTCACTCCAGCCACTTGCTTTATATGGGTCAGGACGATTGCGATATGTAACTGTCCACCATGTGTAAAGTTCCTTAATCTCTTTAGCATGTAGTGCTTGACTAGTAGGTTTACCATAGTCGGGATCACTTTTGTCAACCCAATCACTATTAGTAAGAGTCATTGCCCAGTCAAGATGATCGATACCTGCTTGACTGCAACGCCAAGTGCGCCAACGCCACCAACCACTAGCATAGAAAGGAGGATCATATTTAGCACGATCTTCCTTGCTTCCCCACGCAATGTGGCTCCAGGCTTGTTCGACCTCGACAAAATCAACCAACTCATTAAATAAGCATGGAAGGAACCTACTGCCAACATCACTCCAAGAACCAGGCTTAATATCACGATGATGTGCGGTAAGAGCATGAGTACGAGTAACATATCGGTTATTAATGTAATACTTGACATCATAAATCTTTCTAATAGGATAAGTTACAAAATCTTGAAGTTTACCAAGACCTTCCTCAGCTAACCAAAAACGAATAGGGTTATAACCTTTGGTGTTGTTAGCCCAATCATTCCATTCTTCACTAGTGCCTGACTTGAGTTTGGGAGTTCCACGAACCCAATCAGCGAAAGGGGTGCAACTCCAGTAATTACTATGTTGTGCCATTACTAAATACCTCTGGATTATCTTCTACTAATGCAATCAATGCGTGAGTTTGAAACTTAACCTGTTCTTCTGTCATCTTTAGATTGTAGGCATGGTCCAGTATATGCAATACTTCATGCCACAATGCAATCTTTTTAGTTTGTTCAGTAAAGGTTTCGTTAATCCAAATCTCTTGACTATTGAATAATGCAAGGCCAATATTACCTTGCATTTCCTCAGGTGTCTTGTACAGTACTTCGTATGTTATTCCACAAATTTTCAGTTTCATTTTATTCTCCTAATTTTTCCCATATCCACTCTGACTCTTTCATATGTGCTACTGGTATCAACCATTTGTACTGTATGCATTCAAGTATAACACGCTTAAAATTGTCAGGGCATTCACGACTGATTTCAAAGCCAGCCCTTGGGATAGTGCTGAAACCTCGTTCATCATACATAATGAAGCCTGGATCACCGAATCGTATTGATTTAATACGAAACTTTGGATCACTATTTTGGTAAGTTATTTTCATCTTCAAAATCAAACATTTCTCTAATAGATTTTATATACTGTGTTGGTAATACGCTAAATGTAGAAGCCTGCATAATTATAGCACAACAATCATTAATAATCAACTGTGCAAATTTATTATCTACTTTAGTTTGGTAACTTTTATAGGTAGGTTTTAGATTAGGGAAATTGTCCTTAACATATTGCTCGGCTGCTTTCTTATGCTCTTGTATTCTTTTCTCAATCATTACTTCCCGGGTATAATTGCATCTGCAACTGCACCCACTGCCTTTGCTGTAACTTTCACTCCTGTCGCTACTACAGTAACACCTGCATCAGCAACTGCTACTACCGCACAACCATGCAATAGTAAGCAACATATAATTAAAATCTTATTCACGCTAGTACACCCACGTAAGGACTGTTCAACCATTTTGCGTATGTCTCTGCATTATCACTAATTTTATTCAACTCATACTTGCCACAGAATTTCATCAAGTGTATTCCCACTTGTGGAATAGTAGTTCTGCGAACACCCTCACGAATGTTTGTATCTACTGATAGTTTAACATCATCGGGCTGTGCTGTCAAGTCAATTAGGGTGCGGTTGCGTTCATAATCGTCACGCACACGATGTTCAACCCCTTCGTGATCGGACCAGCGTTGCAACATCAGATTGTTCCACTGGTAGCCTTGTTTATTTCTATCAGCATATGCCTCAATCAATCCAACTTTGTTCTTACTACCTTTCTCACGCACACCGGGAAAGGCACTGAAAATATTGTCGGTTGCGTCACCGCGCATGGTCTTCTTGAATAGCAGATATTGTGGGTCCTCAAGTAGTTTAGGTTCTTTAGTTTTCTTATCTTTTACTGAACGACCCTTATCATCAAAGTATCCCTCAAGTGTAATTAGTTCACCACTTACGCCATTGTACTGTTTGACTTTGGGTGAAATCAATTGTACGAAATCCGTGTCCGAACTGATGATAAAAATTTCATCCTCAGGATGCAAGTGAATGAAACGTGCAATCAAGTCATCAGCCTCAGCCTTAGGATCACGCAATACACTACAGTTTGTGCGGTCTTTAAGGTAAGAGCAAAATGTATCATACGTTTGCCAAAACATGGTGTTTTCTTCAACCTCTGCCTCTGTTTGAGACATTGTATCTACTACGCGGTTCTTCTTATACGGAGCGTACAAGTCCTTACGAAAGCTGCGACCTTCTAAACAGAACACTACATGATCAATTCCAAAACGTTTAACGATTTGATTAGTGCTAGCCAATGTAAGATGTAAGGCCATACCCACCTTCTCGTCAACTGTACTATTGCGTGATGCAATGTGCCGAGCGCGGAAGAACGTATTTGCGGTATCAATGAGTGCGTATTTGGTCATGTGTGTATTATAGTCTACTATTTAGTTTTTGTCAACTTGACTTCTTCCAAAAACATATCAGGATTGGAATTGATGTTAGAGAATAGTAGTGGGTTATTAATAGTAAACGGGAGAAACTTTGACTTTACTTTTCTGATAGTATCATATGGGTAATTGACAATTCTATCAGCAACAAACTTTTCTAGGTCCTTGAGGTTAATTCCATGTACTGGATCTAACCATTCTAGTTTTTCATTGCTTAGTTCAAGCCTATATTCTGCCCATTCTTTTTTAACGTATCGTTCTAAATCTTTAATCTGATGAATATCACCATAATATAGATTACAAAACTGTTGTGCAGCCGCAACGTGGTTAGAATATTCTAACAGTCTGTCAACGGGTAGATCCCTGAGTGTAATACCATATCCAAGCACAAGAGTTTGTGCTTGGATAATGTTATAGAACCACCCGTGATTAGAGAGTGTAGTTACCGACATTCTGACGAATATTCAGCGGAAGAGAATCATAGATATCATGCGTGATTCCCGGCGCTGGTGTGTAAATGAAATCACTTACATCAGTAGTAACCAAGTGCTTGCCGTGCATTTTCTTGTACATTTTAAGTACCAATGCCAATGCACAGTTATAAGGTGGAGTCTTGGCATCTTTGCCTTGAATCTTCAACCATGCCTTGTGTGTTTCTGCGGTGATGCTACGCAACTCAGGGAAACCAACAAAGAAAGTTTTAACGATAGCATGAATGTCCTTCATGAATTCATCAAACGCTTTGCCCTTCATTGGTACGTTGCCATTCATCAGTCCTGCATACAAGTGACCATAGAAACCAAATGCTTGCGAGTCCACTTCTGAACCATGCCAGAATTTATTGTTCATTGAAATAATGAACTTAAACTTATCCATGTCATCATCAGTAAAACTAGACAATGCCTTGATATGAGTCAGTGTACCAGCACGACCTGCATGAGCATGATTGGGTGCCATTGGAATTGTATCTTCACTTTCACAATGAGTTTGTTTCTCGGCAGCTAGTTTGTATTTGTCATTAGGACCATTGTCACCGTACAACCGAAAGCTACGAACATGAACACGATGGTAGTCAAATTCATCCCAAGGCTTAGAACCTTCACCATTGCGATAGAGACCAGCTAACAGAGAAAAACTTTCTTGGTCAGTATCTACTACCCAGCATGGATATTCAAAATCAAGCCAATCTTCGGGGACGTTATCCCAGATACCTTCTTTTGCGAACGAACCAACTACAGTTAGTGTATGCATACTGTCGATAACCAATAGTTGATTAGTTCCTCGTAGTCGCACGATAAAGATAGGGCTTAGTAAGCGAGGATCAAACCCACTGCTAATTTTAGCACAATGAGGTTTATCCAGTAGACGTTGTACTTCCTCAGGGATAATTAAAGCACGGAGTTTGTGATTCTCAAATTTAGGAATGTCTATAATTTTAAATTGAATGTTGTTTGCCTGTAAGAAAGCAATAACATTTTGAAACTTCTTGTAACCTGAAAGTTCATTAGTCAAATCAATTACATTCTTGTTTTTCAATTGAGATTTAGTCTTAGCCAAAACATTATCTAATTGACTAATATTTACCTTCTGACGATTTGGACGCCATACTAGTTTAGTCTTTGTAGAGGGGACCGTCGCAATTACCACAGCGGCAGATTGACCATTCAATGCTGTCACGGAAGTTTTATTAGCGGTTGTTTTTGCTGTTGCTGTTTTTACAGCGGTTGCTTTTACTGTTGCCATTTTATTTTCCTTAAAAAAGTTTATATTGCTAAACACCATGTCTAGCAATAACTGCATTATACACGATTTTTTCTTTATTGTCAATAACTTTTTGGTTTATTTAACCAAATTGTTAGCTGACTTCTGTCCTCCCATCTCCTAGGTCCTTAGCACGGACCACTCTCATTTCTGAGGCCATTGCTCTATTTTCCGGATCAGCCTGTTGCTGTTCATAGAGTTCAAGTGCTACATTGCGACATACCGATTGAAACCAGCGTTCGGCAATGATAGTGTCTGTATCATCATCACGAATCTTATATCCTGCACGAATTAGATTCAGAATGAATTTATCATTCCAATCAAGTTCAAACGCCCCAGTGTTAATATCATATGGATCAAGTTCCATCTTTAGTATATTAACATACGGCAAACCAAGTTCATCTGCTTTTGCTTTGTCAGATACAGTTGGTTGTTCCTTCTGTACCTTAGGTGCCTTAGGTTTGCGAGGTTTCTTTACCTTAGGCACTGCTGGGGGAGGAGCCAATAATTCCTCTAATGCTTTTTCTTTGCTACCAAAAAATCTATCAAATAGTCCCATTTTTATATCTCTCAAATAATTTAAAGCTGGCAAGATTCTTTGCCTTTGATTCACACATTATATCAAAGTTATCACAGAATGTCAATGCCCAATCGTTCACAGCATCGTTCCAATAGTAGTCGCTATGTGCCCTAAGTTTCTGTTTGCTATGTCCATTTTCTAGCAAACGCTCCAACTCTGGGCGATCAGTAACGGAAAAGTCTCCGAGTACATCTTCGCGGCTAACACTGTAATGCATAGTAGGGCGAACACCCCGCCAACTGTCAATAACCCTTTTAACCCTGTCATCAGATGGGTCAATGTATTCTCCTTCACGTATCCAATTATGGTGTATGTCCATGACCGTAGGCACGAGGTCAGATAGTGATAAGCAGTCAAGTAGTCCATGTGTATATTCCTCATTCTCTAGTGTAAGTGTGTTTCGGGCTTCGGGTGACAAACGATTGTACACATCACGAATGCCCTGTGGACCTTTACGACCACTGATGTGTACATTAACTTTGAAGTCTTGAAATGTTTTGCCATAGCCCATCCAACGAACCATGTCACAATGATATTCAAATTCTTCAATACTCTTATTTACTACTTCTTCACGGTCACTCGCTAAAACTACAAATTGGTCAGGGTGAAAACTAAGACGGACATCATTAGCCCGTGCAGTCTCGCCGATGGGACTGAACCATCGTGCTAGACTATCTTGCATTGTTTTATCTTGCCAAAAGTCTTGCCAACCATCCATTGTATAGAAGGGAAGCATGTCCGATGTAAGACGAACCATACGCAATGATGGTTCTAGTGATGACACTTTTTTAACTAGTGCATGAGTATTGAGAATGTTTTGCTTTGATACCTCAAGTATCTTTTCTTCTGCGGTGCTACGAGATTGTCTATTGATCCATGCACGGGTTGTACCGCCGGTGGTTAGTTCTCTGACAGAACAGACTTCACCTTTACTGTTTAGTTCACTAAATTTACAAGCAAAGCCTATGCGTTTGATAGATTGATTTGTCAAGATAAAAGTCCAAAGTGATAAATAATACATATAGTGTAACAGAATTACGCAATAAAGTCAACTATTTACGGACAACAACATGAGATTTACCGAATTTATATCTGAGAACGAAAAGCCAGGATTATGGGCAAACATCCATGCCAAACGTGACCGAATCAAACATGGATCCGGTGAGCGTATGCGTAAGCCCGGAAGCAAGGGTGCTCCAACAGCAGATGCATTGAGAAAGTCAGCAACTGATGAAGCAGCTAATCCAGCACAGCAAGCAGCTATCGCTATCAATATGAAGAAGCATCATCAGAAGCCAAAAGGTGTGGCGGAAAGCGAGTTGGATAAATTTAAAAAGTATACCAGACCAGTTGTAAAGACTGAACCAAAGATCGAAAGAACAACTAATCCTGCAGGAAGAACAACTGACCATGTTGAATGGAAAGTTACAAGTCCGACGGGCGAGATTCACAGATATAAATCTAAAAAACAAGCACAAGAGCATTTTGATTCTTTTGGTCAGCAAGGTGTGGCGGAAGGCGACATGTATGGCGATCAAGAAGTAAGTTGGGAAAAAGGTGGTCGTAGAGCCCCAACTGGTGCATTTAAAAATCCTCATACCAGCGCATTAGGTCGAGCATTATATCGTGACCTCAGCAAGCAACCTAAATTAAGCCCGCAACAAGTCCAACGCAACAAAGAGCGTTGGGCACAGCGTCAAGCGGAGCGTGAGCAAGGTGTGGCGGAAGGCTCTGAAACACCACAACAGCAACAAGTTCGTGCTGCAATTACTAAAGGCATGGAAAAATGGGATAGTAATAATAAGGCTACATATCAGAGTCAACCAACTAAAACTAATTATATGCCACCCAGCGGTTACGCTAGCGATTCATTGACAGGAGTAGATTCCATTGATCCTGATGGTACCGTGGTCATATCTCTTGGAAATACTGGTGCCGAAGCCACAATTAAAAAATTAGCAACATTAGGTGGTATGCCCGGCATTAAAACTAGACAACTGCAATCACCAACCGTTTCATCTAGAGGTGTGGCGGAAGGCAGAAAGCCATTTCGTGATTTAAAATCTTGGGCTGACCACGCAAAATCACAAGGATTGAAAGTAAGCCCATCTGATCACATTGATTGGACACACGATGCTACTGATAAAGAAGGTAAGGTGCGTGGTAGATTTGTGACTACTAGTGTCCCACAAAATAGTCGAGGATTCATCCACCAGCAAGGTGTGGCGGAGGGAGAGAGTACTATTCTTTCTCCTGGAACACAAGTTACAGTACCTCACAAGGGAAAAATGGTTTCAGGTAAAATCGTTAGATATGATTCAGGCAAAGGTATAGAGTCCCCAGCATATATTGTTGATATCAGCGAATACGAATCACTCATCGTTCCAGTTTCTAGAGTGAAGCAAGACATGGATGAAGGCGAGAATTGGTCAAAGCACAATAACAAACGTGCAGGCGGGATGAGTAAAAAGAGTGTAGCCAGTTATCGCCGCAGTCATCCTGGAAGCAAGATTCAAACAGCAGTCACAACTAAGCCTAGTAAATTAAAGAAGGGCAGTAAGGCAGCAAAACGCCGTGCTAGCTTCTGTGCTAGAATGCGTGGCATGAAGAAACATCGTACTGGTGCGAAAACAGCACACGATCCAAACAGCAACATAAATAAAAGTTTGCGTAGATGGCATTGCGAAAGTATTGAAGAACTACACGAATTAGTAATGCTTGCCGAACAATTTATTAGGAACAATAAGAAATGAAAAAACTACTAACGATACTTGCATTGACCTTCTTTGGTTCTGCATTTGCCGGAGAGATTACAGTATGTGATGGACAGTATGCATTATGTGCTGCTAGTACTTGCAAACCAACTAACAAAACAATTACTGGTAATAACGGCGTAGCATACCCAGAAGTAGAATGCCGTTGCCCAATACTTAAAGGTCGTGCTATCGCTGATACATCAGCAGGTAACATGCAAGGTTCATGTGCTGCAACTGATGATAAACATGTTTGGAGTTTGTTTGCTCCTAAACTTTACTACCCACAAGAGGCTAGCAATTTTAGCAACAAACCAAAAGATAAAAAAGTAACTATACAAAAGTGTGATGCTAGTTTGAATCTAGGTGCAAAGTCTAGCAATTGCTTTAGTTGGAATTGTACGATAGGTAGTGATGGTATTGCACTATGCTCATGCCCAACTGGTCAAGTACCGGCAAATACTGCATTTTTAACAGAAGCAGGTCAAGGTAACCCAGAAGCATGTTCACAATACCCAGTAAGTTTACCAATCAAAGCGCAAGATAAGGCTGAAGCTAAGGAAGCAAAAAAATGAACTTTAAAGAATTACACGAAGGCGCAGAGCCAAATATGCCTGGTGCCCCTAGTGGCATCAAGATTATGACACCTCAGCAGTTCGTTGCTAGTGCAGGTGATTCAAAATCTGATGAAGAGGTATCAGAAGGCGGTAATGCATTCATGCCAGGCATACAAAATACGGCAGAATACAAAGCAGGTTTTGCAACAGGCAAGTTACCAGTTCCATATCCTGAAGGTACACAACAATATGCTAGCTATTACAAAGGAGTGATTGATAAGTCTACCCCTAATTTAAATAAAGGTACAGCAGGAAATTCGTTGACTGAATTTGCCCCTAGTGATGACGGTGATGATGGATTTAGTGAAGAAACACTAAAAGGTCTTGCAGCGCAATGGTGGAATGGTGATGAAGATCCTCGTGTAGAAAAATTATTGATGGCTGCAGGTTGGGAGATTGGTCAAGATGATGGGTATGACAACGGTGGTGTGTTTGTGGTGCGAGCCGGTGATGACAGTGGTCATAGTTATCTCAGTTGGCCAGCAGAAGAACTAAATCCTAATTTATCAGAAACACATTTAAATAGAATTCGTAGCTTATCTGGATTAGTTGAAGCAACTAAACTACCAGCACAAACTCGTGATTTGGATAGTCAAGAATTTCAAGACTATATGAAGCGTATCGTTGGTACACCTGATTTAGACAAAGAAGGTAATGTTAAAGTAGATAAAAAAGGTAACGAAAAGTATACTACTGGCAAGACCAAAGGTGACAAATACAAGATGCCTTACATCCATCGTAGTAGTGTAGTTACATACTTAAGCCCAGATGGTAAAACATATGATGAAGATGCAGTTAAACAAACATTAGCAATTCGTCCTAAATCATTATTAAAGCAAAATGAAAAGATGAAACATAGCAATGGTGAGTTTGAACAATTCTTCAATGTTGGATTTGCAGCATTAGTAGGAATTGCATTAGATGAACAAACTAATAAATTAATCATTGTTAATACTTGTCCAGGCGCTGGCTCTTGTAAAGTAGAGTGCTTTGCTATGAAAGGCGGCAAGATTCAATTCAAGGCTGCATGGCAAAGTGACGGAAGAATACTAACATATCTATTAAATGATCCTGATGGTTTCTTCAATCAACTAAGTAGTGAAATATCTGCTGAGGCACAAGCAGCAGCAAAGGGTGATAAGAAATTCCCTAATGGTTGGCAAACAACAGTTCGCTGGCATGATGCTGGTGACTTCTTTAGTCCAGAATATTTAGACATGGCATTGAAGATGGCTGCTAAACATCCTGATGTTAAGTTCTATGCTTATACTAAAATGGCTGGAGCAGCATTAGCGGATAAGCCAGACAACTTCATTATCAATTGGAGTGAAGGTGCTAACACTGCACAAGAGAAACAAATCAAAGCACAAGATCCTAAGTTAGATAAAACAAAGAACAGTCGCATCGTTCCAGAGAAACTATTCTATGACTTATTGGCTAAGGACGAGAAGGGCAATTTAGCAAAGACTCCAGATGGTGCATGGCAACCTGCAGGGCCGCAAGAATTACAACAAATGAAACAGCGTATTGCAACAGAATACGGTATTAGTGCTAACTCTATTTTGAGTTATACTGAGTACATGGCTAAGAGAAATTCAATCCCAGCTGGAATGAAGTACAATGTTATTGTTGCACCAGGTGAAGGTGATGTTAGTGCTAACGACCCAGGCGTACTAAGTACCTTATTGCTAAGACATTAAACTTTAAGTATTTCTTCCAAAGAGTATAACTCTTTCATATAGGGTGACACATTATCTAATACAGATATTGTTAAGTCACCCTTTCTTCTTGGGCCGTGTTTTACATCAAAGTCAGCATCATTGACCTTCTTGTATAGATCAACAATCTGTCTAACTGAACGACCTATACCGTGACCTAATGATTCTATTTGATTGCTTGGTTTCTCAATTGCAGTATGTAATGCATCACATATCTCATTAACATGCACATAGTCACGAATGCAAGTTCCATCAAATGTATTATAATCTGTACCAAAGATAGTAAACTCACCCTTGTCTTTTGCCTGCATTAAATTGTGCATCAATCCATCTGGATTGGTTGGCGCAAATCCATCGCTACCAATTACATTGTAGAATCTAAAGATAGTATATGGTGTAGGTCTATGCTGTGTACAATATTCACGCACAACATCTTCTGCGGCACGTTTACTTATACCATATGCACTAGCACAACCTTCTGCTGCACCAGTACTAGCAAATATAAAGTTCTTTGTTTTTATCTTGTTGATGACATTCATTGTGCCATTTAAGTTAGTGATGTAATATTGAATAGGAATTTGTTCACTTTCACCTACATTAACTAATGCAGCCAAATGAATTATTGCGTCAAATTCAATTGATAAGTCAATTAGTTTGCGTATATCATGTTGATAGAATTCACGCAATCCGTCAGCTTGTGGAATATTGATATCTAGTCCATGCACTTCATACTTGTCAGCTAACATCTTAATTAGATGACTACCAATATATCCTGAACAACCTGTTATTAATATTTTTTTCATGTAAATGAAAACAGACTTTCGCCTGTCTCTTCCTCTGTTGGTTTGTATGTTGGGTCTTTACTTAGATAACTATTATCATCTGTGTATATATTAACAATAAATTTGTAACGGTTAGCCAACACACTTTCAAAATCTTCACGGGCTAAATGACTACGATTCAATTCTTTGATATAGTCACGGTAGCATATTGTATCATAATTATTAATCTTTGCTGCATTTGTATTGCTGCGTTTTGCTACAAAATCATCTAAGAACTTTATCCAACCTTGTGCAGTATCATCATCTAGTTTTTTGATATAGTCTAATGCACCAGTATTGTAATAGTTGTCAACAATATATAACATACTAATTAGATTGCTAGCGTTTGCTAGTTTCTCTTTATAGAAATATTTTTCATCAAAGTTATCAGACCATTCTTGATTGTCTAATACAACGCATGGCATATGACCAAGACATTCACTAAACGCAAAAGGATAATTTTCACCTAATGCTGGCATAAAGAATACTTTACAACTCTTAATGAAGTCTACCTTTTCTTGTCCTACAATAGCTACTTTAATTTCATAGTCTGTAATACCTGCTTCACTAAATGCTTTCTCAAACTTCTTAGCACCAGTACTATTAGTCATTACTTTGCAAGGTAAACCTGTTTCTTTCATTACTTTAATATAAGCGGACGGGTTCTTGCGTTCTTCCCATCGTCCAATAAACAATACACCACTACGAGGTCCATTGTTAGGTTCAAGCAATTTTCTCTCACTTAATGGCATACGCAATAGTGATACATTCTTTGCACCATACTTAGTCATCTCATCAACATTCTTTTGACTTTGTGTTCCTACAAAACTATGTGATAGTTCCATATGCTTGTTAAAGAAGTTATGATATTCATCTAAGCATACATCACTAAAGTCTTGTTCATCACGGAACACCATGCTATATGAATGAGTATAGAATACAACTGGAATATACTTACCTATTCCCATTGCATAAGCAGCACTCATTGCCTCTTGCGTGTTACACACTAGCATATCATAGATATTAGACTCAAAAGCAAGCATGAGACTTTTTCTAAAGTTAACCATCTTTTCAAAATTGATACTATCACTAAATGCAAATGTACCTGTATGATCTGAATAGCGTATACCAGAATCTGTATATATGATATTTGCACCCAATGACTTAACCAATGTAGCTAAATCGTTTGTTGGTTCTTTATCTAATATGATATCAACTTTCCAGTTGATACGATCTCCTAGTTCAGTAAATCCCTTAGCAAATTGACCTATACCACCATGTGTTATAAAGTGCTGATCACTAATTAAAAATCCAATACGTTTATTATATATCCGCATTCCATACCTCATCTACAGCCGGGACAGTAATCCATTCAGTTAATTCTTTTCTAATTAGAAATGAACCTGTTCTTGGATTTGTTATGCTGTAATCTGTTATTTCACGTTCATAACGATATTGCAATATCTTCTCTGGACCTTCTTCCCAATTGGGTGTAACAAGCCAACGCATCTCAAATTTCATATTAAATCCTTTAATCTTGCTATTAAATATTCATCTTTATCGTACCAACGATGTTCATACAACCAATCTGTATCACCTGCTCTGTATCCTGCGGTAATACAATATGCATTCTCTAACCACATTGTACGCTTTGTTATATGGCATTGTCTAGGCAATAGGGTAAACTTTAATTTTCTACCCATAATACATTTTTTAAAATGATAATCACCGGCTGTTTGTGTAGTCCAATCACTTGAGGGCATTATTCTCTATCCACTCTAGCATTTACATTAGCACGATGTGCCATATAGAATACCGCTACTATGTATCCAAGTAAGAATCCCCAGAAGAATGTCATTTAAGTGCCCCATTCGTTTTTGAATAACGGCACTTGTAGTCTATCACTGTACCGCCATCCTTTTCGCATTGCCATTTCTGCAACCGCCCTATTATTAAGATTGTACACCCGCTCAACGCCACCACAAGGCATAAGATAGACATGACCACGAAAACCCCTCTTACGATACGCATTTACTGCCTCCTCAGCTTCTTCCATATCCTCGTTAGTAGCTACTACAAATTTGAGATATGTATGCCCAACTTGGCTATATTCATAGATTATGTCTGGGCAGATAGCATCATCCCACTTCTCACCACTGATGCTGAGTTTAGGACTGACGCTGAATGTGATAGAACCCATGCTACGACTTGTACACCATTTATTCAAGAAGAATCGTAGATCCTGATGTAATGATTGTGTACCATTAGTCTCAAAAGTTAGTTCTTGTAAGCTACGCATCTTCTCGTTTGAAAGTAAATCAACAAAACTACGCTGCCAACCTAGTAGTGGCTCACCACCAGTGATGACAAGATGCTCATCTAACCAACGCTTCTCTGGCAACATATCCATGATACTACTAACAATACTATCAGTTTCAAGCATTGGACTTAAGTCTTTGAATCTGGGATCCCAACTCGCATAGCTATCACATCCTGTACTGACAAGTGGTAACATTTTGTAATCAGTATACTTTGTCGGGTCGATATTATTTGCTTCCTCGCTTAGTTTACCTTTCGGCATACCAAAGCCTGCACATTTGAAGTTACATCCGAATGTTCGTAGAAATACTGAGGGGACACCCATGTATCTACCTTCACCTTGAATGCTATAGAATAGTTCTGCTATTTTTAATTTTGCCATGTTTTATTGCCTGAATGAATTTATGTCACCTAAATATACTTTTTTGTTTTTAAAAATATCATCTTTTAATATTTCTTTTAGTAAAATTTTATCTTCTGCGTTTAAATTTAATCTATCGTACATAATGTTATCTAAATGTCCCCACTGCCGTATACTATTAAAATATATACCTGTCAAGTTTTCATATGATAATTGCCAATTAATATAGTCTTTAATTTCTTTATAATTACCTTTTTGGACAGTAAAAGAAGTACTCCAGCCAATAAAATTTTTAAAACTGTTACTTATAATCATTTCATTAAGAAATTTTAAATTTTCATCTAATTTATCTTTAGATCCATTTATTCTTATCTTTGAATAAGTTTCATTTGAAAATGCATCGATACTTACTGTAATATGTGTGATATTATTCCATAATGGTTTTATTTGATTCCAGCGTGATTCTGTCATTAAAATACCGTTGGTCATTAGTTTTATTGTTAAATTTTCATTTAGATTTTTTGTTGACAATGTTTTTAAGTAATTCCAATAAGTAGGACTTGCAAAAGCATCTCCACTACCAGTAATGTTTATACTAACCTTTTCACCTTGTTCTAATAAATAATCAACAAGTTTTTCAACTTTGTCATTGATATTATCTATTTGTTTATTTTCTCCCAATTTATGAAGTATTAAATTATTACGACAACTAGGACATTGCAAATTACATGATAAATCATAACAAAAATGAATTATGATTGAATTAGAATTTTTATAAAAATCTAATAATTGCAAAGGTACAATTGTATTACCAGGCATTACTTTATCATTTAACATTTGACTAATAAAAGGACAATAGTCATTGCAGTTTGTGAATTTACCCTCACTCATATCTGATATCATAGCTAGTCGTTCTGAATTATTAATGATATCTTCTATTGAATCTGTAATAATATTGCCGCAAAATTTTGGTAACCAAGAAAAACAACATATAGTAATATCACCATTGTGGTGAATTTCTAAATGTTTTGATATTTTATAACAGCCGAAATTTTTTAAATATTCCTGTGTTCTTGCATACTCATTTTCTGATTTCATTAAAAAATTCATGTTATGATTCAATCTTTAAATTCATTATCTTCTCTGTGTCCTTGACGACCTGCCATGTTTGAATCAGTCTCACGTACTTCTACTTTACAGCACCAAACACGTTTGGCTTCTTCACTGCCGCAGTTGGGTAAGAAGATAGTGTTCACATATTCATATAAGAAATCACTGATACCTTCACATCCTGTCTTTTCAACCTCTGTAATTTTTGCTAGTTTAAGTTTACCTAGATTCAATAGATGTTCACGCATCGGGTCATCTTGTGCGACTAGTAATGTATGATCGAACCATTCTTCTAATTTTTCTTTGAGTGGTTTCAAGCCACCAAAGTCAGTCACCCAGTTTCGTGCATCTAATGTATCCGCTTCAAATTCAAAATGAAACGACATTGCGTAACCATGAATCATGTTACAATGACTATCTGCACGCCATTGACGATAAGCTACTGGACCTATCTGTTTGTACGTTTTTGTACTGAAATATTTTTTTGCCATGTTGTTCTCCTATGTTAATTATAGCATAGGCAGCAGAATTTGTAAAGCGGGATGATGACCGAAGACCGCTATCTTTATTTATCCTTTGATTCAGCTTGTACTACACGCTTACGCAAACTACTGCTACTGAAACTATGGTCACGGCTATTGAATACTAATTCAATCTTACGCTTCTCGCAGATTGCTCTACCAGTAAAGTCTTTCTCCATGTACTCAACCCCTAGTATACGCACATCTACTGGCAATGTCAACAGTATGTCTTCCAAATCTTTTTCTGTATTGTAAACAACAATTTCATCTACAAAACGGACAGCACTTAAACTGATTTGGCGTTCAACAATACTTTGAATGGGAGCATTCTTATCTGGTCTATCCCATTGTGCATTATTTTGTAACCCAGCAATGAGGTAATCGCAATGATTCTTAGCTTCACTAAGCATTGCGATATGTCCTGCATGTAATATATCAAATTGCGAGAACACGATACCTATCTTTAGGCCTTGTAATTTTAGTTCTTTGATACGGTTGAATATCATTCTTCAACTCCAAAAAAGTGTTCTTTAATTGCTACATAACTGTCAACACCACATTGAACATAACCATCCCAATGTGTGTCCTTCATCATAAGTTCATCTTCCAGCACAGGCAGATATTGTTCTCTTACTTGATTCATACATTCAGCTATAATCAATTCAGCAAGATTTTCTAAGTTTTGTTTGTCATCATCATGCCCGTATAAGCTAGACCGTTTTAATGCCCAATCAAATCCAGCCTGTTCAGCAAGTTGTTGAATTCGTTCGTTCATTTCCCACCCCGAGCCAATTGATAGAATTCTGCTCTTGCTGCTGGATCACTTTTGAATCCACCACCTAATTTACTTGTAACAGTACTAGAGCCAGTATCTTCTACACCTCTTGATTTAACACAATAATGTTGTGCATCAATCATGACCGCAACATCTTCTGTCTCAAGGATATATTGCAATGCGTGAAAGATTTGTTCTGTCAATCGTTCTTGTATTTGTGGACGCTTGCTAAAGTATTCTACGATACGATTGATTTTACTCAATCCAAGTACTTTCTGATTGGGAACGTATGCCACAGTTGCTAGTCCATCGATGACTACAAAGTGATGTTCGCAATTGCTTTGTACATTGATATTGCGTTCGCATACCATTTCGTTGTACTTCATCTTGTTATCAACTGCTGTACATTTAGGAAATGCCTCATAATCTAATCCCCAAAAGATTTCATTGACATACATCTTTGCTACACGTTTTGGGGTGTCAATCAGACTATCATCTGTTAAGTCAAGACCTAATGCTGTCATAATATCAGCAAATAATACTTCAATGACTTCAATCTTGCCTTTACGGTCGATGATTTGACCTGTCTCTTTGATAGGAGTTTCAACTCCCATCTTAACCAAATGTTCGTGTACTTTTTGACCCAACTCTGGATCTGTTTTTGTTTTATTATAACTCATAGATAACCTTCCTTTGTGATGGTTTTTGTTTTGAAATGTAAGCTACCGTTGTGTAGCTTACATATTTATTTATCACAGATTAAGCCTTAGCTTCTTTTCTTGCTGCTTTTTCAGCGGTGATTTCATTACGGCGAGCCTTGACTGCTTTAGCTAGTTCACCCAATGCTTTACGGGCACGAGTTCCTGCTGCTGCATTACCTTTTTCAAATTTTTCATGTTCGGCTTCGTATGCTGCCAATTGTGTTTTAATATCATTATGTGCGTTCATTTTATTTCCTTTTTAAAATTTTTTTTTATTCGTCAAGTCTGGTGATTTCTAAATCACAATCAATAATCATTTCGCATTCGTCTTGACTCCAGCCGTGTTCTTCTAAGTCAAGCCAAGAATTACCTTCTTCAAAGAATTCTTCTATCCAAGCTGTAGTTTCTTCATCACAGTCATCTGTGTCAACTTCTTCCCAGCAACCATCGCTAGTTTCAACTAGTTCAGCTTCATATCCGCAGTCGTACATATCTACTCCTGCTTCAATATCAGGGGGATTATCATCTTCTGTTTCTACAGTAAATTCTCCCCAACGCCATCCTGTTTCAACCATGACCTTATTACCATCTTTAGTAAGATAGTTACGTTCAATGATTGATTTCTTCCATGTTGGTTTTACACTCCATATTGCCATTTTAATATTTCCTTTCTTTAGTGTGTTTTCTGTAATCAGTACTCATGCGTAGCATATCATCGCCCTTGCCCTCTAATATATCACAGATTCTATCAATCGTGCTATCGTTACGGTCACTTATCTTTCCCATGTTCTTATGAGGCTCTTGTAGAAGCCTACGTAACTTACCAATAGCATTATCAATGCTCCAAGGGATATACAAACGGTCAGGATCGTTAGCGAAAGTTTCAGGGAAGCTACGATAAGCAGGATAGAGAACATTGCATCCGAGTGCATCAGCCTCACTGACTGTGTTCGAAACCCAATCTTGTAACGCACAGTTAAATACAACCCGACTATCATTAACAATGTTGTAGTATTCATTCTTTTCTAAATCCTCATGTATTGTCAATAGTCCACGACTCACCAAGTCGCGGGTTCGTTGCATATAGCTGTCGCTATTAGATTTAAGTTTACCCCCGCTACACACGCAGAATTTAATATCAGTGTCTGGGTTTTCAGTGTACCATTGTTCAATGAGGTCCATATAGAAATCAGGTTGTTTCTCCTGATCCCAACGGGCACTGAATACTACACGATTCTTTCGTTCATTAAATGGCTTGATACTAGCGACACGACCTTGTACTTCACTCTTGCCAAATGCTAATCCACTGATATTGTAGATTGGAGCACGCCAACCTGCAATCTTCATATGCATTACCATTTCTTCATTAGTTGCTAGTACACCGTCTACGAACGAATCAACCATCTTTTCATAATGCCCCATAAATTCTGACATATTCCAAACATGTACAAAATCATCAGGATCAATAGACTGGGCAAGACAGCGAACAAAAATACGAGGACGGTGCTCACTACTGATTTGATTGAGTATATAAGGTAGGCTCTCAATACCGGGCTGAAACATGTCCTCAAAGTAGATAACATCTTCATTGTTCAGTTCTCCTGCTTTCATCATCTTGATTAGATTCATCAGTTGACTCATACCGTAGTATGTGCGACCATGTGCATCTAATACTTGACCCGTTACTATTGCTTGGTCATTACTAAGTGTTTCCCCGGGTACTACAACATAGTTGATACCTCTAAGATCAAACACCGTAGTATTCCACTCTTGCAATTGCAGAGTGTACCTTGCTTTGTAGGGCTCAAGCCCCATGTAATATAGCTTACGCATTATGGACGAGCGTTTTCTTGCCACTGATCTCTCGCAACTTTTCCAGTTGCGAATTTTGTATACTGACGATAGACATAACTACGTTGGTCGTAGAGTTCTGCTTCGTTGTACTTATAACCAAAATCCACGCAGAATTCTAGATATTTCTCTAGGTCCTCAAAGATTTGTTGAACACGTGGGTTTGATTGAAAAGTTTGTTTTGCCATTTTATTTCCTTAGATAGCGAGGTTAGTTAAAGGTTTAGTTACATTATAAAAAATCGTAGCACCATTCTCATTGTCCTCTGAGACAGTGATAGTGATATTACGATCTGGATACCGAGTTGCAATAACCTCATAAAGATCATCACTAATCATTTCACAACTTTTGTAATACAATGCAAGAATGCCTTGAGAATATTGATTCTCTAACCATCGTTTGAATTGAATAAACTCAATATCACGGTCGTTGTGAAATACTTCAATCGTCACCTCAAAGTGAAAGATGTGACGATGTGGAGTTGCTAAAAAGCTAACATCATACTCATCACCTGTTGCCAAGTTAGGGTCTGTTGCTGCTGCGGGGTATTTATGAATACCTTCTTTTTGAAAACGTACAAAAATTGTACGCATTGCTTTATCTTTAATTCGTTGACGTTTTTCAGCCAATACTTGCGTTTGTTGTTCCATTATCTATCATCCTCAAAATTAACTCGTTCATGGTCTTCATCCCATTGAAGTCTTGTATATCTTCTTAACTCTAAGTATACATCAAGCCTATCTATTTTCATATCTTTAAGGGCATCTACAGTAAAGTCTTTATCCTGTTCTGCTGCTAGTATTTTATCATCAAGGTCCTTGAGTTGTTGTTCTAATCTTGCAATTCGTTGTCTATACATATTATTACTCCAAAACTAATGACATAGCGTCATCGCTATCTTCTATTTCCTCAATTGGTTCTTCATCTACAGTAAACAATTCATTAAACATAGTCATAGCATTAACTGTTTTTTTACCACTAATACCTTGGCTACCTGATTGGAATTGTTTCCAATAACTACTATGATAGTCAATCAACTCCCATGCTTCATCTTTAGTTTTCTTTGAAAAGATTTCATCAACTAATGTAGTGAAGAATCTATCACCTTCAAACTTATGAACAATCATCTTAGGAATCACACCTTGTTCATATTGCCGATTAGCCTCTTGAACTGCATTCATATGCATCCAAACATTGTGACTTTGAATCAATGTGTAACTCAATGTATCCCAACTTGTTTTAGTTTCTTTGCCATGTTGTCCTAAGAATCCTACCCCACGATAACACATATCTTTGAGTGTAAGTAAATCAGTTACTGGACTATCCGTAAATGTTTTATGTATTCCTTCAGCTAACACCGCATCACGAAACTTGCGAGTATCACTAGCATATGATTTCTTCTCGGCAGTCTTTTCCATTTGATAAGACCACTTCTTATTATGTTGAATAGTTGTATTAAAATATGCCAATCCTTTAGCTGCACTATAAAATGGACTTGCACAGTCAAAAGTAATTTGAAGTTTAGGATTATGATATTTACGAATAGCTTTTTGAATATCAGTAAACAATACTGCATATTCTAATATACTTGTACCCAAACAATGTACTAAATCATGCTTATCTTCACGCAATAACCCGTCGTGAATTATTTCAGTCAATCTACGCAATGTCAAATGAATGTCAATTTTATTTTGTCCACCGAACGCCCATCCGTTAAAATGATTATCTGGATAGATATTTGGGTCACAGTATTTTTTCATTTCAGTATACCATGTATCGCTGGCTGTATGATTACGACCCTGCAACACATTTAAAAACTTGCATTTCCCTGAGCGATTTTTTATAAAATATTCATTATTGATATGAGTAGCTGTTATAGCTTCTTCAACATTTTTGATACCATGCAGACTTTTTCCAGTACCTGGAATAGTGTTACCATCACTATCTTTTTCTACTGTCTTAGGGTCTTTCATATGAAAAGTAAGTTCAGACTGACTTGGTATATCTAAACACATACCATAGTCCATGTATGTGTCCATCCATGTTAATACTGCTTTGCGTTTTTTCATAGCACGAGGACAGTTAGGATCCTTCCAGTCTGCGGGCCATTGACCTTTTAAAATTTGAAAGCCACCACTGTCACCCAACATGAATGTACCTTGCTCACGCTCACGTATGATACTCTCATTGTTATCGTTCACAGTGGTATCTAAGTTAGCATGACCGGCAGAGTATAGTCCCCACTTGTAATAGTAAAGACCTTCTTTGCTGTTTAAGAAGTTTAATTTCTCAACATCGCCCTTGAACCCTGCAGGGATGCGAGCCTGATCAAAGTATGGTTCACCCTTGCGTTGCTTACCCAAACCAGCAATATAGAAACTGCTGACTGCGGGTAAGAACAATGCCCATTCAGGGTCTTGTTTTAGTGATAGATTATCCTGGACCATATGGTAAATCATTAACCTCTTCTTTTTTAATTAAAGTTCTGACAATACGTATCTGTTCTTCTTTTTGCTTGATAGTGTCTAGTAAATCTTTGATAGTGGGATTAGTTTCTGCTAATGCTGATAATTCCATTTCTTCATCACGCTTTTTTCTAGCCCAATCAAGTAATGATTCTGCATCAGATGATAACCCAATACTTGCATAGCTAGTATTCATTGTCATCCAAGTACTTCCGTCAAACACTTGCGTATCAGTACCATTAATACGTATCATCCCTTGAATAGGATTGTTTATATTCTGATTGATATAGGGAACACTAGTGTTCCCTGCGGAAACAACGGTGTACTTACCCATTGGAGCTATACCCTTGATCATTTTTTGTTCGCTGGAAGCAAGTAAACATATGTTGCGATACCACTATCAACTGTAATCTCAGTCGCACCTTGTTCGCTAATCTTGACTTTCTTGTCACCAACTTGATCCATGATACTCAAGAATTCTTTAACGGGCCACTTATGTGTACCAGCTAGTGTACCAGTCACTGGGGTGTTGAACACAAAGTTACCACTGTGAGTTGATGCATCACCAAAGTATATCTTCAAATCACTGCCATCAGTTTTGAATACAAAATGTTCTTCTTCGCTATTAGCATTTGCTTGCTTTTTAAGACGTTGAATACCTGCAACTGTCGGCTCAAATTCAACATTCCATTTAGCACCTTTGAATGATACACTCTTAACTTTTTCATCGACTACGCTTTTAAGCATAAGACGATAGTCATTAACAAAATCACCGTTCTTTGTTTCGAAATGAATAGTAGATGGAACATCTACACCATCACGCTGAGTACGAACAACATTGATTTTAGCATCTTTGTCATATTCGTCAAACCCGATAATTGTCTTGAGTTTACTCAAGTTAGGCATACCAAACACACCGATAAAGTCAGCTAGTGGGTCTTTGAATGTACCACTTACGATAACATTTTTGTTTTCAGCTACTGCATTGATAGTAGTCTCTGTATCAGTACCAGTAACTTTAACAAGTTCAATTGTACCAAGACCATGCGTATGGTCAATTAAGTCTTTTAAATAATCTTTCATTTTGTTTCCTTTGTTTAAAATATTTAGGAGTTCCTATCACGTATTATAGTGGAATATATTGCAATAGTCAACACCAGTTTAACCGAATGTGAATAAATCATCAAATGTTGAATTAACATCGGTGTTGCTTCTGATATCCCAATCTAATACACCAAGCAAGTTGTCTATCTTTTCATCAACCAATGTTGATTCCATTAGTAAATCATCAAATGGCAATTCTTTGAACCAACTTGGCAATCTCAATTCATCAACCGGATATGCGATACTAGTGAAACCTAATGCATTATCTTTGAGTTTACATACAACAATCTTCATACCATCTATAATCTTCTGGCTGTAGTTATCACCGTATACTCTGCGTAGATAGTTCCAGTTGATTGCTGCCCGTGCATGACCGACACCACACTTACCAGTCTTTTCAAACTCAATGGTATGCTTAGTCAAATTGTTAACACTCTTTGGACTACCCTTAGTCCAGCTGTCTTGTTCAGACAATTTGTTTTTGAATTCTTTGACCATTTCAATAACTTTATCCCTTTGAGCACCGGCAAGTACTTTTGTAAGTACATCCATTAAGAATTCTTGTATGTACTTTGGAGTATCAGCACGTTTCAAGTCAAGACCCATAGCTTTGATATCACCATTCTTGCCGTTTGTGTCTTTACGCTTGCCTTCTTTATCAAAGATATTAATAGCATAACGCTTCTTAGTAATAAAGATAGCACGATCACCAATCAATTCACGCCCAGCTTTAATGATTAAACCATTCTTTCTTGGAGCATGAAATGCTCGTTCCATGAATGCAGGGAATGATTCGTTTGCTTGTTCAGCAATACTATCATATAGTCCGATACAAGTTTCTTTGTTCCACTCTAGTTCCCCGTTCGCTATTTGCGAATTGAGAATAGGATATGCAGTAAAGTAACATGAGTCAGTATCACCATACACAATAGCATTACCATCGTGTGCATATTCACCTGCAATTGTTTCGTTGATTGTACTCATCATATGTTTAACAATCTGACGACCACTTAATGTAACTGATTGCCCGATACGCTTATCATAGAATCTGCAATGTTCATTCAATAGTGCGCCATACGCAGAGTTCAACAAAATCTTACGAACAAGTTGACGTTTATCATAATATTCATATTGGTCAGTGCCATAAGCTGCTTTTGCTTTAGCTTGCATTTCTTTACGTTCACTATACCAGCGAGACAATAGTCCTGGGACTACGCCCTCTTTCTCATAAGTAAAGATTGTACCATTCGCAGATAGCATCCATGGGCGATTGCTATCAAATATAATCTTCCATATTTCAGCAGCACTATATTCTTCACTGCGACCATCTTCATAATCTAATGTAAGCATTACTCCACGGTCTTGATTCATAATAGCTGTATACTCTAATACACTAAACAAGTTTTCCCATAGAATAGCACCAGTAACATCATCGTCACCTTCTTTGAATCGTTTCTTAAGGCTAGCAAGTTGCTTGCCCTTATCGTCCATATACTTGTCAGTTAATGTCTGACGGACTTGACCAACGATGGTTTCTCCTGCCATGTTGAGGGCACGAATAACCGAGGGATAGAGCGAGTTAATGTCAACTGCTCCGACATATTCGTGCATGCCTTTTTTGGGCGTAGCAACGAAGGCACCTGCTGCTGGCGTTGTTTCTTCTGCATTTTCATTCTTTCGTTTTTTGTCTGGCACTACTAAACCGCGTTCATGCGCTTCATTGAAAATTGCCATTTCAATCATAGCTACAGAACCCATTACTGTTGGCAGTAATACTGTATTCTCATGTGCTAGCTGATTAGCTAGTTCTAAGAATTGAAGTTTGTTGTGAATCTTCACTAACAACATGGTATCTTGACGATTATATTCAATAAACTTTTTAAAGTCTTTGTTATACAACTGGTCAAGAGTACCTTCATATTGAGTTTTGTTCTCTCCTACTTCCATCTCACCAATAGCATCTAACTTATATGAATGTCGTGATTCATAGTTATACTTTTTGTAGAGTTGTAAATAGTCCAAATGAATACGACCTACTAAATCGTATGTAGTTTCACTTTTGCCAAATCTTTCGTATTCTCTTGCTTTAGGAAGTTGACCCATCAAGCAAAACTTGCGTGTATCATCCTTACTCATTACTCTTGTGACACGATTAACCATATAAGGTATATCATATCCTTCACTGTTCCAGCCAGTCATTACATCAGCATCTTCAATGAGTTGAAAGAAAACATCAAACATATCCTTCTCGTTAGTGAAAAGCATACAGTTCTCAAACTCATTACATATTTCTTGCGCTGTTTCTGGACTCATGTGCTTAGGAGCAATGACCAATGTAACTAATGTATCTTGCCAATCCAAATATAATGAGATAGCAGTCACTGGATTGAATGGGTCAGTCGTAGGACTAAAACCTTTCTCAGGGTCAAAGTCTACCTCAATGTCAAAGAAGCAAGTATGTAGTTTAGGAACATCTGCCTTAAGATAGTTTTCACTAAGGCAACGAAAAATTACTGGCACATCACTTTCAAATAATTTCTTACCTGAATGTATACGTTTTTCTTTTTCAAACTCTTGTCGTTTGCGTGTACTGAAACGATTTACAGGGTCACCATATATACTGCGATACTTTCCCTTATGATCGGGATAGTAGAGTACATAGTTTGTGGGATATTCTTTGTATTGACGCTTTCCGTTCTGGTCTCGTTCCACCACATAGATACGATCCTCATCCCTTGAGTGTATTGCATCCACATAGGACATTACAGTGTTTTACCCACAGTTTCCAAGATAGTATTTAATTCCTCGTGGTCGGCATTTGTTTGACCAAGACTTGCTTTGTGTGCGACAGATATTGCCTTCTTAAGAATGCTAGGCTTTACTTCTAGTTCTTCTGCAATAGCCTTGACAGTATCACTTAGACCCTCGCGTAGGGTATCGATCTCGTGTAATACTACCATGCCCTCGTTGATAAGTTGAGTCAACTTAATCTTTTGCTCTCCGGTAAACATTTTATCACTCATAGTTTCTCCTTGTAAAGTAATTAGTATACATGCCTTGTGTAGAAAAGTCAAACATTTTGCTGTTTTTCTACAATCTTTTTAACCACAGTATTCAGTCCTGGGTTAATATGTAATGCGTGTGGCATTAAATGTGTTCTTACATAGTTACGCATATACTTCGTGTCATCATTGCTATTATCGTGACACCAATCAATTGATTTCTGTTCGCACCATTTTGTGAATTCGATTTTGTTTGTAGTTAGAAATGGGCGAACAACATTGTTTCTTTTTGCTGGGATAACTTTGGCTTGTCCATGCATTGCTGACCAAAGATATGTTTCTACGCAATCATCTAAGTGATGACCAGTTATCACTGGACCCAATGAATTGCCAATACTATCCAAAAAATCATAGCGTTCATTACGCCAATGTTCTTCCATGCTAAGTTCTTTGGGTTTACTCTTTTTAATCATCCCAATCATCAATGGAAGTTTTCGTTCTGTGCAGAAATTAGCAACAAATTGTAAGGCTCGTTCGCTATTCTCTGTTCCATGATGGAAGAAAGCGCAACCTACCTTATGCTTGTGTGAAAGGAAATCAGTGATGGCAACAGAGTCAACACCGCCACTAAGTGCGACAACAACTTCTTTTGGTAATGGAAAGAGTAGTTTTAGCATCTACGCATTATAGCATAGAAACGATTTTATTGAAAGATTTCTGGGTGACTTTTGCCAAATATTTTCATGGCTTTGCCCGCAGTCATATCTGCTAGCATTTCAATTGGGCTACCAGGATAACTATCGCCCGGTTCGATCATATTCAATTCACCTTGACGTACATGGGTTAGTTCGTGATAAACGGTACGCATAATGTCAACCATGTTACGATTAGCAACATATACCCAAACACTGTTATCGTTTTCTGAATGACGACCGGTGTGATGTCCTTGTTGTGCTTCTTCGGTATTGTAACTGAATTCAAATTTAGGTGTAGATTGTAGATGTAATTCTTTACTAGCCCACTGGATGAATTTTTGCATTATTGGATTGTCTTCCAAGAAGTTTGGTTCATCGCTTGCTTCATCTAATTTACCCTTGACCCATTCATCTGGTGATCTTTTGAATTTGTGAACGAACAAATCATGTAATGCTTTACCAGTGATACGATGTTTACTTGCAATATTTTGCATCAACTTGTCAATAGTATTATAGTCATATTTTTGCAATGACGGTAGTCTTTTTGATAATTCAATTGCAGCGGATTCAACAATGATGTGTTTTGTGAGCATTATGTATTTATCAATGGTGCTCACTTTAACGAACTAAATGGGTAGCGATTCCTATTCGTTGGCCAGCAGCCGGCCACACGGCCCTAAGGTGTGTTCTTACCAAGAATTTTCTTTTAATTCTAAGGTGTATGTATCAAATCTTTTCAATCTAGCTAAAAACTCATTAGTTTGTTCAGTAACAATTCCAGTCATTTGAAATGTAACTCGTGGAACATGTCCTGCATTTGCAGTAGAGTGCGGAACATTCTTCCAATCAAATGTACTGACATCGCCGGCTTTCCATCCAGTGTGATTATAATTACCATAACTCCAAAAATGTCCCATCTGCCAATCTGTTAATTGAACAACGATTCTAGTAACTAAGTATGGTTGTTCTGGATTCCATTTTTCAAGTTTGTCTAAATGCAAGTTCCAAACTTCACCCGGCATCTGCACATGTACACGATTCATGCAATCTTTCAATCCAAACAAATCACTAATCTTTTGCAGATTGGGAGATATCTTCCATGATAGATGACTGATTATATAATCTTTACCATACCCGGTTTGTTCTAAATCATAATCTTCTGCTGCTAGTTCTTCTTCAGGTCTAGATTTACCTGCTTGTCCTCGTGTACGCCATGTTGCAGGTTTGCTATTACTAACTGCGTTTTCAACATCACTAGAGTAGTCAGCAATAATTCTTCCTAACTTAACAACTGTGTCATAGTTTGGGTCCATTTTAGTTGTATCAAAGTGATACTTACTTCTTATTTTTGTATTTTCCCAATTTGAATTCATATTACAGTTACCCTTACATCTGATTCCCCATAATTTTGTTGATATTCAACTGGGGGTTGTTCTATATTTAACATATCACAGAGCATGGTATTATTTAATGGGGTTTTGCCTGGGTAGTTTAAGGTGCCGTTGACAATACCGATGTTCTGTGCTTCAATAATTTTAGACATTGCACGTAGATTTTTATAATGTTGATAGTTTGGATATGTAATATCAAAATGTCCGCATTTTACCCACCACCCTAAACAAGCGTCATCGGGTCTGTGTACCAATATCAGTGGACATTCTGGCCAGGTCTTTTTTATAAACTCAATATGTTGAGTATAGCTGAACCAATGACTTTTGATTATACGAATGCCTTCACCATTAAATGGGCGGTCAAATTCTAATTCGTGTCCTTGTTTGCTGCGTGTGCCAAGACCATCTCCATCTAAAAACCAATCGCCGAATTCCATGCCCGGATCAAAGTATGCACCCATATGCATGAGTTCTGTGCGACCAGTCGCATCATGAAAATAGGTGCGCTCAATACTGTGGTCACTGCGATCAATACTGGGACTGTGATAGATGTTCTTCGCTACACTGCTCCATTTACTGCCTGGGGCGCCGGCTACAAATATATATTTCATTCAGGTTTAAATCGTTGTGCTATTGGTTGCCATTCTTTGCGTAACTTAATCATGCTAGCATTTAGTCCTTGTGCTGTGTGTTCATTCGTACTTATGAACATCATGTTCTCCTCAAACTTTTCTTTAGCTTCTTTGCTATTGATAGCAGGGATGAAATTTGTACGATACCAGTCTTGTATATCTTTTGATGTACCTTTGGGTAGTATAAGATTCCAGCAGCCATATAGATTTAACCCCGGCGCGTAGTCTTTCATTAATGGCACTTTTTCTAATCCATGAATAGGTACTTCACTTGCTAGACCAATTAACTTTAACTTACCTGCTTGTACATAAGGATAACCAACTGCAACTGGTGTCACACTAAACTCAACATGCCCGCCCATAACATCTAATAATGCTTGCGCTGGCCCTTTGTACATAATAGTTTCAACCTTATCACCTGCTACATTCAACTTACTAGTTAGATATTCTACTGCTAGTTTATGTCCGCCTCCACCAATAGCAAAATTGATAGGTCTTTGTTTAGATTTAATTTCATTTATCAATTCTTCTGGGGTGTTTACTTTACTACTAGGGTGTGCCCAGAATGCTAATGGGCTTTTAGCAATATTAGCGATTGGTTCAAATTCAAAAATGTTATATTTAAGCATTTGCGGATACCATATTTCAGCAGTCACCCATTGACTATTACATGCTGGCATAGAGATGGTATATCCATCATTAGCTACAGTGTTGAAATAATTTGTAGCAAGATTGCCATCTGCGCCTGGTTTATATTCAGATATAAATTTTGTACCAGTGTTCTTTTCTACAATGTCTGCTACGATTTTAAAACTTATCTCATTGCCAGCACCCGGACCGTTTGGATATATAACAGTAATTGGTTTAGTTGGTTGCCAAGCTATAGCAGACAATGACACAAGTAAAGTTAGAATAAAGATTATTGATTTCATAAGAGTGATTAAATATATATTTAACAGCATTTATGACAGTCAATCAAATTTTATTAAACCAATACTTTGGTACCATTTGGCATCAAAATAGCGATCCTTCCAAGAAGGATACTAAATCAGGGAAACAATTAATAGACAAAATTAATCCCGGTGAATCAGTACTAGATGTAGGGTGTGGAACTAATCCTTTTAAAGGAATCATTCCCAATCTAACTGGAATTGATCCGGCTTTTGACCAAGCAGATCACAAGATATCAATTGATGATTTTGAAACTAGTGAGAAATATGATGTTGCACTATGTCTGGGTAGTATAAATTTTGGAGGTAGTAGTGACATTGAGAGACAAATTGCCAAAGTCATTTCATTAATGAAACCAAATGGGAGAATATATTGGCGTTGCAATCCAGGAAGACAAGATCACCCTAGTGATGAATGCAAAAATGTGCCTTTTTATGCATGGTCTATACAAGAGCATGAGAGACTAACTGCTATGTTTGAAGCACGACTGATTGAATGTTGTTGGGAAGATAATGGTCGTAGAATATACGCTGAATGGAATCTTTAATCGTCACTCTTACCACACTTAGCACGTTTAGCTTGTGTGAGTTTGCCGAAGTCAACTGGCCATTCTTGGCCTGGTTGTAATTCTTTAGCCCCTTGAGGGAATCCAAACTTTACACCTGAGGCTTGTTCAATCTGTGTTATAGGTAAACGAAACTTAGTTAAATCATTTCCTAAATTAGGATATGGAACAACATGTGGGAAACTCCATCCTGCTACTTCTTTAGTTTGATTGTTAATTACTATTTTATAGAAGCCATGTGGAACGATTACTCCATTGCCAATCTTCTTATCAGAAGTGGAATATAATGCTCCAACATATACGGTATATGATTGGTTCCGTTGAACTGACCATCCACGGACAGATGTTTCCAGTAATTTCCAGATTCCACGATTTAATGAGCCAGCCTGGGGCGCCATGTTTGTCATTAAAAAACTCTCAAATTCTACTTGCGTATCCCAAGACAAATCTCCATCAGGAGCCATATGTCCTTTATCGTAATTAGTTCCAATATAATCATCAGGTCTAGCACCATTAGAAATATACTGATTAGCGGCAAAAGCATTAGTACGAGCCACACAACCCAGTGCATTTTGCGGAAGTAGTTCATAAGTTACAAACCTTGGTAGTTTTGCAGATGCATCATAACCAACTAGATATGCTTGTTGGCATAGTGGCTGAACACCTTGTGTTTGAGGGAATCCGTATGGTGCATGTACTTGGCATTGTTGAACTGAATTTGGGGGACGTTGTGTCCAAGCAGATACGGTGAATGAAGCAGTGACTAATAATAGTGATATTATTTTTTTCATATTACGCTCGGGCTTTCTTTAGAGTACTACGAATCATCCATTGATGTTTTTCGTGAGCATCTAGCCTCTCAGCGATAAAGTTTGCTATACCTTGTTTGTTTTCTTGTGTAGCTGAAGCAAAGCAATGGTTGAGTAAATCAATCATCTTACTGTTATCTTCGAATAATTCAGCAAACATTAATTCAGCACGAGGAATTTTAAGTTGGTCTTGAATGATAGATAATTCAGCGTAGCGTGTTAAACTGCCGGGTGCATAACTATCCAATGTACGAATGTATTCAGCAACTTTATCTACTGCACTATATACTTCTTCATAGAAATTACCAAAGAATTCGTGATATTCAGGGAAGTCAGGTCCTTCAACATTCCAATGAAAGTTCTGTGCTTTGATGGATAGTGAATTAACGCTAGCCAATAATACTTTTAAATCTTCTGCTAACATTATTGCTGTCCTTGTTGTTGTAGTAACTGTTTTGCCTTTTCTACACTAAGCATTGGGCGAGGATGTGATCCATCTATAATACTTTGTAGATATTCTGCACTATAACCACTTGGTGCTTTTGCTGCTGGTTGTTCATCTGATGGTGCTACTTGAGTAGCAACTGGTTTACCAGTTAAACGATTAATACCAGGATCTTGATCTGGTAGTACACGACCGTGTGCGGCACCGCCTAATGCCATAGCACCTGCTAATGCTGCACTACCTAATGCGCTTTTCCAGCCTTCATCTACTTGGTGTACACCTGAAAGTATTGCTGATTCTTTTATTGGTACACAGTTATTAACTCTAGTATCACCCTTCATCTTAGTGCCTTGTTTTTTATAACCAGTCCAGCATTTAGGATCCATACGTTGTTTTTCTTCATCCATAGTTTGATTACCACTAGCTTGATCAATTCTGCGTTGTAAGTTAGCTTGCTCATCCGGGGTTGGAGCACCTGGATTACCTCCTGACACTCTTAAGTTTGCAGGTTTTGGTTGTTTTGCATTACTTGGTGCTGCTGCTTGTTGACTTTGTTGTGCTAATTTACTAAATTCTTTAGCACCATAACTTACTGCCGCAGTTCTATTTCTTCTCTTTAAACTATTTAATCCATCTAGTACATCATCTATTGCATCTTTAGCATCATCGACCGTTCTAAAAGATGATGGTCCAGATGATGGTGCGGCTGCTTGCCCTGCACCACCTGATGCTGCACCAGCTGATGGTGCGTATCCTCTACCGCCACTTGCTGCTGACATGCCTGAACCTATTCTACTAGCTGGTACATTACTAGTTGTAGCTGCATTGCTTGTAGTTTGTGGTGCTGATGCTCTGGTTTCAGGATTGACTTCACCAGTGTGACCCACATGTTGCATAGCTTGATTGGCTCTTGATGCGTCATAACCTGTCATTTTACCGCCACCGTATGCATCTTTCATTCCGGCATATGTTCCTTTTACACTACCAATTGCATCACCTACCCCACCCGCCATACGACCCAATAATCCTTGTTTGGGTTGTGCCGGCTGAACCGGTAACGGCTTTGCAGCAGGAAGTTTAAAGTTAGTAAATAAATTATTCAATGTCTCCTGTGGTACACCTGCTTTAATCATAATATCTGCAATTTGATCACTATCGGTTGGCTTATTTGCTTTATTCCATGCTTGCAATAATTTGTCAGCAGTAATCTTTGTTGTTAAGTTTTGCCCTTTGGTTTTAGCCCAATCTAGTATACCTTCATCAACTTGTTTTTTATGCTCATTAACTATTCTACCAATTAATCTATAAATTTGTGATTCAGATAGTTCAAATGATTCATTTCTCATTTGTAGACCATTGACTTCACCCGGCTTAGCAGGAACTCTTTTTGGTGCTATCGCTGATAGTGCAGAAGTAGCCGTAGTTGGTGGTTTAGGTTGTACTCTAGGAAATTTACTAAAATCACCTGTATCTGTTCTTGTACCATCTGATGGACGACCAACAAGTTCTGTACCTTTGTTTAATGCAGCAGTTGCAGCAGCTTGTCTTTGTTGTCTTGCTGCTTGTGCAGCTTGTCCTGCAGGAGTAGTTGGTTCTTCTGCTGCTGAAACTGATGGATCTGCACTTGTTGATTGTTTTAATCCTGAAGCTGCAACTGGATTAGGAGTGCTAAACATATCTTTAACTTTGCCAATTGCTGTTCTATTGTTGCCGCCACCTACTAAGTTAGCAGCACCACCTGCTGATTGAATCTCTTGTGCGCTTTTGAAAATTTGTTGAATTTGTTGAGGGTCAACTGCAACTCCTTCTTTAATTTTTTTTGCATCATTATCAAATTGTTTTTTAGTAGCAGTATTGATACCTTTAAAACGTTTGTCGCCTTTTTTGAAGTCACCTTCACTATCAGCTTTGCTAGCATTAGCCGCAGCAGCAGTTTTGTATTTTGCCAACTTGTCGTTAGATAGTTCTGCTAAAAATTCATTGGTTCTCATAATTATGCTTTCTTATTTTTGATAGATTTTTTGCTTTCGTATGCTATAGAAGCACCGGGTCTAGAAGAAGATGTATATCCTCTATCTTGTAATCTTGCTGGTTCATCACCAGTAGCTGAATATGGAGTGTTACTTAGATTGTTTGAATCATGTTGTCTCTGATATTCTTGGTTAGATGCATCCATTTCATCTTTACTAACTAATGGAGGTTGAACATCTGCACGATGTAATTTGAAATTATAAAACTTGATACCTTTTGATTTCATAAAATCTTTAACTGCTTCTGAAGCCTGTCCCGGGGAGTTATATTCTGTTCCAAGATTGATATCTTTTGTAATTGATTTACCATCTACTTGAAAAGTAATTTGAGCAACAATAGGTTGTATTTCATGTGCATGTGCTCCTGCCCCGCCCAATGCAGCAGCACCTGCTAGTGCAGCACCTGCTAAATTACTTTTCCAACCTTCTTCTACTTTTTTCTTAGCAGCATCCCATGCAGCATCAGTCTTTACATTGTATTCTTTGCCACCAGCGCCAATGTCAGCAACTCTGCTACCAATATCTTTTTTAGTTTTTACAACAGCTTTATTGTGTTTGTTCACACTCTTTTGCATTAATTTACCGAAGTCTGGATTGCGTTTAAGGGCCCGTTCATCTTCTGGACTTCTTGAACTTGCTGCTGCTGTTCTCAAATCACCTAAGTCAAATGCTTCCCTCATTCCTGCTACTTTGCTACCTTGAGTGTTAGCTGCGGTACCGGTACGGCTGGCTTTCATCTTATCTCCACCGCCACCAATGTGTCTACTACCATAATCGGTCTTGTCTGCCTTGCGTGGCTTTTTATATGGTAATTGTTGAACATTACCACCTTTACTTAAAAATGCTTGTAATGCAGAATCATCTTCCGCTACACCTTCAGCACTATCAGTAGCTAATACATCTGCAACTGTGCCAATATGATCGTTTGCTACTGTGATATAACTGTATTCCCATGCATCTAATTGATTACCTTGCTTCAACATCTGATGTATCTGCTTGCAATTCTTTGCAATATTACGCAACTCTCCCATAGCCATTTGTGGAATCTGTTCTCCACCATCACTATCTTCGTATGCAAGTCCACCGGCGATAACACCAGCACCTTCCGTTACCCCTTGCTCTGCTTGATCCATGTACCATTTAAGAATTTTTAGTAATTCAGTAAGTGATTCTTGCCCTTCAGGATTACAGTAGTTCTTAGCCATTCTAGCTAAGTCGTACATTGTTCGTAAGTTGCTGGTGCTTACATCACCTTCATTCATACCTATCTTACGCATCACCGCTGGAGAAGCGATTTTTTTTATCGCTTCTTTTTTTCCTACTTGTGCTGCCCTATTGCTTATTTTTTGTGATACATCATCATAATGTTTTGCCAATGGATTCATATAGCCGCCACCTAATGCATTATGCACCTCAGGCTTCATTGCTTGATTACTTTTGTTTTTAGCTAATTGTGCGGATCTTTGTAACAGATCAGAACTGAGTTCATTGATAGCATCACTATCAGGTTGCATCTCTTGACTGCTGATTAGATAATCCATCACATTAACCATCATACCTTTTGCTGCGCCAATCTTCTCTGATACCCACTCGGGGAATTCAGATTGAACGGATAATCTCTTATCTAAATCACTAGCAGCACGGGCGATAGTGTGTAGACTGTTCTTTAATGTGTGACCTTCGTGTTCACCATGGTCTAAGTCATGCTTAACAAATCCAGTTCTTCTTAGTCTACCTTGACCCGGGATAACGATTAAGTCTTGTTCTGCAATTTCCTCTTCGTTGACTTTTGTCATGCTTGCTTTGATTTCAGCTTTTGTTTTTCCATATTTCTTTTGAAATTCAGCAGTAGTTAACTCTGTTAAATCTATTGATAGTTCTTTAACTTTGCTTTCTGTAATGCTATTAGCGTAAGGCCCTTTCTTTTTAGCCTTCCCTTTCATTACTTGTTGTACAGGTTTCAGTCCCGGAACATTAACATTTTCACGGGTTTGAGTCATCATAGGCTTTGCTACGGTTGCGACTGACCCTGCTGTGGTTGAATTTTCTACTATTTGCTTAAATCTCATGACGGTTTCCCAAAGTTATAGAGTATTTATCAAAATACCATAATAAGGAAACTTTAGATTTTGCCGTTTGCTTTAGCTGTTGGGGGTATTCCAGCACGACTGGTGTTCCAGTAGAATGCTTTTGCGTTCTTTTTTATACTGTCAGGGTGTACATCTACAGTTAGTGCTGTCTTGAATCGCGGGTCATTCTTTTGTTTTTCGCTTGGAATATATCCACTTGCTTCACTTATTCCACCACGATATTGATTATCTTTAACGCCAGCATAAGGACTTACTGGTGGAGTTTTTTCTGCTGCAAATTGCATGGTGTTGTATTCTTCCGCCACACCTTTTACTTTTGGATCTAAATCTTTCAAGCTATTCACATCACCTTGCTTGCGCCACTTTGACCACATTTTTTGTCCAGCGGTAGTTTGTGTTTCAGAAGGCAATACATTGACACCTAACATGCGAATCAAAGCATACATATTTGCGGCTATACCTTGTCCTTGATATTTAGGATCGACTCTGGTCTTCATGCTTGTTACACCTTGCACTTCACCTGTATATAGATTTCGTGCTTTGGCAAATTGTGCATCTCCAATTGGATTGAGATTTTTTTTATCATATGCTTTGATAGATAAGAAATCATTTTTCTTCCCTGCATTTGTAACATGATAAAGTATTCCGTTTATGTCTTGTTTGAAATCTAATCCTGGTTTCCATAACTCATTGTTGAATTGTTCTTCTTCATCTATGTTCTGATACATAGTCTCAAACGATAACTTCTCACTATGTAACTTGTCTCTTAAATCATATAATTTTGTAATATATCCTTGACTACGCAACATCTTATATGCTAAATTTTCAGGACCAAACTCACCACCTTTATCTAATCCTGCTTGTCTATATCGTTTGATCGTGTCTATTATATGTTTTACTTTACTATATTTTCTTGACTGTAGTGCTATCTCTATCAAACCTAATAACTTTTCATACTTGCTTTTAGTAGAAGTTTGGTCAAAATCACTTCTACGCTTAGTGGGTATTCTTATCCACTGATCATTCATTACACTGTATTCACCTAAACTTACAACAGGTTGTCTACTGTCTTGTACATATAATTCTACTGGAATTTTATGAATTGTTATATCATGTGTATCATTGTATATTGTTTTCTTTGCTGTAAATAACTCTTTATATACTTCATTGGTAGGTAAATTACCCATGTCTACTAATATATGTAAATCTAAATCACTGTGCTTTGTGTAGCTAAATGCAGCATTACTACCTGAGATTGTTATGTCTTTTACATCTAAATCATGTACACCTAATTCTTCTAAAAAATCTGCTGCTATCAGCATAAGCTGGTCTCTAACATCTGGTCGCAATTTAGTTTCATTCCATAACTTAGGATTAAGTTTATCGTGGAATGTTACCGCATCACTTAGTTTAAAGCTATTAAGTTCTTTTTGATTCATTTTTTTGGGTCAGGTGGAACGGGAGGGAATTTCTTTGGAGTTTTATGTCTAAACCAACTCATATATGTATTTATTACTATATTATAAATCTAGTATTTGACGAGGTAACCAAAGTTCATATATATTTTTATCGATCGGAGTATCTACGCATTTAGATAAAGATTCAACTGCTTTTCCGTCAATAATATCTTCTAAAGATATTAAATTTTTGACTTGTGTATTAACAAATTCAGAATATTTGATTATATTTTTTGCATATTCTTCTGTAGAATTGAAACCTATATCATTTTTATACCAATCTTTATGCTGGTTAAGTTTGCTAAATCTACCTGCTGCCCATAATGCAATTTTAAAATCAAAGGTTATTATAGATATAATTTTATGTTTTTTTTCAATATGATATTCCATTTGATGACTTGGCAAACTTAGATATTTATTTTTCATGTTATTAATGTAAATATCTTTTTCTTGGTCTGTTTTAAATAATATAGGACATTTTAATTTGTCTCTTTCATCTTGAATTACTATATAATCATTTTCTAAAATAACGCCGGTTGGATCAATCATCGCGGTAATTAAATCCCCGCAGCATCCACCCATAAAAGAAACAATATTCATTGTATTAGAAAAGCCCCTTTCGGGGCTTTTTTATGCTGCTTTTACTGACTTGATTTCGTTGCCATCTTTGTCAGTTAATTTCATTCCCAGACTTTGTTGTTGTTCTAAGAACATTGGTCCCACTGTCTTAAGTAGATGTTCTTGATTTTCCATACAGAAAACATAACTACCGCTGTGACGCAATAGAACACGCTTGTCCATCCAGATACGACCACCTAAGTCACGCCAATTTTCGCAGAATGTCCAATCTTCGCTGTAGTAGCGATTCTGACGAACTGCTGTGTCAAAATATGTTTTCAAGTATTGATCATACATTGGATCTAATCCAATGTCGTTCTTGTATTGCTTAACAGCAGGGTGAGTATTCAATTTCTCAAATACATGTTTCTTCATTAACAAGAAACCTGTACCTGCTTTAGATACTTCTTGCAATCCATCTGGTCCTTCTTCTGCACCTTCAAATCCGTTAACTACCCACTTGATAGGCATAGTTTTCATTGGGTACAATCCACCGATAACGTCTACGTCACGGTTCAATAGAACTAATAGATGCCATGGCTCCCAACCAATGTCAGCGTCAACAAAGAACAAGTGTGTTGCATCTGGCATAGCTAAGAACTTAGCAGTTAGTGTGTTACGGGCACGACTGATAAGACTTTCGTTGACCATTGTTTCCAATGTCCAGTCAATGTTCAATTGACGGGCTGTGTTAGCCCACTTGATGAAACTCATAAATGTTGATTCAGTCAACATACCACCATAGCAAGGCATAGCGATATGCACTTTGGTTGTACGCAAGAAATCTACATTTACTTGTACTTGGCCTGCTACTGGGGTTTGATCTGCTGGAGCATCTGCTTTTTGTGCTTGCTCTGCTGCCGCTTGTTCAGCGATTTCTTGTACCTTTTCTACTGGTACTGTTTTTTCTTCTTTAGTTGCTTTGGGTTTTCTTGTTGCCATATGGTCCTCTTGTTAAGATATAATTATTTACATCCTACAGAGGGGTACGAAATATTTTTATTTTTCGTCTAGGTAATCAAATTTAGGTTCAACAGGTAATCCGTCGCTACGCTCACGCTTTTTCATTTGTTCGCTGTCTCGTGCGGCTCTTAGTTTAGCGATAGGTGCCCCATCACCTGCTAAGTCTTTTGCCACATGAGCCATAACATCACTTTCTTTTTCCATTACAGTTGCTATACCAACACCAACGCCTAAGCTAGCTAGTGTATATTTGAGTGTGTCTACCCAATTCTTGCCGTTCATTCTTGCACCCACTGCAGGGACGATTGAGTTCAATATACCTTGCATCATTAGATTAGTTTGATAGGGTGTTAGTTGTATATTATTAGCAAGATTTATTGCGCCACCGCCTAGTAGTGCTGCTATAGCTGTAATGATTCCACCTTGTAAGTATGGATTGTGTTTACCTTCTTTAAATATATCAATCAACTTTTTGCGAACAACTGGGTCATCAGTCTTTTGTAATAAGTGTCGTGCTTTCTCTACATAGTTTTCTACTTCTTGTTCTTGTGCTTTTTGCATTACAGGTGTATAGAACTTCATAGTAGCATCAACTATTGGATCAGTTTCTTTATCTTCTTCAATAGGTTCAGTAGTAGCACCCATCTTCATTTTTTCTTGCACCGGCATTGCCTTCTTAACTTTTTTAGTATTGTACACTCCAAATTCTCCACCACCGTTGGTTTGGCTTGTCCAACCTGGTAATGACGGTAATACTCTTTTAATCATTCTAGCATACAACGCTCTACGACCGGGTTCTGCGGCTTGGAAATATAACAATGAAGGTTTAAATTTTTTCACATACTGAACTATAGCATTGACTACAATTCCAAACACTTCTGCGGCTGCCCCTGTACCTTCGATACCCTGTTTAACAACTGGAAATCCGCCTTTCATATCCTGTGTAATTTGTTCAAAACTAACAAATTTGCTATTTTCATATACTTCGTCTGAATCAACATAATCATATGGACTCATGTTCTCTGGTCCAATATATGGTTCTAAGAAATCCAATTGATATTCTACTCCATTGCTAGCAGTGAAGTTAAATTTAATCATATCAGGATTACTAGTGTCCCATTGTGAAGTAGCTGTAGATGCTTTAGTATCAAAAACTTCTTGTAAATTAACATCAACACCCATGCCAGCATCTAATAGCTTAACGACATTTGCTGCTAATGCGGGGTTACTTTGTGTAGCTGGATACAAACTCATTACCATTGCAGTCTTGCGTTTCTCGTTTAGTTTAGGCCACATTGCACGAATCTCACTTGCACTGGTAATGCCAGGACCAAACTCTACTGTTGGTAGATATTCAATGTAAGCATGTTGTCCAAATGGTTTTAAATCTTTGCCTGTGTATGGTTGAAAGTATGCAGGACTTCCATCTTTCTTTGTGCCACCTGGTTTAGGTTGCTCATTCTTATCTTTTTCACTACGCACAAATATTAATACATCACTGTCAGGATTATACTTGCTTGTTATTTCTTGTGGTCTGAATGGACTACGAACTTGTACAAATTGTCCTTTCTTTACACCTGCTACTTTAGCAAGTTTTTCTTTGATTGCAAAAGGAAAAGGTCTTTCACTAGTATCGTCTGATGCCGCAACATATACATCAGCACCCGGAAAGGTTTGTAATGCTGATTGATATAGTGAGGCATGACCCGCATGAAACGGGTGAAAGCCTCCGGGCATTACGACTATTGTACTCATTGTTGATTGCCTGTTATTGCCTGTAATAAGGCTCTGGCTACTACACGGTCTTTTTCTTGTTCTTCATCTGATAGTTGAGCATATGGAATGTTCATCAACTTTTCGCGCTGCTGAAGTTTTGCTTCTAATTTACCGGCAGCTTTTAGTTTCTCTGTGTCATCAAATTGTTCTGGGTGTGCTACAAACGCTTTAGCAGTTACATTCCATCCTTGATGTATCGCATCACTAATCTTTTCAATATCTTTTTCACCTGCTGTAATTGCTTTCAAAGCAAATTCAGCCGACTTCATATTAGCTTTCCATCCAAATGTATTGCCAGGACTACTGCGACCATAGTGGTATGCATCATCCAATGCTTTGTCACTTATTTGTGCTAGTTGACCAATGTCCATGCTTTCGTTTAGCATGTCAATATATTTTCTAAAAAGTTCTGTACTCATTTTAATAACTCAACTTTACAAAATTAACTACACCTTGTTGGAAATCTACAATCTTTGCTCTCATGTACACAAAGTTACCGGTAACATTTGTATATTGACTTGCGTTTGGATTATCACTTCCATTGAATTCATACACATCAAACCATTGATTTTCAAGTGATGCTGGATTTGCTAGTGTAGCTTGGATAACGATGTTACCTACAATGTTTGACACACTAAGGTTAACTGTCTGTAAATCTCTATTACCTAAGTAATAAGCAGCAGCAGGTTGAGCATTACCTACAACCGTGTAGGGTGCTGCATTACCTGGATTTACATAGGCTGTCTGCGGTAGCAGAATAAGTGTAGTAGATTGGCTCATTATGCTCGTACCACTTCTACTACAATACTTTCACCGACTAATTCTTGTGCAACTTGTTCTAACGCAGCTTGAACATCTGCACCTACAAGTCCACCATTGTCGGTGTCTGAATCTTTAACGATTTTACTAAATTTGATGACTACTACATCTTCTACAATCTTTGCCATGGTAAATACTCCATTATTAATAGAGTATTTATCATTTCAGACAGGTACGGGTCGCTTTTCTAATTTATAGCGTTTTCCAAGCATATGTCCATACATTAATATCAAATAGCTTAGTGTACTTTCATTGTCATAGTCAATAGAATGATTTCCGCTAGTATAGCGATATTGCCAACTATTAATTGAAGCAATTGGGCGTCTAATATAGTCATTTAACCATATTTTCAATGCATTACTTGGAACCAATTCTTTACTTTTCTTGATGGTATCGTGCAAATCTTTAATAAAATCTCTTTCTTCAATATACTTAGATTTTAAATAAATTCTATACTTGTGCTTTGGCTCATTGACATAATACTTTGTACCAGCAAACTGCTCCAATTGCACTTCTGTGATTTTTACGGTAACTAGTCCAAGATCCTTCAATGTAAGCAACAAATCTAAATTGTTGCTGTACACTGACATAGTATCCATCTCAAGTCTGAAAGTTACTAATCCGGGATTTTTGTTACTGTTACGCCAATCAATGAAGTTATTAAGTTCATTGATTTTCTCCATCGTTACTGCTTTTCTATCTGCTCGTACCTTGCGATATCCGGTCTCATTCAATCTCCTAATCAACTCACCCGGAGATTTAACATAATTAGTGAATGCTAATCCATCGATAGTAAATTTAGCCCGATATCTATAGTTGTTGTAATAATTAGTTTCCTTATATTCATAAAAATCAATATTAGGAATGTTTTCAACTGACCTCAATAATCCCATCTTCGTTCACCTTGGCTGTTAGTTTATGTGTTACTGCAAAATCAATTGCACCTTCGTTCATCACTACATTGATTGTAGCAGATTTAATACGTTCAAACAAGACTTTTTTACTTAGAGGTACCCGAATCAATTCATCAATCTTGCGACTTAATGGTCGTGCGCCCATCTTCTTATCGTATCCTTGCTCTGCCAAATACTCAACTACTGGTTCACTTAGATTCAATACAATATCATGCTTGTCAACCAAACTCTTTTTCAAGTCATCGGTAAACTTGATAACAATCTTCTTAATCGCAAGTGTATCCAATTTGTTAAACTTGCAAATCAAGTCAACACGATTTCTAAACTCGGGCTTGAAGAATTCTTTCAATGCTTTGTCATCTTCACCGGTCTTCTCTTGTGTGCCGAAGCCGATGTTGTTGCGTTCGCTATCACTACTACCTAAATTACTGGTCATGATAATGATACTGTTCTTACAGTTAACTTGCTTACCATTACTTCCAGTGATATGACCTTCGTCCAACATCTGCAAGAAGATGTTAAAGATATCTGGATGTGCTTTCTCAACTTCATCAAACAACATGATCGAATGTGGGTTCTTGCTCAAGTCATTGATCAATCGTCCACCTGACACTTGACTATCACCAAACCCAACATAACCCGGGGGAGGTCCAATCAAACTACTTACGCTATGTTTTTCTGAGTATTCGCTCATGTCATACTTAAGCAACGGCATGTCTAAATTCTTGCTTAGTAGTTTAGCAAGTTCAGTCTTACCGGTACCAGTTGGTCCCAAGAACAAGAAACTACCTGTTGGCTTAGTGTCATTACCAATACCAGCAAAGTTAACATAGACTCGCTCAAGTACCTGTTGTACAGTTTCATCTTGTCCGTATAGTTTGTCTTTGATGTTTGATTCTAAATTTTGAATCAATTCAAAGTTATCACCCTTCATTTTATCAGCAGGTACTCCAGTGAATCGTTCAACTTGGTCAAACACAAGTTCTTTAGTAATGATTGCACCTTTGTTTTCTGCTACACGCTGTTTAGCACAAGCAGCATCAAGCAAATCAATAGATTTATCTGGGTTCTTACGGTCATGAATATAGCGGTCAGCACTTTCAACTGCTGCTTTGATTGCCTCATCAGTAATTTCAACATTGTGAAAATCATTTAGTCTAAGACTCAATCCATTAAGAATGCGAATTGTTGTATCGTGGTTAGGTTCATCAACTGAGATACGATAGAACCTACGCATCAACGCACGGTCCTTCTCAAAGCTATCATAGTATTCTTCCCATGTTGTACTAGCAATAACTTTAAGAGTACCTTTAGTAATTGCAGGTTTAATCATGTTACTGAAATCAACCGACCCATTGTTAGCACCACCTGCGCCTTGCATAGTATGTGCCTCGTCAATAAAAAGAATAGTCTTTTTCTTTGTGTTCAATGCCTCAAGTACTTGCTTAACCTTTTCCTCAAAGTCACCGCGATACTTACTACCTGCAAGTAGTGACCCAATCTCTAAACTGTATAGTTGATGGTCTTGCAAGAATTCAGGCACTTCTTTATTAATCATCATCTGTGCTAGACCTTCAGCAATTGCTGTTTTACCAACACCAGGATCACCGACCATCAATACATTACTCTTAAACCGTTTAGCAAGTACGTTAATGATATCATCAAGTTCTTTGCTACGACCAATCAATGGCTCAAGTTTACCTTGTGCTGCTAGTTGTGTCAGGTTGATTGTGTATTCTTCTAGTATCTCATCAGCTTGGTTCTCTGTTAGATTTCCAGTCTCACCATGCTTATAATGTTTTTGCCAATGTGATACAAATTCGTTTTTGTTAATTCCGTATTTCAACAAGAAATAATGTGCATGGCTATTGCCTTCTGACGCAATGCTTAAGTATAAGTCAACAGTAGTAACCTGTCTACGACCACTAAACAATACTTGTGTGACGCAACGATTCATAACACGCTCTAAACTATTTGTTTTGCGTGGAACTACATCGTCATCTTTGCTTACGATAGCATGTAAACTATCTAAGTATGCATTAATCTCTTGATCCATTGTTTCAACGTCTGCACCAAAACTATGCAAACATTTTTTGAATGAATTATGATTTATCAGTCCAAGTAGTAAATGTTCCACGGTTACATATTGATGTTTTCTTTCTTTAGCATAATGAATCGCTTGTTCAATAATACTATCTATTTCGGGTGAATGGTTCATTTTTGATTCCTTTGTTGTTTGTATGCTGCAATAGTATTTACTAATTGTTCGTCTATGATATCAGGTATGAATGGCTTAAACAATATAATTTGGTCTCCGTAAACTGTTGAGTTAGGTATAGGCATCCCATGCCCTGCTAATTTTAATTGCATATATGGTTGTGTTTTTGGTTTAACTGTAACCTCTAATGTCTTTCCAGACAATGTTGTGAATTCAAAAGTTGTTCCAACAATTAAATCTAATACTGATATCGGGTGATTACATGATAAATCATTACCTTGTCTATCATATTTAAGATGGTTCTCCACTCTGAAATCTACCATTAAACTAGCACCATCTATGACATTATCAATACGCATCTGATTGCCGTTGTTAATTCCTTTAGGTACTTGGATAGTAATAGCATGAGTGTTAGTGGGTGTTTGTAATTTTAATATTTGCTCTCCACCATAATATGCTTGTTCAAGTGTGATTCCTACTGTGGTTCTAAATGTTTGTGGTTGTTTGCGCTGTTGGCTAAACGGGTCAAACGGGTTGCCTCCGCCAAACATCTGACTAAAGATATGTTCAAACCCTGGGGGAACACCAGCTTGCTGATGAAATCCTTGGGGAGCAGGATTGTCGTATTGTTGTCGTTTGTTTGTATCGCTTAGTGTATCATAAGCGGCTTGAATATCTTGGAATTTAGCCTTGTCTCCGCCCTTGTCAGGATGATGCTGACTGGCTAGTTTCCTATATGCTTTTTTAATTTCGTCAGGTGATGCGTTTTTAGCTACACCTAATGTAGTATAATGATCCATTCAATTATTATAGCACAACATTATGCTAATGTCAACACCTTTAGTTAGCGCCGGCAACCTTTTCTTTAGTACGACCGTATGCTGCAATACCCAAAACAGCACCCATAGCGATATGATATAGTCCTGCACCTTGTAGTGTCAATGGTTGCCATTGACTAGTTACTGCACCTTTACTGAGTGCTTGTAGTAGACTCCAAAGAATTGGGAACACAATGAAATCAGTAAGGCATGTAGCCATATATAGCCATCCCATTGCGGGACGCCATTTTGAATTTATCCAATGTTCACTTTCTTTATCATTTGCAACTAATACATCAGCACCGCTTGCTGCATTAGTGGGTGCTGCACCAGTTAGTACTGGTTGTTGTCCACTTGATTGATTGATGTTTTGAGTACTTCCAAATCCTGTGTTTGGTTGTTGGTTGAAGCTAGGGGAGTTAAAACTGTTTTGATTGAATCCAGACGCTCCCGTTCCAAACGTTGAATTTCCACCAAAGCCTGTTGTAGTATTTGTTGTTCCATAAGTACTTCCTTGTGGAAATTGCGGAATTGTTGGATCCGCTGCTAACAAATCATGTTGATCATCACTCTTTGCTACTGCTAAATCTGTTGACGCTTTTTGTGCTAGAATAGTTGCCATTTTATAATCCTGCCATTGCTATGTATGCTTGTATCTCACTATCTGGTTTACCATATAATTTTACAGTTTCTAGTCCGGCGCGTCTACGCATCTCATTTAAATCTTCTTGGTTTTCTTCTTCAACACGATATTCGTGTGGACTAATAGTAATTACTTGCTTCAATACTTCCGGGTCAGCATCGTATTCTTCTTCATCAATAGAAATAGTCCAATCATTTATTGTTAACTCGGTAAGTGTTTCTAAATCATCAATCAATTCTACAATGCGTTCTGGAACTTTTGTTCTACGCTTCATCTCAACAAATACTAGATACTTACCAGGACTTAATTCACCTTCGCTTAAGCTAGAATCTAGTATCCAATCATATCCACGCTCAAACCAGTCAACCAAATCATTTCCTGCTGCTTCGCTTTTAACAACAAATGCCAATGTAACAATGTCACTGTCTTTGCCCATCTTAGCAGCATACTCATCTACAGAAACGGTAGGTTCTATTTGATCTACCATATCCAAATAATCTAAGCCTTCATTAATGATTCTTCTTGTCATGTTATACCTTACATTGGGGCTGCGGTTCCGGCGGCGGGCGGAGCACCTGGTGGCATACCGCCCATTCCTGCATCGCCTGCCTCTTGTTCTTCTGTGTCTTGCCCATCGTCTTTATCTAAATCTTCATCGTATGAATTATCTAATTCTTCCAGATCAATTGTCTGTCCAGCTAAGTCAATAGAACCTTCTTTGATATCATCTAGTAATTCTTTAGGAATCTCAATGTAAACAAACCAAACCTTCTTTGGTTTCATCTTTGGATATCTACCACCAGGAACAAAATCTTCGTAATCTTTAACTTCTACTGGAACTTCTATCTCGCTTTTAGCAAACTTAACTTTACACCCAATTGCTACTAATCGTCTAGCACCCTTTGGATTTGGCATTAAATCATATGGCCACATGAATATGCAGTTGACAGAATAGCGTTTTACCATTGGACCTTGGACTAATTCACCTAGTTCCCAGTTTCTGTATGCATATAAATCAGATTCATCTAGTACTCTTTCAAAGTCTAGCAGGGTATTCATTGAACCATCGCTGGTAAATATGCCCTTTACGGTGTCAATAATGCTGACGTAATCAACATTGTCAAAGAAATTGTCGGCGGTTTCGTGCTTCATTAATATATTTATCTTTTATTGATTATTAGCACTAATAAGAAATACTTGACCGTAGCCTTATATTTAGTCTACAGAATTGTGTTAAAAGTATGTTACTTTACATCATCAAAATTCATTTAAATAATAATGAGTATTATGAGTACTCACGCTCTTATGAAGGAGAATTTACATTGAGCAAACGGAAAACCAGTGCTTTACGCACTACCCAGCAAGATCCTCGCTTTACAAGCAAAAAAACAAATCAAACTTTTTACATGAAAGAATCAAAAACAATAGACTTTTCACAGGCTCAGAAATCTGTACGTATCAATAAAAGACCCGTACAGTTAGTTCCCAAATCACTGAATCAAGAAAATTACATTATCGCACTATTAGATGAGAACACCGATATCGTTGTTGTCACTGGTCCTGCGGGCACAGGTAAAACTTATTTGGCGATGCAAGCAGCTATTAAAGCAATGCGTGATGGTGAATGTGATAGAATCATATTATCCAGACCGGCAGTAGGGGTAGATGATGAAAAACACGGGTTCTTGCCCGGTGATATCAATCAAAAGATGGAACCGTGGACAAGACCATTAATGGATGTATTACGTGAGTACTACACACAGTCAGAAATTACTCATATGTTAGAAGAACAAATCATAGAGATTGCCCCATTGGCATTCTGTCGTGGTCGTAACTTCAAACATAGTTGGGTAGTGTTAGATGAAGCGCAAAATGCAACACCTGGTCAACTCAAAATGATTATGACTAGAATCGGCGTTGGCAGTAAGATTGTAATTACTGGCGATATTGAACAAGCCGATAGAAAATCAGCCGACAATGGGCTACTAGACTTACAAAATCGATTGAGGAAGGGGGTGATACC